TTAAGTGTTAGTGTAGTAGGCAGAGTCACCACCTGGTTAGAACCTGCACTCACTATTGGAAGAGAGGTATTTACTACCACCTGTAAAGTATCAGCCCAAGTGCTTCTGTTGTTATCTGTCATCAGTACTTTGAAAGAGTAAGTACCTGATCCCATTCCTGTTACTGTAGTTGTGGCAGTACTTGGACTTGTTATTGTACAGCTAGGGCCACTTAACTTAGTCCATAAGTAACTAGCTATTGTGTACCCATAGTTAGGCTTACCACTAGCCACCAGTAAAGGTGGAGTAGCAGTCACACTAAGAGTAGTTGAAGTTGTGTTAATGTTCTGGTTAGCTCCAACATTTGCAGTTGGTAGGCTAAAATTATAGTATTGTGTCTGTGTTGGTGTAACAGCTAAGGGTGTCCTCATACTAGGAGTATCCACATCCAATCCATTGGGATAGGTAACTTCTTGGTTGTTTGCTACCCCATCTCCACCCACAAAGGATTTGTTTCTTCCCCAGAAGTATAGGGAGTCATTGACATCCTTGGCATAGTTGTAATAAGCAAATGCAGGCCCAGCAAAGACCTCTTTCCAAACAATACCTGGAGCTACCTGAACTGCAGGAGCCCCTGTAAATAGCTCCCCTTTGACCCAGGACCATGCAAATGGACTAGGATACAACTCTGCATGATTCACCAGATGCCTTCCATCCCCAATTTCTCCATTGGGACCATCTCCAATTCCATACATTCTCCCCAGTGAGTCAACATAGTGAATTGTGTTATTGGATACAGCCAGAGACTTGATTGGCTGGGTCATGCCCCACAATGTCTTCATTGGGAGAGGAGCTGTATATGGAGCCTGTGCATTACCACCCCAGAATCCAAATTCACTACCAAATACATAGGGGTATCCCATTCCACTACCAGCACCATCATCCACCACTATAACCTTGTAGTTGTAGTGGGAAGAACCTATGAATAAGGCAGGTCCTGGAAGTGTTACCTGATGATAGGTAGGATCACCCAGTGCCCAGTAGTAAACATCCCCAGTTGTTGTTAGCCCTAGTAAGTCTACACCCATAGCCAGTGCCTTGAACTGTACACCAGGAGGCTGATTCAGCTTGATAGGCTTGTTCATGGTGATACCACCTGCACTATAGAAGTGGTAGTCATCTTGTCCAAAGTACCAGATAGAACCATCTGTTCTGATACAAGCTCCAGTGAAGAAGTATCCATACACAGATTGTACATCATTGAGAGGATTTCCCAGTGTGTCTGTGTCCATTCTAACTGCATTGGAAGTACCTGTAGTTGTCCTCCACATGTAGTGTTGATCATCCAGTAGCACAAATGTGTTGAACAAAGGAGCACCATCTATAGTCTTCCTGCTACCCATTACAAATGGATCAAACTGCACGTGGCCTGTAGTCTGGTTGTAGGTGAATTTCCTTGTAAGAGAGTCTCCCTTATAGATAAATGCAACTGCATACTCAGTAATTACTGGCTTAAGTACTACATTAGCTGATCCTGGATTAGGACTAACTACCACATTCACATTGGAGTTGGCTGATTGTCCCCTACTATCTACAGCAGTTATCTTGAATACATAGGTACCCAAGGTAGTAAGACCTGTTATGTTAGTGCTTGCAAATGAAGGAGATACAATGTTAGCTGTTACAGGGCCACTTGTTTGTGTCCATGTAATGCTAGTGATAGTGTTTGATCCTTGTGGAGTTACACTACCATTCAATGTAGCTGAGGAAGTAGGTTGTTGTATGCTCTGTGCTCCACCTGCTGAAACAATTGGAGGGTTAGCTGGTTGACTTTGTACAGTCACAGTAACTTGTGAAGTAGCAGTGTTTGAAGCTGAGTTGGTTACCTGTAGTTGGAACACATATGTCCCTAGTACTAACCCTGTTATATTGGTAGTTGCACTACTTGGTGATACAATTGTAGGAGTGTTAGGACCACTAATTCTAGTCCAGGCATATCCAGTAATAGTGGTACCACTAGGAGTCTGACCACTACCATTAAGAGTAGTGGTAGATGCAGGAGTTGTTATAGTCTGGTTGGTACCTGCATTGGCACTAAGGGAAGCTACAGCAGCATTCTTTCTCATAGCCCACATCAGGTCCCAGGCATTCCATTTGAATTGAGTACTATCAAATTGCTTGAAATTCAACTGGAAACAAGGAGTCCATACACTAGCTGTGTGTCCCTGGTTTAGAGCCACATACCTCCTGTACTTGTTTGGCCTTGCAAACTGAGTGTACTTGTTATCAAATGCCACATAACCCAGAGCATTAAAGTTCTGATCCTGTGATCCTATTGTATACAAGACTCCTCCACCTCTAACCATGAAGGTGTCAAGGTTCCTGAATCCAGTAGTGTTCTGGTAGTCATCATATCCTGCGCCTGATATTGGCATGATGCCTGTGATCATCTTTCCAAGAGCAGTGTCTCCTACCACTTGTCCTACTATAATGGATACAGAGGCTCTACACCCATTAGAGAGACCACCAGCCCATACACAATTGTGATCTATTCTGTATAAAGTGTCTGCTAGTAGATAGGGGAAAGTGTATTTCAGCTGAGGGTAGGCATTTGCTGCTCCACCTACAGCATGCTGTACAATGACTATCCATCTCACTGTATCCCCAGTTAGTGTGTCTATAGAATAGGGATTGAATCCCTGGGCTATCAGCTGGGGTAAAGAAGTGGTCTGTACTTCAATGATGTTGTTCTGAGAAGTTTCACCACTACCAGGGCTAAAGAAGTATAGAGGGTACTTCTTTGTAGCATTAGCAGGGTCATTGTAACCAGGGGGCAAATAAACCATAGCCTGCCCATAGGCAAACCCAGGGGCATTATACGCCATGTTGATAACAGTCATGTTACCAAAAGTGGTGCCTATTGGCTGAGTATAGGTTGGAGTTGTGTTCTGAGACTGGCCTACTACATAGATCAGTAGTAGAGCCAGTGTTTGAAGTATTCTTTTCATATTAGTTTTTTGTAATGATCACTGCATTGATACATCCAGCTCCAGGTACAAGAGAGCTAGGAGCAAATACACCAAAGGATAGTGATTGTCCAGCTGTTATGTTGTTAGTGAAGCTTAGTACGTGTGTATTGTCATTAGGATTACCAGTATTATCCTGATTGTTCATTGTGTGTGCTTCCTGATCTGCATTTGATCCAAACTTCACATGATACTCAGGGAATGTTACCTGATTGTTGACAGAAGACTTGATAGACCCTACTATCTGGATTGTGTAGTTACCTGTTGGTAGGTTATCTATGTGGAAGCCATAGTTGGAGCCACTGTAAGTCCTGTTTACATTGTAGTACACACCTGCTATTACTGCTGCAGGGAATGTTGATCCAAAGGTTCCTGTAGTTGCTCCTTCAGTGTTAGAACCATATCCTGTTCCTGCAAACCCTGCCCAATTAGCCCCAGTTGTTTGTAGAGTCCAACCTGTACCTGCATCAGTGAATGAAAGGTTAGTTTGGTTACTACCATAGAACTTAGTCCATCCAGCTGCTGTTTGCCCAGAGTTATCAAATGTGAAATTGAACTTAGCAACTGAACCACCACCAGCACTATTGACTGTTGCATTCACTGCTACATTCTTAGTAGTAGCACCAGTAGATGATATAGATACGTTACCAGAGTATGTACCAGCAGCTGTAGAAGCAGCTACTCTTATATACAGAGGAACAGGCTGCCCACTAAATACTCCTCCACCTTGTGTTAAGGTGAAAGTAGATTGGAAGGTTGTATTGTCTCCAGACACTTCAAAACCACTAGGGGGAGTAACCAATCCATTTGCTGTTAGGTTTGCTCCACTTACAGTGAATGATTGTGAGGCACTTGCACTACCCGCAGTAGTTGAAAAGGCACTAAGGGAGTTGGTGCTCACTGATATGCTAGGGGATGTAGAAGTGACTGTCCCAGTTAATGTTATAGACTTTGTTGTAGCCCCAGTTGAAGAGGCTGTCAATGTTCCATTAGCACTACCAGCAGATGCTGCACTGGTTATTCTCACATATACCGTAACAGGTTGCCCTACAAGTGTACCCCCAGATTGTCCCAGGGTTAGTGATCCTGTAAATGTAGAGTTGTCTGTAGATACTTCATATCCCGTTGGTGCTGTGATAGTTACACCTGCAGTCAGAGAAACTGCACTAGCAGTAAATGTCTGAGCAGTTGAAGGTGTACCTTGTGGTGTAGAGAACCCTGTAAGTGAGGATGTACTAAGTGTAATGAGGTTAGGCCCCACTCCTGTAGGGTATACCATGGTACCTATCCTCACTACCTGTGATTGGCAAAGGAAGTATACTAGTAGACATGAGATGGTTGCAAGTAGTCTTTTCATTATGGTCTTATTATGTATGAGTAGAGCATTGATCCTGCACTAGGTGGGGATGAATAAGTTATTACAATATTTGTTGATGTGACTGTCACAATATAAGGCTGACTATTAGCCAAGGCATTTCTTGGGCTTACTATAGCTGGGGAACTTGTTGTTACCCCAGTTAGTCCATGTGCAATATTGTAGACTGTAGAGGTTCCATCAGCAGTTGCTGATGCTTGTGCAACCCTTATTCCTATGTCAAATACATAGTCATTGGTAAATACATTCCCCTGATTTGTCACACTAAGGGAAGAACCAGCTGCTCCTCTAAACTTCTGTCCTTTCAATATGACACTATCCAGAGTAGGAGAAGCAACAGCAATACTATCATAAGTTCCTCCAACTGTAAAGTTAGTGAAAGTTACAATACTATCTATCCTGTTCTTCAATCTGAAGTCCAGTAAGCCATTAGCAGTACTTGTTGCCACTGCAAATGTGTTAGCCAGGTACCACCCCTTGCTACCCCCCTGTATGCTATATACAGAACCATTGGGGGGAGAAGCATTGTCACCCACAAGCCCAATGTTATTACCATTTGTTCCTGTAGCTATAACTGATTGAGGGAAGGCATATAAACTATTGAACACCAGAGAACTATCTGTAGCCCTCTGTATTTCAATTGTGCCTGATCCCCTTAGTGCCTTGCCTAGTAGTATTGTACCAGCAGCATTGGAATAGATTGGGTTGATCCCTGCACCAACCTGCTGTACCCTAATGGTATCAAATATCTGGCCAGCCTTTAGGGAGTCAAACCATTTCTGCCTTGTGGGTGTAAACAACCCTCTTACAAGTACAGGAGTAGTTCCTGCATCTGTAACAATAGATAGAGTGGAGTCATTAGTTGCAGTTACACTGGTAACCTTTGCTCCCAAACCAGCTAGGGCTGTAGTCTTCTTTAGTATACCATTTGCATCAAAATAGGCTATACCACCATTCACAGGAATAGCCTGTGAAGGTGCAGTACCTTTTGCAGTATTGACCTGCAATGAGTTAGCCACTGTAGTTTGGGATTGTGCTGTCACATATATTATCAGAAGTGTGACAAGCCCTAGTAGTTTCTTCATGTTTGTTATTTTATTCTAAGTACCAATGGGCAGTACCTCCTACAAGCCTTATAGTTCCAGTTGTTAGTGGGAATGTAGTAGAAGGGCTTGATCCAATCATTATATCATCAGAGCCATTTGCATTTAGTGTGACTGTTCCTGCTGTACTATTGTTGAGGTAGTACCTCTTACCATAGCTACTAGCTAGAGGAGGTAATGTCCAAGTAGCACTTGATCCCAGAAATATGTAGTTGCCTGGTGCTGTGATTGATAGTGTAGAGGCAGACGTCTCAATTATGTTTGCTTTTGGAACTGTTGTAACACTATCCCATACTGCAGGAATACTTCCCAGCTTGCAATACCAGTATAAGGTTCCATTTGCTGGGTTATTATTCCAAATCTTCTCTCCACTATAGTACGAGCCTACAGTGGGAATTGTGTCTGAGTACCTTTCTGGCTTACTTAGTGCAATGAGTGCCCAATCCCCAAACAAGTCTGTTCTTCTGAATATGGCTGTCTCCTTGTCCCTAAGGACTATGAATCCACTATCTACCTCACCTGGGTAACTGATGTTACCAAGTCCAGGCTTGAATGCTACGAATCCACCAGGTACAAATCTGGCATCACATCTCACTGTAAGGAATTCACCAGGCCCTAAGCTACTGTTGATGTTTACAACATAGGTACTCTTGTTAGTAGTTGCAGTTGTAACTATGTCTCTGAAGTAAGCACTGTTTAGTGTACCAGAAGATACATTTATATTGCCTGCAACAAACACAGTTGTAATAGCACCCAAGTTCTGGAAGTAGTTGTCTCTTATATCCCCACTACCACTTGATTGGCTACTTGAGGTATAAACTCTACCACCTAATGCTCCATATAGCCCATTACCCACCAGGTCAATAACACTATTGTCATCATTGATAATAATGGCAGTACCTGCTACCTCAGCCACATTGGCTATGTGATTATCCAGAATCCTTAGCCTGGATGCATTTGTACCATGAACACCAGAGCTGTCATCCTCTAACCAACCATTCTGGAACACAACATTCTGAGCAAATGAGGTGTACATAGCCTTCCAAACATTCTGTATTGTTGTGTTGTCAAAGCTAATCCCCCATGCAAAGTCATTTGTACTGGGAGTTATACTCTTAAGCTCAACTCCTACTGTTCCTACATTGGATGCTGCAAGCCCATCAAACTCACAACTCTGCACCTTCAACTGCCCCATCTGTCCTTCCACATATAGCCCTCTTGATCCTGCATCTGCTGTGCTATGCACTATAACCTTGTATATGTCAATGAATTGGTTGGCCATATCTCCTAGTCCATCACTACAATAGAAATGGAATGTATGCCCCCTAAATCCAGTTATGTCCATAAATGAGAACTCTGAATACCAAAGCCCTCCTGTATAAGCTGGGACTAACTGGGGGATAGCTGTGATGTTGAAACAGTGTTGCCCAGCATTAGCTGCGTTTCCCACTATAGTCAGGTTGCTTATACTAATCTTTTGTGTTGGGGCATCCACTAGAACAAATAAACCAGAAGCACTTGATGCTCTGGCAGTTATGGTTGTTCTCTTGTTGTCCCCCATTATACTTGCTCCATTCCTCAGCCTTAGTGAGTCTACAAGGTAATTTCCTTGTGGGATGAATACAACCTTACTGCTCTGTCCTTGGCTAGCACACCAATCTATGGCCCTTTGTATAGGTACTGTACAATTGGTAGAACCATCTCCTACTGCACCAAACCATCTCACATCCACACTACCTTCTATAATCCTTTTGTACCTAGCTGTACCTGCTACTATTACAGTAGAGCCATTATCTGTAGAGGAAAGGTCACTAGCATCATACTTGTAGTCACCTTCCCTACCAGGAGTAGTCATGTGATACACAATGCCAGTTACCCCAGTTGTATATGTTCTTAGGGAAGTAGTGTCTACAGGAACCCATCCAATCCCCATAAGGGCTGATGTCTTCTTGACTAGTCCATTCCCATCTGCATATAGAATACCTCCATTAACTGGTATCACCACATTAGGAGCTGTACCTGCTGCAGACCTTATCCTTACATCAGAAGCAATAGTTACCTGTGCTTGTGATACTAAGGACATGATCAGTAATCCAATAAGTCCTAATAATCTCTTCATAATCATTATGTTGTGAAGTACTTCTGTACTGTAGCTGTCCACTTAATGTTTGTGGAAGCTTGCCCAGTGATAGTCACATCTATGTTGTTGGTTGTACCATTGGCTACAATTGTCCAAGTAGCTGTTGTAAGTGTACCCAGAGATTCTGAGATAATATCTCCCACCTCAATCACATTTACAACTCCACCTATCTTGTAGTATTTGGCGTATCTCTTAGCCATTGTGTAGGTAGTGGGAGTACCTACAACAATACCTATCAATGTAATCTCAAGTATACCTGCACTATTATTCTCAATTGTAACTGAGGTCAAAGCACTAGGAGTAGCATTGGATGTAGTAACTGGTGCTGGTATTGTAGTACCAACAAGACTTAAGGTAACATCATTAGTGTTCTGTGTAACTGAGATGTTGCCAGTACCTATGATGCTTCTCAGATTTAACTGAGCCCCAGTGTTACTAGCATATATCCCTGCTCCTGATCCTACATTGGAACCAGTAGATACAGTGGTTGCAATGTTGATTGAGGTAGTATTGTCTGTCACAGTAACACCACCACTTCCAGTAATAGACTTGACGCTTATTGTACCACTACCCACCGTATTAATGATGGAAGTACCAGCTCCTACACTGGTTGCACCACTAATCTTGCTATTGAAAGTATTCCAGTCTGCTGAGCTTAGATAACCTGCCTGTGATGTGTTAGCTATCTGTATGCCTATCACTCCACCTGTGAGAGTAATAGGAACTGATACTGAAGTAGTGGATATTTTAGGCACAAGATTCCCATCTGCAATACCAGCTTGATACCAGTATTCAGTATTACCACTACCAGTGTTTATTAGTGTGGTCAGACCAATAGACCTATAAGCAGCTGGTATAAGGCTGTTAGCCTCAGTCACATTGTTATATGGTCTGAAGGAGCCTGCTGAGAATACCCCGTACTTATTGTCCACAGGCTTGGGACTATTGTTCTGTATGGAGTCATTAACTATTAGTGCCATTATGCAATGTTATAAGAGAAGGTGAATAATACCCTGAAGGTGAAGGGGGTGCTAGACATAAATAGAGTGAATAGTGCTGTGGTTGTAGATGAGGCTTCAATTGCCACAGGACCAAAGCCTTGTGTAGGAGTACCAAAGGGTATGGCTGCTCCAGCTCCTCCCATCAGGCTACCTGAGGTTATATTGATGGGTAGAGTTATGGTAAATGCTACTCTACCTGTACCACTGTTAGTTAGGTCTACTTCTCCAGATACTGTTACTGTATTGCCTATTCTAGTCCACGCACATGGCTGACCTGATGGAGAAGTAACATTACTGATACCATTTACAGTAGGAGTATATGTGCCACTAGTCACTATAGTCCAAGTGCCATCACCTCTCCAAACTGTTGAGGATGAAGCATTTGTACCACTGTTCATCTGGTTGACATTGATATTACCACTCAGGTCTGTAAAGGCTGGCTGCACATAAGTAGGAGCAGCTGAAGACCCTGTGTTATTACCAAGGAATTGATGAGCACCTGCATTGCTTAGAGCAAATGTAAGAGCAGGATTAGTTGATGCATTAGCTACAGAGGTAGTGAATACTGGAGATAGGGTACCTGCACTAAAGTTAGTTACAGTACCACTTCCACCTCCTGCTGCACTAAGTACGCCTGTTGTACTGTCCAGAGACAATCCACTTCCTATTGTTACTTCCTGTACTGAGCCTACAGATGCAGTGTATCTACCAAGTAACCTGGCTGCAGTTACATTCTGTATCTTAGTGTAAGTTACAGCAGCAGGTTGGATTGTTGCTGTAATTGCAGTTGTACCTGATCCAGCTACATCTCCTGACAGAGTAATATTTTGGTTGGCTGTTATGTAGGAAGCATTGGATGCAGCTGTAACCAATCCCTTGGCGTTTACAGTCACATTGTTGAATGTTCCTACATTTGCATTGACTGTATTTAGAGTCAGTGTAAATGATCCTGTGGAGGTTATAGGAGAGCCTGTAACAACCATATCTGAGGAACTCAGCCCTACAGAAGTAACCCCAGCTGCATTTGTTGAAGCTGCTGTGATCCTACCCTTTGCATCCACAGTTATTGTGGCCCTAGTGTAGGTTCCAGCTGTTACACCTGTAGCTGAGAGTGCAGTAGTAATAGCTGTTGTGCCACTACCTGTCACATCTCCACTAAGTGTAATAGTCTGATTACCAGTTAGATAGGAAACAACTGAGGCAGCTGTCACTCTACCCTTCACATCCACACTCACATTATTATATGTGCCTGCAGACACTCCAGTAGCAGTAAGGTTTGCAGTTATAGTTCCTGCTCCTGTGATTGGTGAACCAGACACACTAAGGTCAGTAGAGGAGAATGCTACACTTGTAACACTACCACCACCTGCTGTTGAGGATAGAACACCATTCACATCTATAGCAAGGCCACTACCCACCTTAACACCACCAAGTATTGTACTTGAGGCAATAGGGAGAGTGTACCCAGTAACACTAATAGTTCCATCACCTGCCACACTCACACCTGATCCAATCTTCACACCTCCTAGTATTGTACTGGAAGCTATTGGCAGAGAAGGGAATGTAACACTAATTACACCTGCTGACACGTTAATGTTTGTGCCAATTCTCACAATACCAGCTACTCCTGTTGTAGCAACTGGAAGTGTTCCATTGGCTGCAGCAGTAAGCCTTCCCTTGCCATCCACAGTTATACTGGGGAATGTATATGATCCAGCTGTTACCCCAGTTGTACTAAGGTTAGCTGTAATAGTGCCTGCCCCTGTAACTGGTGTTCCAGATACAGTCAGGTCTGTGCTTGATAGACCTACACTAGTAACTGTACCTCCACCTGTAGTACTGATTGTATAAGGTGTTGTAGATGAACCAGTTCCAGTGATTGTTATGTTAGACCCTGCAGTTAGCTTTGTTTCTGTACCATCTGCTTGGGTGATTGTTGATGCAATTACACCAGTTGTACTATTGTAATTTATGCCTGCTCCTGCACTTAGAGAAGTCCTTGCCCTAGCTGTAGTAAAGTAAGGATTGGAGCCTTCAGGTACAGCACTTGTGTTGAGTGTCTGCCAGGTCTTATCCCCCCTGTAATATTGTGCTGTTGTGCCAGCAGATAAGGCAGGTTCCTTTCCTTGTATCAGATTGTATACATCTGTCTGATCACTAAGAGTGCCTGTAATGCCTCCCCATACAGCTGCAGGGCCACCCCCACTTGCTACAGGAACAGGATAGAATCCCTTCACACCTCCACTGTTGGTACCATAGTACATTGTGGCACCAGGTGTAGGTTGGTCATTGACCAGTGTAATTGGATTGCCAGATACCCCAGTGTTAGTCACTGACATGGCTGTAAGAACACTTCCCAGTTTGTTATTGAAGGAAGTCCAATCTCCACTTGTAAGATATCCATTGACACTATTAGAGGCAGGTGTTATGGACATAATACCAGTAGTAAAGTCCAGGGAAAGTGGACCTAATACACTTGTAATACCCTTTGATACAAGGGCAGCATCTTCCAGTCCATCCTTGTACCAGAACTCTGATCCAGCAATGTTCACAGTCAGTCCTCTACTTCTATAGGCAAATGGAATGACAGAGTTGACCTCTGCTTTATCAACATAGGTCACTATCCCCAGGTTTAGATACTTGTTATCTATACTCTTGGGACTGTTATTTTGTATGCTATCATTAACTGTTATTGCCATCTAATTATACCTTTTGAAGTGAAACAACTGCTGTCCACTGAGTAGCATAGTTTGAGATACCTACAGAGTATGCATTTCCATTGACTGTTACCACAGACAGAGCACCAAATGCATCACTAGGTGATCCAATGTTACCATTGTTCAGAGGATCAACATACCACTTGTTCTTCTCATAAGCTGCACCACCATCTGGTATTGCAAAGAATGTGAATTGAGGAACACTGTTGAATGAAGTCCAATCTGCATTGACATTGAGTGCACCATTCTGTGTAGAAGATATGGATGCAAGTATCTCAGCTTCTGTTGGTGTAGAGCCTGTAGCCTTAGCACCTACATATATTGTATCAAGTACTACTACACTACCACTTACAACTATGGCCACATCATCTGTGTTAGATAGGCCAAAGCTGTTGATGCCTAACAGTCTAAATACAAAGGTACCTGCACTTAGTCCAGTTACCAGTGTAGTTGGAGAGGAAGCATCTGAAATAGACCATCCACTAGGGCCTGATATAAATAACCAGGTAGTGGATACCATTGTTCCTTGTGATGTGCTTGCACCTCCAGTCATTGCAACTGAAGTAGTTGGAAGCACAACTGACTTGTCTGCACCTGCATTAACTACAGGCACTGAACCACTTCCAGTAAGTACTATGTCATCTCCAATAAGGGATGCAGTGATAGTAGCTCCATCACCTCTTATACCCCTGAACCTAAGTACTCCACTCACCTTGTCCTTGTAGACACTCTGGGCATTAACTGAGGCAAGAGACAATCCATCTCCTATCTTAGAGTTGAATGTATTCCAGTCTATAGAACTAAGGTATCCATCTTGTCCTCCACCAGCAGGTACCATTGATATGACACCAGTAATGTTATTGTAGGATATTGGAGCTAGTGCAGATAGAGCATTTCTTGCTCTTACTGTAGTGAAGTACAGATTCCCTAACTCAGGTACTACACTGGTATTCAATGTTTGCCAAGTCTTATCTCCTCTCCAGTACTGGGAAGTGTTTCCACCCGTAATGGCAGGTTCCTTGGAGTTGAATGTTACCCAGTCAAGGGCTGAAAGATAACCAGCCTGTAATGCAGTGGCTTTTAGAATAGACAGAACCCCAGTTGTATTGTTATACTGTAATGGAGTTAGTGCTGAGATAGCATTCCTAGCCTGTGCATCTGTGTAAGTTCCCCCAGTTGGTGCTGTAGTGTATAGCCCATCAGGCTTGACAATCAATGCATTACCTGCAGCAGCTGACACTTTGACATCAGCCTTCAATGTATGGGAAGATAAGCCAGTTGTAGTTAGGTTTATAGTTGGAGAGTCTATTGCAGTTAGCAAAGTCTCAGTGTAGGAAGGAAAGGTAACATACAGTCCATCTGGCCTCAATATAATAACATTCCCTGATTGACCTGAAATTCTTACACTTCCAGTCAAAGGAGTAGTTGTTCCTGTTCCTGAGAACAGAAATGAAGAGGAAGGTGCTGTTGAAAGGGAGAACCTATTAGGGTTATTCACCTTCAAGTCAGTCACACAGTCCTTTGCCAGGATTAGTATGCTGCCATCAGAACTTATCAAGCTCATAATCAATCAAGTTAAGAGAGTACAATATAAGTATAAGCAAATTAGGTGATTATTCCCTGTAGGAACACTCTTTGACCCTAATATATAACTATCTATTCCTCGTCTGGGTCATCATCACTCACTACATCATCAGCAGGAACATCAAGGGAATCAATTGATAAATCCTCCTCCTCTTCATCCTTAGGCTTGCCAACAAGCACACTAGCAAAGAAGGGATCATTTATCTCAGCTCCCCTGTAGTACAGTTCAAGCTTCTCTAAGTCTTCATCAGACATGTCTAGGTATCTCTCCACAGGTATTCTAATGGTGGAGCCATTTCTTAAGTTAACTAACATTAGTTGTATCTGTTTGTAGTTGCCATGTAATTCTTTATAGCCACATCTGGATGCATTGTTGCCCCAGTGTATCCTATAGCTTTGAGAAGGTCAGACCATATCTTAAGGTCCCCCTTCTGGTATATACCAGTGTTTCTTTTGTAATGTATCATATCATAGTCTGAGAAGGGTTGCTCTATCAGGTCAATCAGGTGAGAGATGATCTTGTAGTATTTATTCAGCAGTGGGAATGCAATTGAAGGCTGGTCTTTCATTCTTAGGATTTCATTCATGCCCATACCAGGGAATGGAATGAAGTTCTCCAGTTCACCTTTGATCATAACTACTTCATATAGAGCCATGTTGAATGCCCATGAGTTATCTTTTAGCTTCTTGTTCTTATCTGGATCATCACTATTGTAACCCATTAACCCCATTAGCATAAGGAATCCAAGAGAGTAGCCCATCTCAGTTAGGGTCTTGTAGACATTCCTCTTCTCCTTATCTGAATAATGGTGCCAATTCTTTATTCCATTCTTTGCCATATCTGCACCTAACCTGAAAGGAGTTACATAGTAACCTTCTCTTTGTGTACCTAGAGCAAAGTTGTTCCTGTTCACAGTGAATCTGTTAGTGATTCCAGGAACTAAGTACCTTCTCATGAAGTTGATCATCTTGAATGCAGTGTACCTTGTTGCTTCAGATTGATTCATCTTAGCATAGGCACCTTGCATCAACTCATTGATCTTGTGCATCTTGAGTTTGAATGAAGCAAAATTGGAACCATTCTTACCCCAGCTCTGGTCCACACCTTCCTTTAGTTGGATAACACCTTCTTTCATTTCCCATGCATCAAGGTATTTGATCATAGTGGTAGTTCCATTATGTGTCCAGGGAACCTGCTGCTTAATAAGCATAGCAAGTCCTGCCTGTCCTTGGGCTTGTAATTCACCTAATGACTGGAATGACCTAGTGAACCTTAACTTGGCAATATCCTTCTTCCATGAGGCTGAGAATGACTCTCCTACATGCTCCTCAAACTTACCTTGAACAAAGTCAAACAATTCAAACATTTGTGTTTCAAGACTCCTACCTGAGAAGCTATTGTAATCCTTGATCAACTTGGGCATGAATCTGTTCATGAATACTTGGTCTGCCTGCTTTAAGTTTTTAGCACTAAAGAACTCATTGCTAACACTCTCAGTTAAGTTCTGGAATTTAGCCACTACAACGTTCTTAACACCTGCAGGTAAGTTCATAGCCAGGGAACCAAATGCAGCTACACCCATTAAGTGTTGAGCAACCTTTGATCCAAACAGACCTAGTTCCATCTTATTCTCCACACCTTCAATGTCTCTTTCCACCATATTATTGATGGCTTTGAGTCTCTTATTGTCCCTATCAAGCACAGGTATGTTACTGAACTTACTAAGCCAGTTTTGCTTAGACACCTTGTTGACACTCTTAATACCTTCTTGTGCAAGAGTTTGTTTTAAGGCCTGAGCAAAAGGATTGATCTCATGCAGTGTCTTATTGATCTGCAGAGCAAGTGCATACTTGATTGTACTTCTGCCAATATCTAGAGACACAGTATCAGTATCCAGCCTGGACATGTACCTCATTGGTATGCTATTGATCTCATTACCAAATAGGTCAGTAGCCACATACATCTTTGTTTCATCCTGCAGGTCTTTCTTACTTGCAAGACTATTATCAAATGCATCAGGCTTTGACTTCCATCCTAACTTAGAGCCTACCCATGATATCACATTCTTACCTGTTCTAAGAGGTTGACTAGCTAGGGCCTCAATGTTCTCAATCTTTTCTTTCCTTATCCTTGGTAATTCATACCATAACCTTGTGTACTTAGGAGCTTCTTCCTGTACTTGTAGGTGGTACTTCTTGTAAGTCTCAAGTATTTGGTACAGAGCTTGTTGCTTGGGGTCCTTAGAGTTCCTCAGTTCAAAATATCTCTTGTTGGCATACTTGTCATCCTTAGCACCCTTTGCTACAGTCTTGGGTAGCCAGTTGCCCTTGTTGTCAATGGTTTGACCAACAATCCTCCTTGTTCTGAACTCATTCTTGATCCTATAGAAGAAGTACTTCTGTGCAGGCCTTATGTCTACATATTTATTCTTGATCTTCAGTAGTGTCTGATAGTCATTATTAGCAAGTGCATTCTTGAACACTTCATCATTAGGTACAATCCTGTTCCAAACATACAACCTTTCATAAGAGTTCTCATGTTGCCCTGTAGTTGAATTCCACTTTGACCTAAGTATATGGTTCTGTTCAAACCATTTACCTATAGGAGTTCCCTGTAAATCCACTATCAACTGGGGCATCTGTGCAAGGAATTCCTCTGCAGTTTCATAGCTCATAGTCTCATCCATACCACTCTCATTCAGCTTTTGGTTGAATGCTTCTATATAATACTCAGTGGGTATCTTGGATTGAAACTCCTTTAGTTCCTCGAATAGTGCCATGAGTCTATTCTTACCATCAGCATTAAGACCCATTATATCCTTTGTCTTATTCAGCTGATCAAACTCTGCACTCTCACTACCATCAAGCCTTTGTCCTGCCTTCAATTTACCCCATAACTCAGAGTACCTTTCAGACTCTGCACCTGTTAGTCCACTTAATCTTCTTAGCTCAGCAGTGACTTCATTGATATGCTCCTGTACTTTCTTCACCTCTCTTATCTTATCTGTACTAAGAGCAGAACCAATTGGTTGGTTATCCTGATCCCTAAAGCCCTTAACTTGTTCAAACATTTCCTTCCATGCCTTGCTGACATCCAACTGTCTAGCCTCATCCTTTGGAAGTTGATTAACAATAGCAGCTATCTCATCAGTGATCTTGTCTCTATCTGTATAGAATTGTTCTGATAGCCTGATCCTGAGGTTCTCCTCTAGCCATGCATTAAGTCCAGCCTTGTATTCAGGGGAACCCTCTGCAAAGCCTTTGTCTAATAGATCATCCTTTGCTGTCTGAAGGTCCCTTTCAAAAGCTCCCTTCATAGGCATTTCCTCCCTGTACTTCCACATCCTACTGTTGTATTCCTGGATAGCCTGGGCTACAGCAAGGTCCTCACCTTCCTTATCACTACCATCCATGTTCTTGGTAGAAGACAGTACCCTTAGCTGTCTAAGTAACTCATCAATGTGTTCTCTATCAGTGTCTTCCAAGTCTTTGAAGTTAGACTCAGCTTCATAGGAGGCTAGTTGGTCAGTGATTTCCTTCCTTCTTTGCTGTGCAATCCTATTGATATCAGACTCATTCCAAAACTCCCTAACTGCATACACCTCATCCAAGTACTCTCTATGGAAGTAGTCCTTCTTTAGCTGGTCAAATTCCTTCTGCAACTTGATTGCTTCTTCCCTGTTACCAGCCTCCTTAGCTTCATCTATCTTGTGTTGCAACAGTTGGTAATCATACTGGTAACCATTACCAAACTCATGGAGGTATGTGTATACTTCATGGCCTTTGGGATTGCTTTCACCATCTTTGGTGAAAGCTACTTCTTTGAACACCAGTTGTTGTCCTAACTCTTCAGGCTTGCTTGTGTCTACTCCATACTGTTTGTATAGAGGGGCTAGATCATTCCCTAGTTTGGTGTTGAACTCCTGTATACCAGCTTCTACTTTGTACAGCTCTTTGTTCACAAATGCAGCAAACCCACCCACAATTGGATCAGGTGAGGATGTGTATGATTCCAGGAGTGCAGAGAAGAAGTTAGTGTCACCCAGTTCTCCTTGTAATAGTTTGAGTATTTTCTCATCATCAAATGTTCCATGGGCTTTCATCTTCTGCAGGTAATCCAGTCTGCTCTGTAGCTTTGCATTACCAGCATCCACAAGGGCTTTAACCCTGTCTATTTCTGGGGTAAGCTCTTTATCCATGTTCTCATTGATGAGGCTCAGATTGTCTCTAAATGTGGCTACAAGGCCTCCCTTGAAAGCCTTGGCTATGAGGTCATTTATTCTTTGGAAGTTGTTCTTGGCTTTTTGTATCTCTGTACCCAGGAGTGGAAGGTCATCCTTGTTTATTTCCCTTAGTTGCTCAAATGCTTGTAACCAGTCATTGGATATGAAAGAGTAGTACCTCATGGTTCTAAGCTTGTCCCTTTCATCCATGTCTGCTTTACTCATCTCAACCACGTGAGCCTTCATCTTATCACTAAGGATACCTGCACCTACTACTGCTCTGGCAAAGTTATTGAGCTGCTTGAAGTTATCATCCAACTCCTGTTCTTTCTCCTTAGATAGATTGAGTAGTTTGCTGATATCATTGAGTATGGAACCATCTGCTTGGTTCTTCAGCACTTCTCTCAACTGAGCATAGTTCTTGTTCTCCCTTAGTTTAGTCAAGTGGTCTTGTGCTATTCTGTGGAATGATTCAATACTCTTCATAGCTTCATGCTCAGGTATGTTAGTCATCTCCTGAGCTATGTCTCTATTGAATAGTACATAGTAGTCTAACTTCTCATATTCATCTCTTAGATCAATCTTCTCATTCAGGAGTATACTTGATAGTTCCTGTAGTGTGGTATTAGGCCCTAGTGTCTCTAAGTTGATATGTTGTCCAAATACTCTTCTAAATAGTTGCTTGATAGTGAACCATAACTTACTCCAGAAGCTCTTACCCTCTGGTGATTCAAACTTAAGGTCACCAAATGCAGCTGCTTCTATTGCTCTAACTAAGGCCTCCTCATTTGTATGATACGAGTAATAGGGCTTTAGTTGAGCAATTAGTTTAGAGCCTTCAGGACTATTCTTAAGCTGCTCTATCAATGAGTTGTACAGTGCAGGATTGTGGCTGTAGATAGCATAAACAAATGGGTGAGCATACTCATGGAATGCTACATTAGGAGATATGTTAGTGTCTATTATGTAGACCTTACCGTCCTTGAAGAATGCCAGTGAATCTGGAGTGTATAGATCACCAAGTAGTTCCTGTGCCTTCTCATCTGTAACTACCTCATAGTCTACTCCTGTGTTTGCTTTCAGCTTAGCTAGTATCTGTGAGGTAGCTTCCTTCACCCTATCCACATTTTCAGTATCAGTGTCAAATGCTTTCCTACTACTATTAACACTAACCTTACCATCCCCTACATTAATAACGTCATACCCATATTGGTCAAACAACCCCTTTGCAATGTCAAGAAGTATCCTAGTATTCTCAGATATAGTACTATTTCCTGCTATGATGTTACCTTGCTCATCTATCAATCCCTTAGCATGTAATGATCTAAGTACAGCTCTATCAGTGTCTTTGTTGAAGTAGACTGTATCTTTGTATTGTTCTTTTGTGTCTACTTGGAACCAATCATTACCATACTCATCTGTTATTCTAACTGGGGAATAACCTTGCTTCTTGAGAATGTTCTGTATATCATTCTCATAGAACCTATTGATAGCTGCAAACTTGCTTCTGCCTTCCTTTGCATCAGCAATTTCCTTCTCATACTGTTGTATTTCCCTTTCAATATCTTCCTTTGTCCTGACATTCTTAGTATGAACTCCTCTAATATTTGTAGTCTTAATAGTGGGCTGACCAGCTGTAGCTATCATGTCAGTAACATCAAAAGTGTTACCAAGATCGTCCCACTGCCCATCATCATTACTAGCATATTCCTTACTGGTTATTTCACCATTATACTCTAGTATTCTAAGTGTGCCTCCTGAATTATCCTCACTAGCAGGTATACTATAGTTGAGTTCTCTCCATCCCTCTGCATGAACACTTTTGCTAGTAGGCGCATCTTCTTGTAGGGCTCTCAGATGCTTTATGTTTGCCTCCCTATACTTTATGTAATCTTCTATTGTACCTTGTCCTTCAATCTTGTTAGCAGTATCCCCAGCAGGGAATAGTACTTGCTCGTAACCCTTCCTTGTACTATCCTGTATAATAGATTTTACAAAGAAAGTTACCCAGTTATTGTCTTTAGATAGAAGTTTGAGAAAGCTTTCCTTAGGACCTAACAGAGTTCTCTTATAATCTTCTACAGCCTGCTTTATAAGATTTTCATCATCCCTCCCACCTATAGCTCTTGGATCAATATGCTCTACATATCCATTCTCATGCTTCACAGTGACATTGCCTGCTGGGTGTATGGTGTAGTCCGCAAACTTGGTAGAAAACTTTATCTCCTTCTTATCATCTATTTGTGTTAGGAACTCATAATCCCTTCCTCTCTGAAATAGATCAGACTGTACTTCTAGTATTCTGCGAGTTCTTATTACAGCTGGAAGGTTGAATATGGTTTCAACTTGCTCGTCTGGCCTCTCATTGTTAGGAGCAGTCATCATTGTAACCTGCTCTGTTCTATCATCACTTCTAAACCAACCTATTCCCTTTTCAGTAGCAAAGCCTGCATGCCCTTTGATCGCAGCAGTAATAGCAGGAGTTCTTATTTCATTCTCTCTGTAGTTAGTACCTCCAGGGACTGTTAGACTAGAGTAATGAGAAGTTGGTGTAGGGCCACTTAAACTGTTAGCCATATTCCATGATTCTTCCATTCCTTCAGCATCATCCATATCACTCTGTATACCCAACTCCCATAATTCATTTGTGTGTTGAGTATAGGTCTTGCTTTCAGTAGCCTCATTAATCTCCACGGTATAACTCATCTCTGCAGCTATACCTGTTACCATTGCTTCCAGTGATTGAGGCTGGTTCTTAGTATTCCATTCCCTCAACAATTGTATCTGAGCCTTAGTTGCTCCATTGTTCTGGAGCTCAGCATAGAACTTGTCTGGGTTAGACTCATAGAACTTAGTGTACACCTGTTGCATCTTAGGAGTATTGAGTGCTCCTACTACCTTTAGTGTAGCATTAACCCCAGCAAATGACTGAGGGTAAGCACCTGCATTTGGTATTTCACCATACTTCAGGAACTCTCTGTAAGCTTCTCTTACACCTATTGCACTCACTAGGTCTTTCCACTGTTGTGAGTTTATGTTTGGACAGGCCATGTATTATATATTACAGTCTTTTAATCCTCTATCTACTTGATCATCAGAGGCTTTATCAAATGTGTCACCAGGTTTAGCATTGGGGAATAGCTTGGTAGCTGCATCAAACACCTCTCCACCTACTGCCTCATATGCACCTCTCATCTCAGCTTCAGAGGAATTAGCTTGTTGAGCTATTTCAAACAAGAACCTTTCAGGGTCCTTATTGAAGGACATTTTGTATATCCCCTTTATATCCCCAGCATGTTGTAATGCCTGAGCTATTAGTTGGTCCTTTGTACTGTCACCTGAAGGAATATTTCCCATCAGGCTATCAATGGAGGGAACATAGCCATCAGGTTCTGGATTAACTCCCTGTTCTTGCACAGGTCCACCAGGATCAGTTTCCCCAGTTGGTTGTTGTTGACCTGAGTCATCCCCAAATATCCTGTATAGCTTACCTCTCCATGCTTCTCTCGGAGGCATTTCATCATTGTCTATCACAAAGTTAGGGTTTTGCTCCTTAAACTTGTACCTAAAGTCCTTAATTATTTGGCGTAGTGTCTCAGGGTGTTGCTTTGTGAACTCATTAAAGGCACTTAGAGCCTGTCTAAAGCCAGGAACAAGATTGTCTGTGGGAATGATGTCAGTGAAATATAGCCTACTCTTATTGAACCCAGACTGCATAAATGCAAGGTAAGAGAGATTTCTGAAGAAGTCCCTTACTTCAAGTACCTGTTCAGGAGTAAATGTGGCTCCAGCTATCTCATTACCTTGGAAATTAGACAGTTGTGTCATTTCTTCAATGAGTACATTCTGGTAATCAGAGCTATTGTCTAAGCCTCTTTCCAGCTTAATGTTTCTCCAACCTGCACTTCTTTCAGAGGAGTCATTATAGAGTCTTCTGAATGATTCATAGTAATTCAACTGAGGCATCCTGTTCTTCATCTCTACTAACTTGGTTGCCAGTACTTCATTACCACCATTGAATATAAGCAGTTCCCTGGCATAGTCTTCCCAGTTGAACCCTTCAATCTCACCAAAGTTCTTGATGATGAATTCAATCCAGTCATTATTCAGGGTTCTTTCCAGTCTAACCCATTGTCCAAGGTTATCCCCCCTGAAGTTCCTCATTATATCAGCAGACTCTCTAATGATTGCTCTGTGCATACCAATAGGCATCAACCTCTCAAATATCTCTATACTCTTGTCCAGGTTATTGAAAGCAGAGATCATTGAATGCTGCATGATCTTCTGTACACCATCCCAATCAAACAATGAACTAGCTCTAACCTTTTCCCTAAGGTCAAGGTTAGCCTGTATGGATATAGGAGATATGTACTTGGTAGTGTCAAAGGACGTAATAGTCTGCAGGTCTCTTAGCATTCTACCCTGTTCATCCAACTTAAGGAAGTGTGCAATGACTTGCCTATCATACCAGTCCTTAGCTGACTTAGGATTCTTTATATGCTGTAACAATTCTTCTTCCCTGAAGTAGAATCCAGTCTGGTAGTTCTTACCAGTATCAATACTTTCTATTGCTTGCAGCACAGCTCCCTTCTTTGCCTTATTACCCATTCCAAGTGCACTACCTATGATCCTCCACTTCTCAGTAGGATCACTAGATGCTAGTACCTTAGTTAGTCTTTGTACAGCTGGATGTGCCAAGAAGAACAAGGCCCTTCTTGCAGGTACTCCCAAGTTGATCATGTGAACATAGGCACTCTTCACATAGTCATTCAGTAGTAGACCCATGTACCATGGATCACCAGCCACGTCAACAGTACCATTGATCATCTGTGAGAAGTACTCCTGCTTGTAGATACCATTGATATCCACATTAGATGAGTAGTCTATCATGTCTGTTATCTCACCTTCCTTGTTAGCCTTAGATGCTCCCAATGTTTCCCTTTCTGCAGGAGAGAATAGTGTAAGGGTTAGTTCTCTGTTATAATCCCCAGTATTATCCTTCAGCACATACTTCTTGTTTAGTACCATACCACTTTGCTGTAACAGTTGTGAATTGGTATTGGCCTTAGCAAATATACCCACATCCCTTTTACCTGAAAGCAGCTGTTGGAACTTAACAAGATTTGATCTGTACTTTAATACATCAGTGTTGGAGAATTCTTGTGTGTCCCCCTTACTATCAAACCCTGCCATATGTGTAGCCTTAGCAATTTCTTGTGCTACAGGCTTGATCATATCCACATTGTTAGGGGTTATCAATTGTTTGAACATCTCAGGACTGGATAATACATCCTTGTACAGGTCTATAACCTTGTTAGTAATGGAACCATACCTGTTGGAAGCTAGTCTTTGGTACTTGCCTAATAGTTCCTGTATATCATCGTTGTCAAGGATCAGTGAGTCAATCTCTTGTTCAAGTTCCTCAGCATCATATCCATATAGAACTTTGTCCATGAACCTATTTACATCATTGTAGTCATGGCTTGTTCTTGTTGAATTGACCTCCTTCTCCTTTGTGAATAGCCCTTCAAGCTTCTTTCTAATCTCCTCCATTCTCTTCTCATAAATCTCAGGAGCTTCATCAGCTAATTCTCCTTCATCTGTGAAGGAAGGTCTTATGATTGGGAGTTTGTCAATGTCATAGTCAGAACCTGCCTTAGCTACTATCTCTGCAGGTAGGATAACTATAGAACCAGCAACTGGGGGAAGGAATTCATGTACCTCCATGAATTCCATAGAGTTAGGACCTTGTGTAGGAATCCTATATCCCACCATAGTGATCTTCCTTCTGTTCTCATCTCTCCACTTATCATCTCTTAGTGCTTCATTCAATCTTTCTATTGTGCCCATCTTCTCTCCATCCATGTGTGTGGCATTGAGAAGTTTAGCCCATTCCTTGATCAGAGCAACCTTCACTCTCATGGCCTTAGTTGTACCAAGTGTACCATCAGCATTGAAAGTAGGTGTGTAGAATGGAAGTCCATTTGATCCATACTTCAGGTTGTCTTCCTCAGTTGCATTGGTGTACTGGAATCCAGTATTCTCAAATCCACTGCTGGCTACTTGGATTAACATGTCTCCATTGACCTTTAGTCTTGTTAACCTATTGAATATCATACCACTTATAAGGTCCTGAACTTGCACCTTATTCAATGAGACTTCTAGTGGGTATACAAATGACTTGCTAGCCTGATCATATTGAATGAAGTTCTTGATGTTATCATTGAGTGCTCTACTGTTGACTTGTCTTTGTAGTGTCTTAACAAAGTTCTTTACATCCCTGATCACCAGGTTGTTGTTGTCCTCAGTTATACCAAATTCTTTGTACAAGTTCTTTCTTTGTTGATCCTCCACCTTATTCAATAGATCAACGTAGTTATTCAGTACTTGCTTGAACTTATCAGGTGCTATACCTGAGTTGAATAAGTTGGCTAGGAATAGCTTCCTCATCTGTGTACCCCATGTAGCTTCATCCTTAGGTTCAGATGAAGTCTTCAATTGTTCCTTCAATCCTTCGCTAAGGTGAGTAGCAGCATTATACTTCTCAGGTTGTTCAGCAAGACTTGTTGTGTACTTGTCTGTAGCAGCGTAGAATTCAGTTGGAGTCCATTTGTACTTCTTAGTACCAGACTCAAACTTAGTGTATCCTATACCTTCCTTCAATAGTTGTTGGTTAACACTTTCCCATACAGTTCCCTTGATCACTCTTGGGATCAGAGGAGCAACAGAGAACTTATCAAGTATAGGAGCAAACACCCCCTTCTCCTTAAGTGCACCATTGTACTGCATCTTCATAGGAGGGAATGTAGATGAAGTATCCTTGAATGTCTCTAGGAATTGTTCATCTCTAGCCCTCTGCGTATCATCCTTGTATAAGTTGTATTCTTGCCTAAACCATATCACCTCTTTTTGAAACTGTACCTCATCTGCATATGACCAGTTAGACACTCTCATCCTCATTTCCCTATAGAAATCAAGGGTGGCCTGCCCCTGTCCATCAGCCACATTCATGTTGCCATAGGCCTTGTCTAGTAGCTTGTTAGTGGCATCATCTTCCTGTCCTAATGCTCTAAGTGCTTTTCTGTATAAAGCATCTCTGCCAGAGGTATAAACTGAGGCCCTAGTGTCATCTCTAAACACTAAGGTCCTAGTTTCATTGAGGTTCACATCACTGGTATCACCCAATGCTCCTGCCAGAGTATTCTGCTTAGATTGGTCCAAGTAGCTCTTCAGGAATCCATCAGTAAAGGCTCTTGTACCTGTGGATGTATTACCCTTTGCTCTCTTGTGATAAGCCTTGAAGAACCCCACATTACCATCAAATAGCTTTGCAAACTCTGAGTTAAGTATGAAGTCATTGATTACAAAGGCTGTAGTAATAGAAGGCATGCCCAGATTTTGCCCTGTGGGTTGTGTCAAAGTCTTGGATATATCATCCTTAGTTACTCCTTGTTCCTTGAGTAGATTCTCAAAGTCCTTCACCTCATTCTCAAGGAAGTTTCCTATCTCTCTAGCTACTTGTGCCTGGTATATTCTGTAGACATTATCAAGTCCGTCTTGTTTCTTCTCTGGGGATAGCTTCTTATCTGAACTAATGTCCTTAAGGATAGCATCCTTAGTGTCCTTGCTGAGTATACCATCAAACATAGTGAACCTACCTATATTCTTCTTGTAGTCAGGCAGGTTACTATTGAACTTATTAGCAATGGTGGCTATCTCATCTTGGAATGCTCCAAGGAAGTAGTTGATAACAGCTGGGTTCCTAGGATCAGCATCAATCTCTTGTGCTGTAAATGGCAAGTCTTTCACTCTGCCTTCCTGGTCTGCATAGTCACTCAGCTTCACAAAGAAGGCTGAGGATGAAGACTCTGTTCTCATTATCTCCACTGCGCCTGCAAGTAGTAATGAGTTCACATCCATAATCAGCTTATCCTTAGGACTAAGTTTGGCAGTACTAGCCCCCTTATTGTTCTTGCCTTCTTCCTGCTCTTGTTCATAGCCATTGTAGTTCCCTAGTGTTAAGACAACAGGAGAACCATTGATCCTTCTTCTTTGTCCATAAGATTGAGAAGTAGGATCAAGATTAAACAGCTTATTCAGGAACAGAGAATGGGCAATGTATGGATTGTTACCGATATTAAGGTGTTGTGTATTTGGGTTAGAAGTTATTTGAGAATAGTTATCTGTTCTGCTTAACCAGTAGTTGTTATTGGTTATCCAGTTATTCTCACTAAGTCCATGCTGCACTTTACCTTCTGCATTCCTGAATGCCATTGAAGGATTAGTGTCTGTGTACTTGGATTCTAGCTTTATGATGTCATTGATAGTACTCTTCTCTGACTTAATAGCACCACCATTAGGCGTTCTGTATTCCTTCCTAAGATCACTAATAGGATTGCTTATCTTTTGTCCTGCCTTCAATCTAGTTCTGATGCTTTGTAGTACATATCCAAGCTTAGCTGGATTGACAGCATCATTGTAATCCTTTGTGCCTTCTGCTCTTGCATTGATATCCACACCCAGTAATGCAAGGAAGTTCTTTCTTCCCCCAACTGAGGAAAGATCATAATCTAGGACTGCTGTCTGTGCAATGAAGGGTCTGTCATTGGCATCAAACTGTATTACACCAGACTTTACAAGGGGACTATCCTTGGAGGTAGTACTAAATTTGTTAGCCCATTCTCTCTCAATAATGTCCTGGCTTCTTCTTGTTTCTTCTCTGAATAAGAAGTTACCATCCCTCAGTCTTACAAGTGTGTATACAGGTACGTAAGTCTTTGAGAATGACTTCAGGAATGAGGAGAGCATCTTCACATCTGGATACTTCAGTGGCTGTGTATAGTCAGGTAATCTCTCTACCAGCAATGCCAACTCTGGGAACCTTTTCTGGTTACCACTATCCTTCAACTTGTCTAGCATCTCTTCATAGGAGAATGAACCTTCCAGTAAGTTACCAATGTTATTGATAGTTCTAATGAAGTTTACAGGCTCATTCAGCCCAAACTCATTCCTAAACAGTTGGACTTTACCATCTTGTCTAACTGGGGTCCCATCTTTATCCACCAGTACTCTTGATAATGACCAGATAAGTGCCTTAGTTTCTGCTGTAGCACTATCCAGTACACTCTCTTCATTACCAGTAACATCCCATTGCTTACCACCAAATGATGCTTCAGTCTTCTCAGCTTCTTCAATATCAATGTCAAGTGCATCTTGGTCTGCAGTAGATAGTATTCCACTATTGTAGGCAGACTGTGCATAGAATTGTCTGAATACACTAGGGAAGTTCTCAATGATCTTTTCAAGGTCCTGCCATGTCTCAAATAGAGGAGAAGACTGACCAGGATACTTATCCTCAAATTCAGCCAACTCTTCATCCAGGTCATTGAACTGATTGATTAGTTGCTTCCTCATTTCCCTTCCCAGTTCAAGTGCTCTTTGTCTTGATAGCTCCTTGTCCCCAGTCATGAATTGAGAAACACTCACATTAGCATTAGCTAGTACTTGTCCAGCTACAGCCTCCATGTGGTTCATGAATCTGTAAGACTTCTGGTTATTTAGTAGCTCATTACCCTCAGCATCTGTTATCTTGGAGTTAAGCTTACCAAACTGTGCATTGGCAATATCAGGCCTGTAGCTCTTCAGATTGCCCCTGTAAAGGTCTCTGTAGAGCCTGTCCAAGTCCCTTCTTCCAGTAATGTCCTGGAAGAACTTCTTGAGGAAGTCAAATATTCTTCTGAATAGTGTGTTCCTTCTGGGACTAGTGCCAAGAATGTTCTGCCCACCTGACAGAACATATTGCCTAAAGTCCTCAGCCACATGTTCTTCCAGTTCCCTATCAGATGCCTTAGCCAGGTTAGCCTTGTCTCTAACTTCATCATATAGTGATTTCCTTTGTTCTGGGGTTAGGTACAGTTGTGAGAAATGGTGCCATGCTTCATGGTATCCAGTCCCTTGTGGTGCTTCCTTAAGTAAGGTAATACCGCCTTGTGTCCATGTAGCCCATGCACCTGCATCTACAATATCAGATAACTGTGCAACATCAGAACCAAATCTCTGATTGATCCACTGTGCTTCCTCCTGCATAGGAACAGTAGGTTCCTGCACGCCACTTTTCTGCTTGAATAGTCTTTCTGTATCCTTGAATCCACTTTCATCATTGGGATCAATCTTCTTTCTATTCCTTCTTGTGGAAGGTTGTGCTAGTGTGTCAGGCTTTTGTTCCTCAGTTGATTGAATCCTTTGTCCAGTGATAGGAACTAGGGTGTTGATGTTTGGGTCATATATGATAGGTATACCCTTAAGCTTCTCAGCTGTTTGTATGTTGCCCGCTTTATCATAGGATATCTGGAATGGTAGTATACCCATAGAAATAGGGGATACTCCATACTGACTAGTGAATAGGTTGTGGTATGCACTGAGTTGGTTGGTATGTTGTTGTCTCTTTGTTAATTTACCCTTGTAGGAAGAGTCATACTTACCAAAGTCCTTGGCAGTCTTAATGTCATAGATTCTGAACTGCCCTTTACTATCAACACTGAGAATGTCTACCTCCCCAGCTATCTTTAGCTGAGTATCAAACATAACAAGATTGTTAGTAAGGAACATTTCTCCCCTACTCTCAATGGTCTTCTTGATGTCAGCCAGAGCATCTATGATATGATCAAAGGCTGCTTGGCTAATGTTCTCAGGTTTGGTAATGTCCCCAGTTGTAAAGAAGGCTCTCACAATACCATCTACAGTTGAACCTGCTATTCTACTATTCTCATATAGGGTGGTATCACCATCAAAGTCATTGGGTATTACATTGGTTACCCTCTTGTACTGTTCCCCATCTATGATATAGAACTGTCCATCATCAGTCTTACCTTGTACCTTCTTCTGGTTGTCAGTAATCCTGGATACAATGTTCTGTGTTTCCTGTGGTAAGGTTAGAGCTACTTGTGGTTCAAGTGTATCTGCCATTTGTTGCAGATCAGCTGCCAGTGTCAGGTACCTATTTACAGGCTTTATTACCTTTCTACCATCTGAGTTCTCATAAGCCTTCTTGTTAGTCAGTGTATTGTTTCTCAGGAACTCATTGTAATCTACATCAGTAGACACAACCTTCCCTTGCTCTACATGGTAGAACTTGAGGGTAGTACCAAGAGAGTTCATGTCAATGTTGATCCTCTGTCCTTTCAGTGTACCTGCTAGCTCTACTGGAGTTAGTTGTAGAGGTGCACCCACCTGCATGATACTAGCATTAACCTGGTACTGATCTCCATTCTTATCAATAGAGAACTGTAGTCCACCTTTCTCTTTATTAGTGTAGAACAGTTTTTGCAAGAACTCAGCTATAGTCTTAGCATCTTCATAGGTAGCATAGTTTCTACCCAGTAGTCCATACACGTCTGGATTTGAGTCAGTTCCTATTACAAGATTACCAGCATATTCAGGTAACAGCTTAATGTAAGAACCTGCAGTCTTAATGTAAAGACCACCATTCTTCATTGCCATTCCATTGTCATAGTAGATGTCTTCACCAGAAGCTCCTTGTGCTATGATGAATTGATAGTCCTGTGCACTTATCCCCTCTAGTAATTCAGCTGTATGTCTAGGGTTTTCCAGCTCATCAAATATACCCTGAGATAGATTAGAGAACTGTATCCCATCAATGTGTGTAATGCCCATAGCCTTCATCTTAGTAAGCAGGGCAGCTTTACCAGGAGAATTTGGCATTGAATGCACTATTCTCATGGAACCATTCTTCCTAGGGACATATTCCCTAGTGAAGTTAGTGTTACCAGCCTTGTCTGTGATCATCAGCACAAGTCCAGCCTTATCAGGATTCTTCTCAAGGAAGTCTCTTTGTACAGTGCCTTTAGGATAGTTTGCAGCTTCATCAATGGCAAGTCTACCCTGGAATCTATCTACAAGGTCATTCTGTGCTATGTGATTGAAGAAGCCTTGTTTCCACTCAGTGTAACCACCTTCAAGTTTAGGCTGTATCTTATCAAATTCAGCCTTAGGCACTTCATTGACAATGGTCCTATTGGGGTTTCCAATCACTTGACCATTATGTTCCTGTAATCTACTCTTCTCTGCAACCTCATCAGGCTTCTGTCCTTTATCTACATCTGGTCTATATCCAGCCTGTTCAGTCTTGGGACTAGTGTATACAGTTTGTGTTGTTGGTGCTGTAGGTGTGGCAGCAGCGGCTGGTTGTGTGGGCTTGGGTTGTTTTGCAAGATAAGCAGCTCTGAACTCAGCTATATCAGGATTAACTAGGGCCCCCTGTGCTAAGAATTGTTTTTCCTCATCAGACAAAGGTTCTCCCTTTGCAACCTTAGATTTGATTGCATCAAAGTCCTGTTGTTGTTGAGTCTGTACAGGTTGTACTGGCTCAACATGCTCTACCACTTGTTCTTCCTGTTCAGTAGGTTGTTGTATAGGTTCACTCTCAGGTTCATCTGCATGTTGTTTCAGGTACTCATTAGTCCATCTACCAATTGTAGCAGCTGTCTTTTGTGTCTCTTGCTTGCTGTACTCATCAAACCCTTGATCAGATGTAGTCAGTCTGTTATACAGCGATAGGTTATCCCTATTTCTTTTCTCCAGTCTAAGGATCATAGCAAGCATTCTTGTCTCTTTGCCCTTAGTTCTTAGCTTCTGTGGATCAAGTTCATCATGCAGATAGTCATATAGAGCACCTGCTGCCACCAATGCTTTAGCACCTTCATCATAGTGGTCAGCTTCACTGATGGGCATACCATGCCCATAAGGGGAACCATCAATATTCTCCCTGTAGAATAGTGAAAGATGATGCAAGATTCTATCCAGCCTTCTCAGTTTGTCATCAATCTCTAACATCTTCTGGCTATCCACACCTTGGAATACCTTAGCTTGCTCCTGTAATTCCTTCTGCTGTTGCTGTAATTCAGTGAGATTCAGTGTGTTGTTGAGGTCTGAGTATGCAAGATCATAGTCCTGCATAGTCCCAATAGCTTCCTTACTTCTATCTGAATCTATCTGCATTTGGGCTGCAGCAAACACAGCTGCTTTCCTACCTTCTCTTACTGCAACAAGGTTCATATAGGATAGGTTCCTATTGATATTACTATCATATGCACTAGCAAGATCAGTCTTCAATTCCTCATTCTCAGGGTCTTCAGCCAGCTTTTGTATCAATGGTCCCCTTATATCCTTCTCATTAGGATCAATACCATACTTGGTCCTTAGTGTTTGCTCTAGTCCTTCATGAGAGGTATTCTGTGTATTAAAGGCTTTGATTGCACTTATCTCCTTGTCCTTGAACCTATCCTTCTCTTCATCAAATATTTCTTCTACTTGTCCGGCTTTCTCAATGATATGATCTATGACAGCTCCAGTGGTGTTCTTGTCCAGTGCACCTGTGTCTATATCAAGGAACTTGTTCAGCTCCTCTTGTGATAGCCCTCTAAATGCATCCAACTGAGCAAGCCTTAGGTCAAGCTTACCAGTCTCCATTCCTGTATATAGGAACCTAACTAGGGCATTAGATTTGAGATTGCCTACATTGAATAGGTCATTCTCAAATAGGGCTGCATTCATAGCTTGTGAGGTCTGTGTAGCCTTTATGAAATTGGCCAGACCTTCTTCCTTGAATATATCCTTCAGGTCCTCGGTATTAAGTAGATTAGCTACAGACTGTAATTGGCCCTTTACTTTGGCCCTAGCTATTTCTTCAGTACCAAAGCCCATCCTTGTTAACAGATTTCCCTTTCCACTTAGTGTGCCATCTTCATTGAATACACCCTTGAGTGTGGCTAGCTTGTTACCAGCCATACCAAATGCATGGAATAGTCCACCAGTTACAAATCCACCCATGAACTCCTGTAGTCCACTATCACTCAGTATGTCAGGTACACCTACCTGGAAGATACTATTGGCCATTGAATGCTCCTTACCTTGGTACAGCTTTTCCTCATAGTCAGATGCAGCAGTACTTACTAATCTCTGTCCACTTTCCTCCAGACCTTCTGTCACTGCATTCTTAAGGAAATGAGATGCTCCACCTGCTACCCTTTGTCCAAGAGTGGCCTTTGCAGCTTCTGAAACAGCAAATTGTGATGTGATTCCATTCTCAGCAGTATTGACAATCTTCATACCCTTCATCACCTCATTCTCAGCCAATTTCTTAGCTAGATTGGGAGCAAGCAGGTTCCTGTATTGTATCCAGTTACTTGCAAATAAGACGGGGAACTCCCCCCACATAGTCTCTCTAGCTACATCATGGGCAGAGTTTTCTATTTTCTTCATGTCATCACTACCTTCTAGTGGAGCATGACCATTCTTGTCTATGTAATCCTGGATTAGTTTCTGCTTGTGTTGTACAAGGTTTGTAGCTGCTTCTAGGCTTGTTTCTGAAAGTGTAGCATTTGTAAGCCTCCACATATCTAAACCTGCTCTTAGGCCCTCTACAGTGCCAGAAACACCACTCTTAACAAGTTGTGTTCCCCTAGCTAAGGTATTGAACTCTGAGATCAGCTTGTACATTTTTGTGGCTGTATTGGGAATCTCTGCTGCCTCACCTGTACCTGCAGTCATCAGGGATACACCAAGGTTCTCAATGATAGCTGCTGCTCCTGTACCTACAGTAAATCCTAACTGAGGTAATAGTTCCTCAGCCACATCCCCCTTCAGTAATCCTGGGAATGGAATATAGTTGTACCAGTGTGTTGGCACATCTCCCTTGAACCTTAGGTTGGACCTTTGTGCCTCGTTATCTGCTTCCACTTGTGGGATCAGGTCATTATACATGATGCCTTCCTGGTTCCTGTTAGTCAGCCACTTAATGCTATCCCCATAAGTCTTGAAGTAGTTAGTGAATGATTGTCCAGTGATATGGAAGAAGTCACTAACGGAAGACTTCATTGCCTCCCAATTAGACTGATCATAGTCGTATTGAGCTTGAATCTTATCCTCAGGCATACCAGGATTGTACCCCAAATCCTTATAGGCACCTGATTGCTTATAGGGTATTAACCTATCAGCATCAAATGATCTAGGAGGAGTCTTTCCTTTGAACTTGCTCATGTCCAGTGTATCATTGAAAAGAGGAGTAGTACCAGTATCTGGTGCACCTTCCTTCCATATGTTACCAAAGTCCAGAGTAGGTTTGGCAGGACCATAACCAATATGGGGGGCCTCAACCTGCAATGTATTAGGTTGTTGAGTTGGAGTTTCTATCTGTCCAATTCCTGAAGCATCAAGATAAGAGAAATCTGGCATTAGAATGAATTGTTTTTGAGAGCAGTCTTTATGTATTCTGGTAGGTCATTGATGTTCTTGATCCTACCATTAGCCTTCATATACTCATCAACTGCATCTCTATTCTTTATTAGTTTGTTAGCAAGTGTGTTGTATACCTGAGTTGGGTCAAGGCCTATTGCCTGTGAGAACAACTGAGGTCTACCTTGTGTCAAGTTGTTAACCTCATCTGCCTTGTGTACAGTAACTATACCTTTGATGTCACCTGTTCTCCTGTCTATGTCTAGTGTTTGGTAAGAGAAATCAGGGTTAATATCAAACATTGGATTAGACTTGTCTCCACTGCTATTATAGATGGATAGGTTAGACTTCTTTCCATCATTGTAGGTAACTTGGAACTTCAATGCCTTGTTATTCAGCAGGGTGGTCCTGTCATCTAGTGGTACCTGTCTAAACTTGTCATTAGCATTAGTAGTGGGAATACCAATCCCAGATTCAGGCACAAGTGCTCTTTCAGCTGCACTAGATGGAGTCTTGAAATAAATCTGCATCCAGGGAGTGTCATGGGCTTCATCTACTGAATTCATTCTTACATACTCTACTGCACTTGGGTGATGCCTAGCATAGTCTAGGGTACTTAACACTCCACTAGGTAATCCCTTAGTTTGAGTTTGTGCTCCTTCAATCAGGGTCTGCAGGTTATTCTTGAAAGCATTATCTGCCTGGGCATTACCCTTAGCAGGGAAATAATCCTGGTATTGTGTATTGTAAGCAGTCCTATTGTTACCCAATGTACCAAGGATAGTCTTCATCACATTATCAGTAGCAAGGTCCCTGTAATAGTCTTCCTGAGACTTGAACTGTGGGGACTTGAATACTCCTGGATTAGGTGTTTGATCCTTTAGTACACTTAGTGGGACAGTCTGCATGATCTTTCTTACTTCATCCTTAGTAGGTATTTTGCCCTTAGAGAAGAAGTCAGACTCAAATAGTGAACTGTACCTTTCCAGGTTAGTCTTGACTAATGGAATAGCCTGACTAATAATGTCAGTATGCTCTCCATCTATCCTTTGTTTTCTCTTTTCAATCTCAGCTGCTATTGCATAGGAGTTTATTGAGGGATCATTACCCTTAATAGCTGCTATGCCCTTCTGTAACATCTTGGGATCAGAGAATATTGTCCTAAGTAATTGTCTTGCATCTGCCACAGTCAAATCTTTAGCAGCAGTCTCAGGATCATACTTGTCCCCAGTTAGATTACCTAGTATCTGTCCACCTGCATCCTGATCAAGTGCTCCTGCAGCTACTATGAATTTTAGTAGTCTTGATCTATTACCACCTGTACCATCTGTGGCTGTAGTGGGATCAGGTACATCTGTTAGTTTGAGGCCAGCTTTTGATGGATCATTTGCTAGGCCACTTATGCTATTCATCAACTGAGGGGAGAATACAGCACTAGACACATTATCATATACATCATTGTACTGCTTCTGTGTGTTTCCTAGGTGATCCAGAATTGACTGTCCTTGTGTTTGTGCCTTCTCACTATTGCCAGCCGGGCTAACACTGTTAGTGTTCTGTAATCCAGTACTTGTACTATTAGAAGGATTGTTGTCTTCTTCATCATCACCTATACCCTTCTTACCACTACCTTTAGCTCTCATAATAGCAGCCTGAGCTTTAATTAGGTCAATCTGCTCCATGTTAGAAGCATGCTGTTCAAGTGCTCTATTGTGTCTACCAATCTCACTTTGCCTGATGCCAAATTCCCTGGATTGTTCTTGTAGCTTCTTCAGAGACAGGTAAGCATAGTCAGGTTTGATACTGATCTTTTCTTCTTTGTGAGCAAAGGCATCACCTACCTTATCAAAGTAGGAATGCTGCCCAAGACCTTCTGCAATCCTAGAACCTATTGCAAGATTGTTAACATCACCAAGTGCATCTGCTCCTTCAAGAGGACTATCAAAGGCCTGCTTCTTCTTACTATATTGATCATTCAGATATGAGGCTTGTGCAAGTAGCTGTGATCTAAGAGGAGAGTTATCTTTACTATCATGAAACATAGCAAGTGATGCACCTATGTTCATCATGTTCTGTGCATCTACTCTCATCTGTTTCTTCAGTAATTCATTCCTTAGACCAGTGTATTTGGCTATGATAGCATCCTTAGGCATAGTCAGCATGTCCCTATAGTATTCAGCTCTGGATTGAGTACTAATCTGTGCCTTCAATTGTGGTGAGGCATTAGCCTCTACAAACTGTTGCCACTTGTCTTTGTACCAAGATGAGTCCTTAGTTGTAGTGATATAGGCTCCATTCTGTTGGTCCTTCTCAATGACATCAGTCTTGAACATCTTCTGTAGTTTGCCCATCTCATCTGTGGTGTCATAGTAAGGACTGTAAGATTCCCTATTGTTATAGAAGGCTCTCCATGAATCCTTGCTGGACTTGGCATACAGCTGCTGTTGATAGTTGATAGCATCAAGGGAAGCAGAGTTGAATCTCTTTCCTCCACTACTTATTCTATCAGCATCTGCTCTGCTCCTACCAGCATTCCATCCCTTAGTTAAAGCAGCATCAGCCATTATATCTGGGTCCTTTATAATGGGATCAAAGGCACTCATAGCAGCTGATTGATTATCACCAACACTAAGGTCACTAACTGAGGCTTTCTTTATGTTTGTGCCTGCTTCCTTAAGCAGTCCATCCAACTGCATTTGGTTCTGTTGGTTGGTAAGAGGCATAGTGCTATAACTGTTGTATGCACTCTTAAGTTGAGAAGCCCCTATACCAAATAAGGACTGCCTAGTGCCAAAGGCACCAAGCACTTGGTCTGCAGGAGCTATTGAAGGTGCTACTGGTAATAGTTGCTCTCTTTCTAAAAATGAAGGCATTTGGTTGCAATTTAGTTCTGTTCTTCTTTACTGCAAAATAATACTTTAGGTTTACTGACCATAGTATGAAGACCTTGCAGCTTGTATAATATTCTCCAGAGGAGTATCTCCCTTAGTGTTAGGCTTGTTAGTTCTATCAAGTCCTAGTAGTAGAGTGTATAACCTCTTGGTTCCTTCAGGACTCCTATCATTCATAGCCTCATTTATCTGAGTCATTAGCATGTTATTAAGACTTCTCCCTGTAGCATTTTGCCCTGCCTGTTGCACACCAACACTCTCCAGTCCTCCAAATGTAGGATTGAACAGAGGCCTTCTGTCACCATTGAATCCAATAGGCACACCAATCTGCTGATGAATCTGTCCATCATTTCCAGTGTAGTACAAGGGATTACCATTAGCATCCTTAGCTCCTGTCATATAAGGAAGAGCAGCTTGTGTAGCTGCAAGCCCCATAGCATCCAATCTGTTAGCTATCTGTACACCATTGTTCAATGAGGCAGTAGCTCCATTGGCTAACTGTTCATCCCTTCTTTGTTGGGTTAGCAGATTGTTCCTATAGGTTTGTTGAATCTGGCTCAGATTAAAGTCCTGATCTCTCATCTTGTTCTGTAGGTTGATACCAGTTTCCTGGTTACCAATCTGTTGGTTTCTTTCATTGACCTGGTGGAACACATTGTCTATTGCACTTGTAGCCCTAGCCTGTGCATTAGCACCTACTGCTACACCCATTCTACCAGGCAGATTCTGTCCTGCTTCCCTTTGTGTAACTGAAGTTGCCTGTTGTATATTAGCCACTTCCTGCGTAGGGTCCATTCTATCTAGTCTTACTGTAGGACTACTCCTTTGCAACAACATGTCATAGTAAGGTTTCTGTGTAAGAGCAGCCAGGAATGGAGCTACAGTAGTCAACTTCTCCTGTGCATTCATACCAAACTTGTAGCCTTGCCATTGATCCTGGACTATGTTCCCACCTGTAGTGGGTTTGGATACAAGTGGAGCAGCTGTGATGGGATTAGCAGGTGTGGCCCCAGTTGGTCCAATAGGTTGGATAGGAGATGGATTAGGGTCTCTCTGCCTCTGTATATCCAATCCAATAGCATTCCACCTTACACCCAACTTACCATCATCTGGTGAGCCTGTAGCAGGCATGCCATATTGTGTAGGTCCATGGTACTTGTTAACAAGATCAGGGTATTTCTGCATTACCCACTGCTGTAGACCCTTAATACTATTAGGGTCCTTAGCATCTAGCTTACCAGTGTATCCTACTGCATTAGCATAGTCTTGTGGAGAAGCAAAATCAGTCATTGCATTCCAAGTGTTAGACACAAGCCCACTCTTTGGGTTCTTGCTCCTCCTAAAGTCACCAGCCCATTTACCAGTCTTGTCAGGAGGATACCCTCCTTCATCCATCTGTGGTACAAATCCACCTAAAGCTGCATACATCTTCTCTGCACCAGCTTCTACTGCTTCCCTCTGTCCTACAGATAGTTCACTAGGACCTGTAGCAAATGGAGGAAGTGTGGCTCTAGTCTTTTTGGCCTCTTGTACAAGAGCAACCTGACCAATCTTTTGCTGATGCTTTTGTAACATTATAGCAGCTGTTTGCTTTGCTATGTCATTACTCTTAGGGTCCTGCATAATAGTCACCATCCTATTGTAGTGTTCAGGATCAACTTCCCTCTTCAGTACCTTAGCTGGAGTATTATTCCTCTTAGATTCACTGGTACCCTTCTTGAAGTTAAACACATCCTTCTCATCTTTGGTAAAGGCTAACCCTTTATCATCAGAGAATATGAATGCTCCTTGCTGTACATGTAGAGGGGTTCCACCACTTGAGTGCTTCTTACCTCCTATCTTGTATAGACCAGTCATATCTCCTTTGACTAGCATTTCCCCTTTCTCAGCCTCCACATTAGCATGATCCCTATCAATAGGACGAAGGGTAGTAGTAATGGAATCATCACTTGTGTTTGTATTGTTAGTACTTATCAGCCCAAAAGGATTGATGTTGAATAGTGATGGGAATGGAATGGGGTTGGCAATATTGTTTATTGGCCCACCTGATCCCTTCTTTGGTAGTTTATTTACTTTGATTTTCATTATTGTACATACTTTAGTCTGTATAATGTTTGGGCTAGTAGAGTTGCTACTTCATCTAATTGGTTCTGTACCCAGCTTTCTGAGAATAGTGTCCTGTTAGATGCTATATAAGAGTACAGTTCTTGTACCCATGTAGCTGGATCATCTCTATATCTTGACTCTGGTATAACCACATCTACCAGCCCATGGATACCTTGCCAAGATTCTATCAGTGTATCTACTAGGTCTAACACTTCATCATACAAGGTGTTCAGAGCCTTGTGTGTAGAATACTTTAGATCAGGCTGCCTAAGGTGAGTTAGATGGGCAATGTCCCTTATTTGCATAAGTTTGCCAAAGAACTCTGCGGGTCCACTAGGGCCTAGTGTAACCTTTTGTCTTTTTGCTTGTACTAGATTAAAGTCCATTATACTTCTATGTTATATCCCTGACCTATAAGGCCTATAATTTGTTCTGGTTGAAGGTCATACTCACCACCTTCCTGGAAGTTCACAAGGCCACCCATTTCATGCCTCTTCCTATTCCTAGCCATCTTCTTGAATGTTTTAGCAAGGGCATATCTTCTTGTACCTGGTCTACAGCTAGGTCCACCAAACTTACTACCTGTGCATACACCCTTTGTTCCTCTTCTTTTAATACTGGCATTAGCAGATTGAATCCATCCACCCTTCTTCAGTTGATCCATTCTACCATCATCTGCCTCATCTCCCAGTATGGTGTACAGTTCATCATCAGTTACAGGTCCTTGTTGATCCTCATCTCCACCCATCATCTGGGAGAATTGTGCATATTGCAAGGCATCATACATACTAGGGTCCATCTGCTGTTGGTCTGCCTGCATCTGCTGTTCCTGTGGCTGTGGAGTCTGCTCAGCATCATCCATTATCCACTTTCTCATAGCATCAGTCATATCAAACTCACCACCTTGTTCCATCTTCTTAGGTGGCCAGTATCCCAATCCACCTATTGCTCCTCCTCTTCTATACCCAAACTGTGCTTGTTGAGACACATTGGAAGTGTAGGGCAAGAAGTTCATTGGATTGTATTGTTGCTTATTGAACTCCTGCACTGTGTTCTGCTGGCTATTAGGGGATAGCCTAGAGATCAGTCCAGAAGCTAGGTTCTGTGCAACATAGGATGCTAGTGCATGATCCCAATTGATCTGTTGGCCTGTTCCTATTGTAGGACCCCCTGTGGCCTTTACTTTGAGTTTCATTATCTTGGTGAATAGTTTTCCTTACCATTTAGGAATTTGAATATGTATTTCCTGTTACCACTCTTACTCTTACTAAGGAATATCTTGTGCCATGTGCTTCTGAACTTCTTCTGTAATTGCACAGGCTTAGAGTAATTGATTGTAACTGGAGGCATTGTTCTCGTGTAGCCATTAGCATCTGTTAGCCAGATAGGGAAGTTCTTCTTATCAAACTCTCCTCTATCATTGATCAGATCACTAAACATGTTTATCCTGTGCTTCTGTTCTTCCTTTGCATAAAGGATTTCCATACCCTGTAATCCAGGATTGAAGTAAGGATATCCTAGTAACTGAGCCATATCCTTCTTGGACTGTAAGTTCAGGTGCAGCAGACCACTACACTGCTCTGTGTTATAGACTATTAGATAGTCAAAGTTGTCATCCAGTACTGTATGGAAGTTCCTACAATCAGAGTAGTACTGGCCTATTTCCATTTGGTACTCTATGGACTTGAGTATCTCCACATTCTGACCATTATTGACCACGAACTCTACCTCAAAAGGATAGTCACTCCCATAGAAATTACAAAAACTGGTACAGTTCTCATTGTGTTTCCATAGGCCTAACCCTTTTGCTGTGATGAAGTGTTTCTCTGTTTGCAGCATCCATTCTGGGTGCCAGTCATGCCAACTAATGAATTGGCCTGACCTGGCATCATAGGATACAGTCCATGAAGCATCTTCAAAGTATTCAGGGTCCCCAAGTGTTGGACCATTATGCCCATCCACTTTAAATCTGTCTGTAGTGGGGTCATAAGTAACTCTGTCTACATAAACATCTTTTAGTCTATAATCTCTCTTTGTTAAATAATACACACCAGATGAGCCATCAAATGCAGATACTATTGCAGTACCTAGTGAAGGTTTGTCCAAGTGTTTGTAGTTAGGGAACTGCACTTCCAGGTTTGATGGTAGGTACTGGTTGAACCAATAATCCATTACCCCAGCTGTTACCTCTGTTATTGGGTTTCTGTATGCTATTGGGAAATACTTGAATAGGTTCCCTTGTCTTTCTGATGGATAGTATGAGCCAAATGGTGTGTTAACAAATGCCCATCTTGATTGGCAGTTAGCATAGTAGTAATCACTAAATGCTATGGGTCTGGGTGGTCTTGAGAATAGTCCTCCATCTCCCAATGTTATCTTCTTACCACTTCCATCCAACTGTAATTCATCTCTACCTATTGATACATAAGGTCCTGCCTTATCAAACAGGAACATCAGTTGCTGATTGTCTATTGGGTGCACAGCTGTTAATGCACCAAACTCAGTCATTGGGAAGTCCCAATAGTTCTCTGCAAGATACACCAACCAATTGTCTGCTCTTTGATCCTTAAATGCAGGTAGGGAGTATACTACTCTATTCTTTACATACTGGAAGCATGTGCTATCAGTGGTTGGATTGTAGTCTACCCTTTGCTGCACTATGTAATTCTCTGTCAATAACTTGGAGTAGCTAAGATCATACTTGTATTCTTCCCTTAGTTCAATCCTGTCTGTCCTGAATATACTACTAAGATCACTATTGAACCTTGAGTAGAACGTTGGGAAGTCAGTAGTCCAGTCCCTGTAATCCAAGTTGTAATCACTTTCACAGAAGAAGTCAATTACTCCACTATTGAATAGGTAGAAGAATTGATCCTTCACTACTGTAATACTACCAAATCCACTGTTACCTTCACAGTTCAAGTTGTGATGTGAAGCTGGTGTGTGGGACTTAGTAGGGTTCAGAGATACAAACTCACTCATATCATAGGGAGTGCTATTTATCCAGTACCTAGGATAAGCCACATTCCTATACAATCTGTAGTCTATTATGAAAGTGTCTGCTACATCATGCAAGAATGTGGAGAAGAAATGGTGACTCCTTCTTGTAGTCATCCTATTAATGTAGGTATCCCCTCCAAACACAGGTCCAGTTGCGTATTGCATCTCCTTACTTCCTACTGCAGCCTGGTTGAGTAGAGTAGTATCAAGGTACCCTGTATCTAGGTATTGCACACTATCTATAGCTCCATACTGGTTGGGATTGTTTCTCTTTATCCCTACATAGAACATGGATGCAGTAGAGTTAACCTGAGCTAGGGGATTCTTACAAAGTCCAAACTCAACCAGCGTCTTTCTTGTGTCATCAATTGTAACTGGTTCATCTATGTCCTTAGCTATTCTCAGATACACTGAGTTCTCCCTCTTGAAGTTATTGAATACCTGGTCTTCCACTGTATTCAATCCATCATACAAGTACTGGTAGAAGGGAAGATATCTTCTTCTATTATCAACAGGTACATTCCTATAGTCATTGAAGAACCCATGGGAATTGTACTGCATTGCATACTGTTGGTAAGGAGAAGCCTCACTTATTATGTCCAGTACCCTGTTAGCAGTCTGTAAAGCAAAGTATGCAAACACACCTACTTCTGCTAGTGCTCTAATCACTCTTTCACCAAATGATGAAGCAGTGCCTGCTACACCTCCTCCACCTACACTTGTACCAGACACAAACTGTAGTGCGTCATTAACTGCACTGGTTGTTTGTGCATTGGTTACAGCAATAGAACCTGGTGTTGCAGTTACAGGACCACTTGGACTTGTTAGTACCCCAGTACCCAGTTCTATGCTAGTCTGTGAATTGTTAACATGTGTGGTTACTACCCCTCTCTTTCCGCTAGCAGCATAATATCCATCTAGTGCTCCTATGATCAGAGCAAAGTACATATCAAACTGTGTCAACAGTTTAGCTTTAGGATGTCTATATGCATACTCAAAGAAGCCTTCCACCTGTGCTATCTCCTCAGTGTAGAATTGTATCTCAGTACCAAGGCCTATATGATTGAACTGTGTGTGTGGACCATAGAAGTTGAACCTACTGTTGTAGTACTTTGTAAGAGGCACATACCCACCGTCTCCATTACTAACCTGCTTAGTGCCAAGGAAGCTATCTGCTCTTAGGTCATTGTAACCATAGTTAGCATACATCACTTCCCTATTTGTCTCATTGTATGCTCTTACATTACTCACTAGTCCATTAGCAATTACAGTCTTGTTGCCTCTTCTATCTGCTCTTACAATCCTATATGCAGTAATACCTGTAATGTACTTACCTTGAGCATCCTTGGGGTGTTCAATGTTCTCGAACCTCATTCCCAGGATGTTGATGGACTGTCCACTATTTGCATGTATATGCACCTTAGTAGAGTCAGGCATTCTATGGTGTCTTATGGGAGTACATGCATCATCTCCAAACATTGTCCTGTTATCTGGATATGTTTCTGCACTCAGGTATACACCAACTGTACCTTCTCCTAACACCTGTGGATCACTAAGCTTTGACTTAACTAAGGGACCAGCAGTATTGGTTACTTGCCAGTTCCTCACTACTGCTTTTGGATCAAGATCAGCCTCATAGACATTAGGTCCACTAGCTAAACCAAGATCATTTGCACTGGGTTTGGGACCAGGTATATGGAAAGCAGAACTCCATTCTCCTGTTGGTAGTAGCCATTGTATACCAAACGCCATATTCTCATCCCTACAATTACCAACTATGCTACCACCCTTAGCATAATAATCAGCTGGGGCCTGATACACCACATATCTGGATAGTATACCCATTGCCTGCAACTGGTAGTTAAGCTCAGGAGTACTGGTCATTCCATACCATAGTAGATATTGATCATTACTTGTAACCCCATCTGCATAGGGATACTTTGGTCTCTTCACTATTATTTCATCCAGTGACAGTTCTGTGTATTCAGGTCTGTCTGTGGTTGAGACATTGTGTTGAGTTGTAGCAATAGGGAAATAGCCCAGTGATTTGTATCTGACCACCAGATCAATTTCATAAGCTACAATCAACTGATACTCAGCAAACTGGGTATCAAGTCCTGCAATATTCAAGTTAATAGACTGCCCATAGTTCTGGTGAGACCAGATTGGCTGTGGGTTTGTCATTCCATAGAAATCAGTTACTCTCTCCCTGTTTATGGTATAGGCTATGGCAAACTCGTAGGTACCATTCTTCAGATTGCCTCCAGGCCCTAGTGTTGAGTTAATTAGGGGTAAGGAGAAATGCTTGTCTATAAGTAAAGCATCACAATCCAATTCATTGGTAAATAACTTGGTTTGGCAGGCATCAGTGTCCAAGGTGTATTTATAGGGCACCTGAGCCAATTTGAGGTACCTTCTTGGGTTCTTCTTGTCTGTCCAGTAGATTGCCTCAGTACAATCAGATAGCTCCTTAGATGAGCCCTGAATGGGATAGAACTTGCTGAAGCCCAAACAAGAATCATTTACCAGCTTAGTGTAAGAACAGTTCTTGGAATCAAATATCCCAATCTCACTATTTGACTCATCTGTGCTAAATACAGCCCATCTATCACTAAGCAATCTTATGAAGCCTATAGGAGGATATGGCACCTCAGCACACAGGATATTGGAAGGTTCATTCTGCATGAATCCAATCTGCCCTATCTGGCTATTGAGGGTTACATTTCTAGCATAGGTCCACAGCTCCCCTGGAACTGTGTTTTCCAGTAGGTCTGTAACCAGCCCCTTTTGGGGGACATTAGTCTTTACATCCAGTGGTGAGTTGTCAGCCATTAGGTTATCTGTAAGTTGTTCTTTTGAAGAAAGCCAAATACTTTCTCATTGATATATCCACTTAGGTTTGCTGATTCTTCTTCCCCAGTTAGACTTAGGAAGTTCATAATATGTTGCCTTACATGGTCTACCTCATGTGTGATTGTGTTCACTGTGAGATTCTCAGTGGTAAGTAGTATGTAGAAATCAGCAGGATGCTGGGAGAAGTTGAGAGCATACCCATAACACTCTTTAGCAACCTCACTAGGGTCCCATCCATACTTCCTGAACAGTTGTCTTGCCTTGTATGAAACATCCTTTGCTGTAGCAAGTACAGTCACTTCTATGACTACTTTGTACAGATCAACAGTGAAAACTCCTCTCTTTATTACTCTCTTAGGCATAAGCTGATGGATAGGTGGGATATCTGCCATGAGAATCATTGTAGTCGCTAAACATCCTGTAGTACTTCTTAGCAAACTGCAACCTATTCTGTCTGTAGAAATCCCTTATCTGACTATATTCAATTGTGTTCACAAAGTTTAGTGCTGTGAGCCTTGCATCCCTTAGCTCCTGCTTAACATATCCTAACCTTTGAGCTACATCTGCATTACTATTGAGTAACCAGTTCTCCAGCAGATGCTTCTTCACTGCATACTCATAATACTCTGTTAGTAGAGGATGATCAAGGATTAGTACATTGTTGTCATCATCCACCATGTCACTAAGATAGTTGAGGTATAAGGTACCTTCTTCAAAGGTAGTGGTGATTGTACCTTCATCTATATCCAGCTCATATTCAGCTGCTCCTCTTGTACCCCAGTGATGCCAAGACTCATCTGTACAATGTTTGAGAGCCCCAGCTGTTAATCTGATAGGCCTGGGATCATTGTACTGTACTATTTTCTCCTGCCATCTCTGTGTTACATAGAAGTGTCCACCACAATCATTGACCTGCTCTCCTGCCCTTAGTGGATCACATAGAGCTACCACAGGGCTAATGCCTTTGGGATGATCCCATTCCTCAGTTAGATTCCCTAGTGTCTCTCCTGCATTGCTATGGTACTCCACTTTTCTACCACACATGAAGGCTAACTGCAGATACATGAAGTCTGCAGGTAGATCAGCCTTGTGGTTCTTAACCTCAATAATGGCCTGCTTCTCCCTGTTTATCTTTAGACCTAAGTCCTCATTAACCCTTCTAACCACCTTGATGACCTTACCCCTGTTGATCATACCTTCATCTGCAAAGGAATCCAGATCACTTTCAACTGAGGCCATTAATTGGTCCAAAGTGATATACGAAATATTAGCCATGTATCCTCCTCCATTTATGTTTGTATGGGGTTTTGTCAACCTCTTCCCCATGGTAAGCAAAAGTAAATCCTTCCATTGTGAATCTGTATCCAGGAGTCTTCCTTAGTATCTGACTAACACTTGTGGAATACTTGGATTTAGCCTCCTGAACTGAGTCTAATGTCTCTACGAGCCTATACTCCCTGTCATATACATCTACTTTAGATGGAGAGTGCCCACCCCTTACCTCCCTAGCCATGTTATATCCGAAGTTCCTATCCAGGGCTTGTAGAGAATCTATGTAGAACTTCTCTTTCTCAAATAGAAGAGGCTCATCTACAAACTCTATTACATCCATCCTTAGTTCTCTACCCTTGTCGAACACTCTCTGTAGTATAATATTTGGATGCCTTCCTTTGTATAAGGCATGCTTATGATCATTATATCTCTTAAGAAGGTTCTTAGCTTTACCTATGTACACCTTACCATTCTCCATATCTACTATCCTATAGATACAGCTCCTGGTAAGGTTACTCTTCTGACTGAGATTAAACCTAACATCACTTGTCCTTAGTACTGCTGACATTATCTATTCTCCTCCTTATTTACTTTGGGGTCTACAGGTATCTTCTTAGTGTTGATCAGATCATTAAGTGCATGGTCCATCAATTCTCCCAGTACATAGTCTGGTACCCTTAGCTTCTTATCCATATGTGCTACACACTTCCTCTTGTCACTACCAGGCATGCACTCATTTATGACCTCATCTACAAAGAACCCCTTGACCTGTACCATCTTGATGCCCTTTATAGGGAAGTAGAGGTAGCCATTATGATAGTAGTAGTACCTTGCTTTGTCATACTTGGTATGTGGGTTCTCTAGTTTCCTCATCAACTCTTGTAACTTGATAGGACTAAACTCCTCAGAACCATCTATGCTATATACTGCCTTAAGTATTACACCGTCTTCATCTGTGTATAGGTCTGGAATCTTCTCCCTTGTTCTCCACACTTTGCACTTAGTCTTAATACCACAACATTCATCTGCAGCTGGTACCTCTATTACATCAACACACTTAAGTGTCTGGAACAAATAGTCCAACTTCATGATCCTCAGCTTGGATGCTTCCCTCTTAATAAGCCATCTTGCATGCTTATCAATGATTGACCAAATGAATTTCCTTGTAAGACGACTATCTGCATTAGTCAGCCTTACTTGATTCATTAGTTGTGAGATCAGATGTCCTACTACTGGGATGTCCATGATATTGCTTTTGTGCTGTGTTCTTGTATATCTCAGGCCTCTCTCTAAATGCCTGAGATACCTTTTCCTTGAATGGGGTTATTGCTTTGAAGTTCCACATAGTACAGGTACTCAATTTGTATTTGGAACAGGGATTGTAGACTATCTTGCCTGGCTTGCCATATGAATGGTAGTTCTCATAGGTAACCAGCACATCATGTTCTTTGGAAGTCTTCCAATCAATTCCAGGCTCCTTCATCTTCACATAGGCTGTGTACACCTTCCCTATTCCATTGGGAAGCATTACACCATCAGGCTCAGTGATGACAGTATTCTGAATCTCCTGTGCTATCATCTTCCATATGTGCTTGAACTGGTCAAAGGTTATACCTGGATTAGTCTTCTTCCATTCTTTGAACAACTCCTTGGTTACTATCTTCTTGCGAAACTTCCTTGTGTTGAATCTAGGACCTTTGAGGTCTGCAAACCTAGGTGGCCCTTCCATGATCCTTGCCATGCTACTACAATTTAATCAAATCTATTAAGTTTACCAATTAACTCTCCAAATGAGAAAGGCCCCACCTTGTGGCAGGGTCTTGTATATCAACAATCTAACTTAGAGCTTCTCTTTGTATATATCAGCCATACCCCAGTTCTCAGATATTACAAAAGCTGTGAGGAATCCCCTGGCAAGATATCCCTGTTTGGAGTCCCATTTGGATGTGGCATTTGATCCTTGAGTCAACTGGTAGAACATGATACCATCCATATCCAATGTCTTCTCATGATGCTTATCACCAGTGAAGATGTACTGATAGTTACTATTTGACCATGATTCCTTAGCCTCCTGTGGGAATATAGCAGCAAGCTTCTCAGGTTTGATGATGTCTCCATGATTGAACATCATTAAGGAATTGCCAAATGCTCCATACTTTCTGTAGTCTGTTCTGGCATCAAATAGTATCTTGTGCCCCTTGAAGTAAGCCTGTAGCCATGTTATTAGGTGCCAACCTACATACTCGTCATGATTCCCAGGCATGTATATCACTTCTAATGAAGGACAAGCCTTTGCCAGCTCAGTTATTATCTCTACTTCGTGTCTGCATATACTATCAAATCCTTGGTGGTAGTCAACCATATTCTTCTGTGGGGTTCCCTTAGTTGTCATTCCTGTCCACTCACTATTGAACTCGTCAGAACCTATCACATATACTAGTTTGGCTATGTGGTAACTAAGGTTAGCCTTTTTCACTATTCTCTCAACAGCACCTTTGTACTGCGCAAACCTTGCACGTATATCATTATTACCCTTTATATCATATTTGTCGAAGTGTAAGTCCTGTTTGTTGATGATGAGGCACCCATTAGGCTTCAATGCCTCTACATCACTAGCCACACCCTCAACCCAACATTCTACAGGAGTATTACACATACCTGAAGATGTGAGAGTTATGGGAGCAGATTTGTCCCATGTCTCCAAGTACTTCATGAAGTTCTCCTGGAACTTATTCTTCTCTTCCTTGGGAGCAAGGAAGGCCTTTACTTGGTACTTGTTATTCCAGAAGTTCTGTACCCATTTAGTAATTTGCCATTTGGTGAGATCAATCTTACACTTCTCTACTAGTTCTTCCAGTGTCTTGATCTCCTGTCCAACTAAGGCTTCTACTTGTGCAGTGCCCTTAGTTAGGTCTTCCTCAAACTTAGTGATCTTATCCTCAAGGTCCATCATGTATTGCTCTCTACTTCTTAGTCTTTCAGCAACACCAGGTATCATGCTCCCTACTATGTTGTTAACAGGTTGAGCTGGTTTGGTTAGGTAAGTAGGTGTGCCTGGATTGTCTTGCCTATATCTTAGCCAAGCATTCCTAGCAGAGTCTGCTCTGTCATACCCAAATGCTTTAGCCAGTTCGTGCCAAGATAGGTCCTTACCATTCCTGATTAGATAGGCTATTAAATTTTCTTTGTTACTCATAATTGATTGTTGATAAGCCAAACTTACACAAAATATAGCTAACTTCCAAATATTAAGAGGAAAAAAAGCCCCACTTAGGAATAAGCAGGGCTACAATTCTGGGAAAACCAACAAACCCAGGTGTATAATGTTATGATAGACAGTCGTATATGTGTGGGTATGCTATCCCAGCGTCTGTGGTAAAACAGACAGAAGTGACAGTGGCCCTAGTGTACTCTGGAGTAGGTAAGGTGCTCTGTATATGGACTAGAGTGCCTTCAGTATCTCCTTGTGCTATAGTAACTGTTCCTGTGAGATGTTCACTCTCTCCACTGGAATAATCATATCCAGTGAAGGATATATTGTAAGTAGAAGGTGCACCTAGAGGCACATCAATCTTTACATTGAGATCATAGCCATCTGTGTTCTTTGCAACTATTGTTTGTTTGAACACATAAGCATTAGTGAATGCAGGAGTAATTTCAATGATGTCTCCATTCTGTATGTTCCAGGGGACTGAGGATATAGGACTGTTTGAGCCTGCATATGTGAATAGTCCACCAGTCAGTTGAGCATTGTTCCTGATCTGTCTTGCATATAGTTGGGTACCAGATACTACCCCAGTTAGATTCACTGTGGGTTGTAGTGGTGTACCTCCTGATAGCAGAGCAGTTACATCAGTCTTAGAAGCATATCCAGGAGTCAATGTCTGCGCTAACTGAGGAGCATTGTTCAGTGATAGCTGAGTTAGTACGCCATCAACTAAGGCATTTCTCACTTGGAGATATGATACTCCAGGTATAGAAGTAGTAGAGTATGCTTGTGAAGAACACTCATGTATCTCTGTAGATGGATAGGCTCCAGTCTTGTATATGACTCTGATAGTCCAATCTACGTCACCATTTACACCATTGAACTGGTCTGTATATGATCCTGAATAGGGAGCAGAGTAGGTCTTTACTTGGTAGAGGTTACCAAAGTTAACTCTATCCACACCTATTAGTTGTACTTCAATGGATGTGATCCCTGACCCAGCATTAGAGACACTAGGGTCAACCTGCAGTGTGTATACAAGGGTACCTGATTGAGGACCACTTGTTTGCAGAGCCCCACATATCCACTTAACTGCTGTGGAAGAGGAGTAGATGTTTTGAGAGTTGGTGCAATCAGACTTGACTAGGAACTTGTACTTTACATTATCATCCAGATTGGAGATAGTTGCACTACCAGCTGCTGATGGAAGGGGGTTCTGGTCAGATGGTAACCAACCAGAACCTGAACCTGGTAAGCCAGTGGCTAGTAGGTCCTTTCCATAGTATAGCTCTTGTGTAGTTCCTGAAGCCTGATTTTGCCAACTTATTGTTGCTGTTGCAGACATATTATGATATTGTTACTGTTAGGTTTGTAGGCAGAGGACATCCAGGTACAGCTGTTGTTGTAGCTGTGATCTTGGTACAGTTAGTTCTGATTGTAGAACCAGCTGCAGGTTGTACTTCTACCAGATAGCTTGTGGATGGTGTCAAGCCAGTGAATGTAGCATTGATCTGTGTATCAAATGGTCCAGTGAATGTCTGTGTTTGTAACAGGTTCACTCCACCAGCATCATACAAGTTCACTACATATCTGTCTATGTCTCCACCCAGAGGAGCAAATGATGCTACTATTGATGTGTCAGTTGTCACTGAAGTTATGGTTGTACAAGTTATTTCAATTCCTGTCTTAGTCACTGCACTAGCAGAACCACTTCCACAATTGTTTGTTATTCTGAATATGTACACTACATTTGGCGACAGACCAGGAATGTTAACTGAAGAAGCTGCTGCATTCAGTGTTGCATACTGAGTGTATGTGGGAGCAGTAGACAACTTGTATTCTATTGTCTGAGTACCATCTGATCCACCTGGAGTCCATCCAAGAGCAGCAGTACCACCAGATATCAGAACTGTAACACCACTTGGTAGAGTACAGCTAGTTATAGGCATTGTTGTAACTGAGGCTGAAGTATCAGCAGTAAGACCAGATGCACACTTAGCTCTGACAGTCAGAGAATAAGTTGTATTTGGTACCAGTGAGTTGAATGTATATGGACTGTTAACAGCAGTAGCTTGTACTACGCCATTGACAAGAACATCATAAGTTGTTCCACTTGTGCTATTCCACCCAAGCTGTACTGTTGTTTGACCAACAGAATTGATTATAAGGCCTGTAGGAGCGTCACAAGGAGCAGGGTTGTCACAAAGAGGACAAGTCTGCTGGGATACACAGTTCCAGTCTATAATAGGCACATAAATGACTGTAGAGCCATTTACTGTCTTCTGCCAGCTAAGGCAAGTTGTAGCCACTAGCTGTAAGTCAGTTCTGGGAACATAGGGTCTCCCATCTGTTCCATAGGTCAGTATATTATCAGGGTTGCTGGAAGGAATTAATTCCAACTTCAACTGATCACATCCCACTGAAACCAGGGACATAGATGATGAGGAGATTCTCCCTAGTGTAGCTGAGCTATAGGTGGATAGAGTGTTGATGATCTTGGAGAAATTGTCATTCCTCTTGATCCCAACACAAGATATATCCAGTCCTGTATAGTTGACACAGTCTGAAGAAGTTATGTTGATACAGCCTACACTATCATACAATGATGAACAGGTACATACACAGCCCCCACAGGTTTTGCAAGGGTCTGAACAAGGCATTGTAGAAGGCTGATTGCAGTTAGTGCACATTAGATTAGTTTGTTATATTATTAAAGTCCATGTCCTCCACTACCACTATCTCCACAACAAGTTGGGCAGGTTGTTGCAAACACTTCAACAGGATTGTAGTCAAGTACCTGCCACTTGATATACAGAGTAGACACAAGTGTAGAAGGCACCTTCAGGAAGATGTTTCCTATGTACCTCACACCAACAGGGTTGGTAGATGCTGTATTTACAATCTTTATTAGTCCTGGAGGCGTAGCAGCTGCAATTGCATTGCTGATTGCAACAGGGTCACCCTTATATGTAGTGTTGATTGGGTACTCTGTTCCACCTATACCAATTGCTATTGCAGCTGTATCATTGTTGTAGTTCTCCCAAGTTGTAGCTGAACCTGCATTACCAGATACTGCATACTTCACATTAGCACATACATAGGCAGGTGCTCCAAGGTTAATACAGTCTGAAGTTACACTAGAGTCACCAGTTGAGTCAATACCAACAATGCTGGCACCCTTCTGTATGTAACCAGTTGATCCAGGAGCAACAACCAGTGTTTGTATTAGTTTCTGCCCAGGGGCTTGGTATACAATGGTTGTTAAGCCACTTGTACCAGCGCCTGTAACAAGACATACAGGACAAGCACTATTTGGTATGAATTGCTTACCTACACACTTCTCACAATTGAGGGTACCACTTGTTAGAGAGGCACTAACTGAGGCTGTAAGTGGTCCTGATAAGTCAAGTCCTGCAAATGAGAATGGTCCTTCCTTAGTGTCCTCACTAACAGTAATTGGATACTGTGCAAACTTGTTATTCTTGTCTGTAATGGTAAGCACAGAATCACCACTATCAAGAAATCCATTGGGTATGTTAGTACCCAAGTAGGTTGAGAATGTGATGTAAACAGCGTCCCCATCTGAGTTGGGTTCTGCAAGTATGGATAGAGTGATGTCCTTACAGGTAGATTTGCAACAGTTTGATTCAATGTTGTCAATCCTATCCAGTAAGTTCTTAGCTAGGAGCCACAGATTGTTCTCAGATTGAGAAAGATTCTGTGGGTTCAATATCCATCCATCAACAGTCCCCAGGAGCTTATTTAAGCCCTGTGGCTGCCTTGCAACTGCTTGTTGTACATCTGTTACCTGTCCCACTACGTCCTTGTAATTACAGTAATCCTGAGCTAGCAACGGCACTTGTACACTCGCAGGTTTTGGAGTGGGGGTTACACAGGTAACTATATTAGGCTCAACATAGGCAGGGGGGATTGGCAGATTGTCAATCTGATCCTGCAGGTTGGCTGTAGTATTCTTTAGGGATGCAATGTCAGTAGCACTAGCACAGACCTGGTTTACAAGTGATTGTAGAGCTTGGTTCAGGTCCTGTGGTAGTTCATTGCCAAAGTCATCAAACCTTCTTAGACACTTCATGTTCACTACAATAGGAGGCAAATCATCTGTTGTATTGCCTGCCTGGTCTATAAGAGCCTTGAGTGAGCACTGGTTATCAAGAAGCAACTGAAGGATTAGCCTAACTGTCTTATTTTCAGGTAGAAGAGGGGTCTTTTCAATAAGACAGCTCAGGTCCATATCTGACAGGTCTAATCCCTCAGTTATCTCAACAACCTGACAGGCAACCTTGTACATAGTATCAGTCATAGATTGCCCTGATACTACACCTAGTGCAGGTATAGATTGGCCAGTCCATGTAACACATGTAGAACTAACTGCGCTTGTGCAGGGAGTTGATATGTTTGAATTTTTGGGAGTCATTATTAGTATCCTGTTACTTTGTAGTTTGCAGTTATATTTCCTGAGCCAAAATAGAACCTAAGGCCCTTAGTTAGTTGTGCAGTTAGTCTAGCCCCTGCACCATTTATTGGTACATTGTTACCAGAACCATCTGTTTCAACTAAATGACAAGTAATCTTGGGATTGTATGTTGCACTTCCAGGTGTCCAGATAGTTACTGTTCCATGGCTGGATGATCCTGTTCCATATGAACCTCCTAGCTTGATACCTGTGTCTAATGTGTTGCCATTACCACCAGAACCATAGTTGAAGCTCCATTGATAGTTATTTGCACCACTATCATAGGTTGTACCATCTACACTAACCCTTACATACAAGTCTACTGCGTTAGTAGAAGGTAGTATATTGTAGAGAGTTACTTGTATAACATCGTACAGATTATAGTAAGCACTCATGTTTATATCTAGAGTGGCTGCTGCACTTGCTGAACCTGATGCTAGTATCTTTGGTAAATATGCCATTGTATTATAATATTATCCAGTAGGTACCATCGTTAATGACAGTATAACCTTCTCCTGGATTTATAGTGAGCGTGGTTACAGTTGTTGTTGTATATATATTATCTGATCCTGCTCTTGTTAAAGTTATTGTAGCTGACCCTCTATTCTTAATAAAGTAGGTAGTGTCAGTATTACCAGTTACTGCAGGAAGTGTCCATGTGGTTGCTACTGCTCCTGTAAATACCCATGTAGTTGCTGTAGCATCCAGGGTCTGTGTAGTTCCACTAACTACACTGGTTTTAAGCTTTGGAGATACAAGAGTAGGGGAGGTAGCAAATACTAGTGATCCTGTGCCTGTTTCATCAGACATAGATGCAAGCAGCTGAGCTGATGTTATTGAGGCTGAAGCTGTACCATATAGTGTACCAGATGTTGGTAAGGTAACATTTGTAGTAGCTGTACTGGTTAGAGTAATGGCAAAAGCCCCAGCTGTTATAAGGCTTGAACCTGTAACTAGGGTTAAAGTAGCACTTGTTGTAGGTGCTGTTATAGTTACTTTGTTAACTGAAGTAGCTGTTGCTACTCCTAATGTGGGAGTAACTAGGGTAGGAGATGTAGCTAATACTACAGAGCCAGTACCTGTTACTGCTGTTATAGCTGTACCATTAATACTAAAGGAGTTACCAACACCTGCAGTGTTGAATGTCTTATTAGTAAATGTAGTAACGCTGGATGCAGTAACTCCATCTGTTATACCATATCCTGAGATTGTGGTAGGAGTTCCAGTGATCTTAGACCAGGCCAACCCAGTTATCCAAGTAGGATTTGAGTATGATCCACTAGTTAGTGCAACAGGATCAGTAATACCATATCCACTAAGAGTCGTAGGGGTTGATCCTATCTGAGCAAATGTATAGTCTCCTGATTGCGCCACAACATCCCCAGTTCTGGTAAACACTGAACTTACTGCTCCACCTCCTCCACCAGAAGCGTAGTTCCATTGTCCATTAGCGTATACACCAATGCCTTGTGTTAGGTCATAGTAAGACCTACCCTCAGACACTGCTTGTGGAGCAGCACTAAGGACTTGAAACTTAGCAAAATTAGGACTAAGTGGCTGGAAGTTACCTGCTATGTCATATGGGCCTGCCATGGTGTGTTATAGGTTGTACTTTGGGTTGTTTAGAGGGGCACATTACCTGTGATTGCACAAGTCCTAGCCTTAGCTTGTATTCCTCCATTAGGCCTTCATCATAATCATTTGAGCAGGCACTAAGGCTGTAAACCCTATCCAAGTATTCCTGGTATGTAAGGTCTGCCATAGTGCATTGCAAGTCCCTGATTATATTTCTTTCCTTAGGCTTCATTAGCAATAACAGCTGTTTTTTCTTTCAAGAAGCCTCAAAGCTTCATTGTACATTTCTATGCCCTCCTTCTCCTGTCCACACTCTTCTACCTTGTATTTAGCTCCATCAACCAATTCCTTGATCCAAATTAAGGCCCTTCTCTTCTCTTCAAATTCTCTCCTGGTAATCTTCACCCTATCTGAGAAAAGCTCACAAACAGCATAATAATACTTCTGGAGAAGGCTACAGGCCCTTAGGGCTGCATATTCAACAAAGAGTTGGTCATTGGGTTTAATGGAGTACTTGTAGTAATAGATACCATCTGGAAGGTCTATAAGGTCTTCCTGTCTTACAGCTGGAGCTATCTTTAGTGTACTAGAGTTTAGTGTGATGCTGAAGTTCTGATCCACAGGAAAGCTCACTGCACAGCTGAATCCTGGAGGAGTTACTTCCAAAATGCCATTAGCTACTGGAATGTCTGCATTATAGGTAGACAAGTCCACTAGCTTTAGCACCTTGCAGCTACCTGCAACCTCCTGTATTTCAAGTCTGCTTATCACAATATAATATAATCAAATGGGGGGAAGGGGACAAATAATGCTGTATATTAAGAAGGGGCTGAGGCGTGAGTATTGCCAGCAGCCCCTTTATAGAGAACAAGGAGGGAATTATTATCTGTTCGTCAGGAACACTCCATTCTGCGCTGTGAAGCTCTCTATGTAAGTCTCAAATGCTGAGGTATCTGTACCTACAGGGAAAGCAAACACAAACTCATAGATTTCAGGAGAGAAATCAGCCTGATGGTTGAACAGAGACCTATCTTGTGTTACCTTTAGATGGTAAGTGATATAGTTCTTTGTTCTATCTACAGCATTGAATGCTGTGTTGTCCATCACCTCTCTCAACCTTGTATCATGGTAGAACTCTCCATGTACTCTGTACCTGTTAGCTCTAATGTACTCCCTGATGATGAATTCACCACTTTGGGTTGGCATTGAGGAGTTAGTGATTCTTCTTGTTGCTACGAAGTTATTACAAGGCTTACCTTCACCATCGTAGTTGGTAGTACCAATACCCATCAGTTGAGTTACTTCGAGCTTCAGAGGCCTTACAGAGTAGTAATCTGTTGGGAAGAAGCTTGGGTTACCAAACTGGGTATTTCCTACATAAGCAGCTGTTAAGATCACACCTACCTTGATAGTTGTATCCACAGGGCCAGTTACAGCACAAGGATCAACATCAGGCTTTTGACCTTCAAACCAAGGAAGAGGAGTGAAAGTAGGCACTGGCTTAGTTAAGCAACCATCAAGTGCACAATCATTGCTCCATTGTTGCAGCGTGTACTTGTCAGAACAAGTTCCACTTGCATATACAGCAATTGAGTTAGATACAATTGTTGGGTTGCCAGCATAGAATGCTTGAACATCAGACAGTCTGTTTGTTCCACCACAAGTCTTCTGTAAAGTGAAGTAGAGGGTCTGAGTAGTCTTGTACCTTGTTCCAGCTGATACCCAAGCAATTGCTGAGTTAGCAGGAGGAGTACACTGAGCTACTGTAGAACCAACCTTAGTTACAATATCAGAAGTGTTGTTTGTTGGAGTTACAGCTGTACCAGCAGTTACATTGATCTGTACTTGAGCCACAGCTCCATTTTGGCTAAGGAACTTACCACTACCACTTATGGCAGAATATGCAGTTACTACTGCAGCAGCATAAGTTGCTTGGTGAGCAGTTGTATCAATTGCATCAGTTGCAGATACTGCCTTAGTTATTACATAAGTGTCATAAGCAGGCACTGAAGTATAACCAGCAGGACATGTTCCACAAACAGCTAGGGCAATAGACCCAGCAGGAGTGTAGTTAGCTGGTGCACCAGCTGTAGTTAGAATACAGGCTTGGTAAGTGGAGTTGATACCTGTTCTGCTTAGCAGAGAGATTTGCAGGGTTGGATAGGCAGTTTGTACTGCAGCCAGGGCTTGCACATCTCCAAGGTCAGGAACAGTCAGGTTATACAGTGTGTGGGTTGGAGAAGTAGCTGCATAATCAGAAGAGATTACATCAGCCTTCACAAACCACTTCAACTCAGGGTCTTCTTCAATTGCCTTCTTTAGGGCATATGCCTGAATCTTTGTGTCCACAGGGTCAAAGCAATTACCTGTTTGGCAATCAGCTGAGGTAGTAGGACATCCTGTTGTGATCATGATCTCCCTCTCTATAGGCCTTGTGTAAGTGCCATAGACATCTTCACCCCATACCTTTACCTTGAATCTGTAACTAGTTGAAGCAAAGAATGCCAGCTTGTTACAATCATTAATACCATCCCAACCAATAGCCCATTGCTCAGATTGAGCAGCTCTTGGGTATGATCTTTGGAATGAATGTATTCCTTTGACATTAAATTCAATGGTCTTATCTGATTGAGTCAGACCCCCAGTGAACCTTCCTAACTGGTCTACAGTATGCCAGCTACCTTGTGCAATTTGCAGGTGGGCAGCAGCAGGAACTGGTCCATTTACAATCTGGCCAGTGCTTGACCTATAGACTGTAAGCTGTCCTTTCTTAAGCTGGTCTGTTGTTCCAGAGGTTAGTATAGCGCCTGTCCCTACAAAATAGGGCAAGTTATACTCGTGTGAGAAACTCATAACTTGTTAAAGTTTTGTTGTTATGTAAAATCGAATCTTAGGTGTTTTCCTCAGCCCTTTGCTTTGCTGCTTGCATCTGAGTTAAATACTCAGTGTCTGCTGCCAGTATGGAGACTGCATCATCCAGTATCAACTCTGCTATATCATCCTTAAATTCAAGGTCTGAATCCTTGGAGGCTGTAGCATCTTCATGTGTATACCCAGCTACATCCACCTTTTTGGGGGCTCTGTAATAGGTCAACTGCACATAGTCCACCTGGAAGTCATCATTTGTATAAACCCTTAGTTTGTTGCCAAGTAAGGTGTGGAATGTTTGTCTCCACTCAAATGAAGGACTGAGACTCCAGTCAAACAGATAGACAGGCACATTTGCCTCTTCTATCAGTGTACTATCAAGGAGGATTCCCTGACAAGTGTCTTTGGAAGCATAGGGAAGAACTTTCTTAAACCAGAGGTAGTTAGTAGGTAATGTGTCAGTCTCGAAGTATCCCTTCTTGTCTGCCCCATTTACCCTCTTTTCTACAAGGAACTTCTGAAGGTCATCCACTCTCACTCTACTCTCTTCATCACCTTCCTGCCTTACATTTGACCCATGTACTTGTCTTCTAAACCATTCTAGCTGTGCTTTGTTAACTGCTTCCATGACCTGCCAATCTGGTATGTTGTCATAGTCACTACTATGCAGTTTGTTAAGCCTTAGTCTGGTCTTTATAAGGACAAGTTGTGGTGTCATTTTACTGGTTCCATTTTTTCTCAACCTGCTCCTTCAAGTTTTCCAGCTCACTTTGATTAGCTGGACTTGCAAGGAACCTGGCTGCCCTATCTAAGGAACCACCATACTTGGTTCCTGTTTGTATGTTCTTTATCTGATTGTCATCAGCTGTAGTAAGGAAGTTGAAGTAGTTACCTTCTTTCAAGTAGGCTGAAATATAGAGTGCCTTCTTGTCCTTCTTCAATAATTCAACTGCATCAAGGAATTGCTTTGGTGTCAACTTCTTATTAGTCTTGACTATCTTACCATGTATGAAGTCTGATAGGTCTTTGTACATCATCCCCCTTGGAGTCCTTAGTGTGATTCCTCTATCTGAGGATACTAGTACCTTGTGGATAATGAAGATGTCTTCTAACCTCTTGTCTTCATCAATAGCTTCAAGTGCAGCAATTGCCTTGTTAATCTTTCTGTCATCAGCTACACCTACCTCTGCATACTCTTTAGCATCAATCAAGTACCATCTAAGAGGTACTGCACTGTCTGTAGCTTTTTCATATGAAGGAGCAATCTCTTTGAAGGCTCCCCCCTTGATCATGTAGAATGTAAGCTTGTCTTCAGGCTTATTCATATTCAAGAATGTAGTCTTCTTGTTTATGACGAGAGATTTGTCTGTCCAAAACTGAATGTTAGTGGGGTCCATGTGGTCTGCACCAAAGTAGTCCTCTAACTCTTTCTTCACTTGTACAACCTCTTCTCTCTCTGATTCAGGATAATCATTGGGGTCTAGCCCAGTGATGAACCTTACTTTTCCTCCTGATGATGGCCTTGTAGCAGGCTCTAATCTTCTCTCAAATCCAGGGAACAGGAATAGTCCTGCCTGTAACTGCTTAGTTGGATCATTCTCCTCCTGGAATGGAAGGTATTGAATGCTTATTGATCTATCACTCATAATGTGGGTTTTTTGAAAAAGGGGGAGACTCTGCACATCTCCCCTGTATGTGTATCAAATATAAGACTATTACACCAGGCCTCCAAAAGGCAATCCTGTGAAGGGGTTCCTCATAACAATCTTCAGTACTCTAGTTGGGTCAATAACTCTAATAGCATCATAAGGTCTTTCGAATGCTACACCAAACCCTGACTTTCTGCTCTGAGCAAAGAACTTAGAAGTTCCTCCATTACCCATTTCACCAAGAGGGTGGGTATCTCTACCATTCTGTATGATCATCTTAACCTTAGCCTTGTTGTTCCTTAACAACTGTACGTTGTTAGAGAAGTCATCAACATCATACATGATGAAGGAGTAAGAAGACAGGTTGTAACCTGTAGCAATCTTAGGATTGTCCACATCATTCTTGTTGATAACATCAAAAGCAGGGTTGTATCTGAACTTCAGCCTTACAAGACCAGGCAGAGTCAGTTCATTGTACCATAGACCAAATCCAAGATTGAAGGCATTACCTGTAACAACCCCTAGTTTCTGGCCATCCAGTACAAATGAGTTGCTGTTTGTTTCCTTAGCAATCATCTCATTTACCAGTACCATTCCACCCCATCCTGTTTCAATTTCAACAGTAGGCTCACTTCCAGGAGTGACATAGTCTCTCTTACCAAGGAAGTAGTTGTGGTAGGCATTGATAAACATGTACTTAGAGAAGTTGGCATAGTTGTACACGTGAATGTAACCAGCACTCAGTTGTTGCCACAATCCTGTAGGCAGATCAACTTCATCCTGTCCATCCAGTAGTATTCTACCACCAGTACCCCACATAAGCTGATTCTCATAGTCCCTAGCTAGGATTCTCATTGAGATATCATCCATAGCAAAGGCAAACTTCATCCTGGCTTCACCAGAGTCTACCCTAGCCTTAAGGTCAAGTGGGCTCATGCCAACACTTTCCATGTACTTAGTCAGTTCAGGTACAGTGGGATCACCAGTACCATCAATCTGTACGTATTCAATTACTTTCCTGTAATTGTCTACTGAGATGCCATGTTCATTAGCCTTGTTTGAAATCCAGTAAGAGGTCTGGGCTACAGCTTCACCAATCTTGATGATGTACTCCCTTTCACCTACTCCACTGTACTTCCATGAGCTATAGTACTGTCCAAACTCAGGGGACATTACAGAGCCATACTTACCAATTCTAACTCCAGGAACAAGATACTTCTTGTCTAGGTACTTAACATACCCATTGTCAGGAATCTTAACTGTGTAGATGAAGGCTTCACCTTTCTGCCTGATTGGATCAGGTGTTACTACCATCTGGAAGTTGGAGAACTGAGAGAACTTCAGAATGTCTCCATATCCAAATCTGTCTGTAGACACAAGGATTTCAAACTTCATTCCATCAAGTCCAGGCTTGTCAACAGTAGTAATATCTGCTACTATTTCAACAGTATCATCCATTGACACTGGGACTTGGAATCTAGCTACATTGCCATCAATCTCAACAATGTTCTTACCTCCAAAGCTAGACATCTTATATAATGGCATCTCTGACTTTCTAGTCATTGCCCAATACTCTACAGGACCAAGGTCAGTGACCTTATCTACATTCATGAATGGCAGATAGTTCTTAGCCATGTGGGACCTCATGTCGAACTGTGTCTGTCTGTAGAATATACCATTATTAATTACTGGTGTACTCATATCTTATAAGGGGATTTAATCTAATTAGGAGTAGGGGTTTACAAATCCTTTACTAGGGAGTGTTTTATTTGTTCTGCCTACTTGTGTTCTGTTGTTTGCATCATCATTGTTTGTGGTAGCAGATGTTGCCTTAGCTGTCTTCAGCTTCTTGAAGGTCTCTTCAGTCACTGTATTAGTAACTGAGGTCTTCAACTTATCTATGAACCCTTGAGGGTCTATAGCAAACTGTACCACATTCATGTAATGATCATAGTTGGCATTATTGCCAAACTGGAGTTCTTCCAGTGTCTTCACAAAGAGATTGGTCTTTGATCCATTAAGGGACTGGTATTTAGGCAATGTGATTGCTTCATACAACTTAGCCTTGTCCTCTCTGGTTAGCTTTACAGCCCCAATAACATCTTTGTCAAGGGTCTTTCTTATTGTAGAAACATAGACCTTACTTGCTTCTTCAGCCTCTTGTCTTCTCTGTTCCTTTTCTGTCATACTCTTCTCAACTAGGGCCTGTTTTGAGGCTAAAAGCTCAGGATATAAATCTGCAGCTTCTTCCTGGAGTCTACTTCCTCCCAGGTCCTTGAGTATGTTTATCTGCTTGTCTATATAAGCATCCTTGAATCCTTTGGACCTATATGTCTCTCTGACAGCCTTCTCAGCTCCAGCTGGGGTCTTGATATCAATCTCAGCAGCTTCTTCTACTTCCCTGATTGCACCTAGCAGCTCTATCACTTCACTAGCACTCTGGGCACCTTGGTCTGCATAATGCAGTACTGCCTGTACTTGTGGACTGTAGGCTTTCTTTTTTGACTCCCACCACTGTTCCTCATCCTGTTCCTGTCTGTGTTCCAGGTTTGACTTAATGAGCTTTTTGGCATCTTCAATAGTTTTGATCTCTACTATACCCCCTTGTCCATCATCTGCTGCAAGGAGTAGGCCTTCTTCAATCATCTGGTTAACCCCAGTTACTAAATCTGAAGCCTTTCTCCCTGGCTTCTTCTCTGCAGGAGGAGCATTTGCAGGGGTTGCAGGTGGGGTTTCTTGTTCCTCCACTTCTTCCTCTTCATCCTCATGGAACACATTAGCAAGGTCTTCATCCTTTACTACTGTTGTTACAGGTTCCTTAGGAGGCTCCTCTTGCTTTGTAACAGGTGGTGGTGGAGTATCCACTTTCTTCTCTGGCTCAAGCCCTAGTAGACTCGTTGTTTGTCCTGACCATATAGCAGCTGCCTGCTCGTCAGTTAAAATCTCTGGCATATCTATTTGGTTTTTAGAGTTCTACAGTATAATTGTATTGAATAGTTAGATCAATTCCAAATCTGTAAAGTTATTTTGGCCTAATTCTGGTGATCACATAGTTATTTAGCCTTTGGCTTATTCTTCTGTGCCTTGGCTTTCATGGCCTCAATCTTCTGATCTGATGCCATCTTGTCTCTTTCAACCTGCAACTTCTCCCTTTGAAGGTTGATATTGTCATTGTGTTGCTTCTCATCCAGGTCCAACTTCTGTTGGTTGTTCAGAATAGCTGCAGCATTGACTTTCTGCTGTTCAAGTATATCCAGAGCCTCAAGAGGATCAGGTACACCATTACCATTGACATCATTGGATTTACTCTGTGATGCCCTAATCTGAGCCACAAGTATCTCTGTTTCAAGCTTCTTAGCTTCCCAGTAATCCTGTCTTGCACCCTTCTTCTCTTCTTCTTTCTCAAGGAACTGTTGCTGTTGTTGTTGTAGCATCATCTCATGATCATTCTGAGCTTGTGCCTGTTGTTGTCTCTTCTCATCTGCTTCCTTCAGTTTAGACATGATCTCAGCTGGACTCTGCATAGTTAACATCTGTGCTATCTCATATAGGGAACCACCTGCAGTATTGTTCTCCACTGCCAGTTTCCTTAGTTGCTCTACAGTAGCCTTAATATCAGCTGTGCTCCTTGCATACACCCTGAAGTCAGCCATAAGTAGTCTGTACCCTTCGATCTCAAAGAATACATTCTGGTCGTCACTATTCAGGTAAGTGATCTTACTTTGAGGCTTAGTAGCACTAATGAATTGAGCAGCGTCTAACATCATCTGTCTAACTCTAGGCATCAGGTCATTCATGTGCTGATCAAAGTATATCTCTGTCTGAGCATAACTGTTCTGCACTGCTTGTTGTACCCCAGTTGCAGATGATGATGCAGCTATATTACCCTGCCTCTCCTTAGTTATTCCTACTACTTCATAGCATTGTGTCTTAGCCCATTCAGCTAGCTGTATCCTACTAAGTATTTGTTGTGTCTTTGTAAGGTCCACTACCTGGAAGTGCTGAAAGTTAGTACCTACACCAGTATTGATAACACTTGTATCAACTGGGGCAATGTTGTACTCCTTCATCACTTGATGGAACATTGGGTAGTTGTACTTGCCCCATTCCCCATTCAGCGAGTTACGAGGTATCATGTTCTGGTCTATCATGAACACACTACCTACTTCATCAGCTGTCATCTCCAGTATTTGGTTATTGAAGATGTTGTATTGAATCTGGTAGCTCTTCATCTTATCTACCATACTACTGGAATAGGAGTTCCTTTCACTATATATCTTACCTTCTACTGGCAACTTGCACCCATAGAGGTTCCCCTGCCCCTTGAATTCAAAGGGAATAGGATCACCTCCTATGTATATTGGATCAAAGTTAGTGTAGTTTCTTGTGTAGTAGGTGCTTAAGGAACTATTTATCTTTACTCCATACCTCGTCTGGTTAATCCATGTGGCATCCAGATGTTCTCCTGAAATGAGATTGTCTGCACTCTCTACTTGGTGTATACTCTTGTCATAAACAGGTGGTTCACTGACTATATAATTCTCATCCACAATAGTCTTTATGATGTCCCCTTCCTTAGTTATTCTAGTCAACTTAAAGACCTTGACCTGGGACCTCCAATAGGCCTCAGTCACTCTTACCATACCTGGACCTTCCAGTGTACTAAAGTAGTCACTAGTGATCTTACCTAGATCATGCCATGACATGTTGAATGCATTGTTATCAGGAGTAGTAGGTTGTCCCATACTCTTAACAAACTTACCATCAATGGATTGCCCCCAGGTTACATTCTGTATGTTCTTCGGATAAGGCTGTCCATAGTTGGTATAGAAGTTGTACTGATCTCTATATGCGTCATCAACTAAGGGAAGGTGATTAATGATCCTGTAGCCATTCTTTAGCTCTGTTATCTGTTCCTCAGTCATCTTATCCCCAAATAGATCAATTACATCTGGAATGGACATTAGTAGTATTCTACCTACATAGTTGCCTTCAGAGATGTAATAGGTCTCAGGACTCTTGTGATAGAATGTAGTAACTGGATTCCATAGTTCCACCTTGTAATCATCATCCAGTAGCCTGATATGCCAGAACTCTCTATCACAAACCAGGGAATCTCTAAAGCCCAAGTTGTCAAGATTGTACATGTCAAACCTAGCATCATCATATGCTATCATATGATTAGCCCATTGCTCTGCTATACCCCTGTAGTTCTTGTATTTGACCTCCAATTCAGCTAGTTGCTTAGCAGTATCCAGCTGTTGCTGAACCTGTTGTTGCATCTCAGGATCACTTAGGTCAATGCCCATCTCCTGGAATCTCTCTATTTGCTTCTGTTCAGCTCTAGCTACAAGGATTTGAGTTAGATCACCCATCTTCTGCTCATTCATCTCATTGTAGTATTGCTCATCCACTTGCTTAGCAATGATCCTATTGTCCCTCTTTGCATGCTCAGACACCATTGTGTTGATTACATTGGGTATTAGGGGATAGAATCTGATAGGAATAGTGTTCTGATTCTCCTCAGCTATCACTGCAATATGATCACTCATATCATTGTTTGGACCTATCATGTAGTCAAACTTGTCTATGATACCATTTGCAAGGTGGTAATTCTTGATCAGTCTCCTACTTTCCCTCATTAACTGTCTTATACCTGCTCTTTCAAGCCAATCCAGGTTCCATTTCTTCCAATCCTCATCCTTCTCATCTGCTGATACCATCTGCAGAGGAGTCATATTGTATATGTTGTAGTCTAATCCCCCAGCTACATACCCATTGAGTAGGTCTCTGGCAGTTAATACTACTGCACCCTTCTTTGTTTTCTTTGAATTAGCCATTTAGCCTAAGTGTTTGAAAAAAGACCTGGGCTTTAATCCAGGCAAATAGTTAAGGTTCTGATCAAGTGACTTGAAGAATGACCTTTTGTGCGGCATCATTACCTCATCTTTCTTCTTAGTTTCATCTTTCCTAACTAGGGCACCATTCACAGCATAGTGTTTTGCCACAGATAGTGCCAGACCAAATGAAATAAGCCTGTCAGTATTGACTCCATCTCTGTATTCCTTTAGTTCCTCCAACAATCCCAGGTCAGTTATCCTCTCAATCCCATAGATAGTCTTAACTACCTCCCCATTTTCCTTCCTGATGTGGTCCAACTCCTCTGTTATATAGTCCTTGATGTTCTGTAAGATGTAAGATTTGACATTGGGAGTCATATGTGTACCATATTGCTTGTGCACATTCTCATTGAACTTCATATCTTCAAGGAATCCAATCTCCTTCTTTGAGAATAAGTGTCTCTGCAGACCCTTCTGTTGCATATGGTTGATGAAGTTAGGTACATTAGACTCAACATTAGCCCTTGCATTGTACATTCTAATCAACATCTCTCCCTGTTTATTGGTACTAGGGATATCTTCCATCCTACCTACATACCTAGCTACAGGCCTGAAACCTGATAGTTTGATCTTTATATTACCCTCATCATCCTCTACCTTAGTTTCTATGAGGTTCTTGAAGATGGTAACTGAGAATAGTGACTCTGAAGTGGTAGTAACATCAGTTGCTACAGGGTCAACCCCAGCAAAATACAGTAATGGATCAGGTGTATCCCCAGGAAACTCACTAATAACTACACATCCCCTTTTATCCTGAGCATCTTTGAGAGGCCAGTTCTCAATTGGAAGTGGGTCCTTCTCATCTGCAAACCTGAACTTTACTGCTCCATTATCATCCTCAAACAGTACTACAGGCTTGTCTTTAGGCTTTTCTACAGCTAGTCTGTCCTTTTGTCTCTGTACTAACCATTGAGGGAAGTAAGAACTCTTTCTGAAGGCAAATGCTTCTTCAGGACTAAGAGGATTCTGTGACACCCTTAATTGGTACTTTTCTGGCCTTAAACTCTCCTTGTCCTTTTCCCTAGCTGCTCTAATATCCCTTTCAGCTTCTGCAACTAAGGAATTGCCATCAGCATCTATGAATCCAACTAGGGACCAACTATCTGGTACAAAGAACCCACATGTGGTCCTATCTGGTTTGTCATCCCAGATATTGGGTACACCTAGGAAGCCATACTTCTCTGGATCAGTAAATAGGGTCTTTAGGTCCTGACAATCCTCAAGGTCACCTACAGAGCCTGAGACTATAATAGTACCTGTTACTTCTCTACCTGCTCTTAAGGCAGGTAGCATGTACTCTATAGTCTCTAACATGCTTGGAGCTACACCAGCTTCCTCATAGAAGAAGAATGATTGGTATCCACCTACACCCTTAGTTGGTGATTGTTGGAAGGATATGCCCCTTAGAATTGAGTCATTACCCACATAGTTACCATTCTCATCCAGCTTCCTCTCAGCCCATTCCAATGCTTTTGGGATTTGTGGCCCCCTCAGCCAAGGAGTTTTGGTGTTAATGAAGTTCCTGAATGACTCTACATAGCCCCATGTCTTCTGCACATAAGACTTGTCTGATGCCCCTAGTGTGTTCACTGCTCCCTGGAACCAGCAATATGACCAGTATAATATGGCCATAATCTTGTATGAGTATCCTCTTTGTCTGGTCTTAACTACAACTGCATGATGCCCTTCCAGTATACACCTCATAATGTACATCATGAAGTGATAGTCAGAATCCCACACTGATGGCCCTAGTACAGTTCTCTTCTCCTTCACGAATATCTCCATGAAGTTCAGATAAAAGTAGTAGAAGCCAGGTATGTACCATCCATCTATGATTACACCATGCTTGACCTTATGTATCTCCTCCTGCCAGTACTTCTCCCATTGACGAGAGTTAGGAACATGTGGAGTGTACAGACCTTCCTTTTTGAAGTTAGTGTACTGCTCAGTCCATTTCTTTGTACCTTTCAGCCTGTACTCCCCAGGTAGCTTTACACAGTTCCTAACAAACTCTATGTGCTCCTGCTTAGTACTGAAGGTAGTAGAAGACCATGCATCAGTCTCTTTGGTATAGGTTTTTACCTCTAATGGATATTCATACATACTTAGTACATGCCACTTTGCGCTTTACCACGCAGGACAACCTTTATCTCCTCCTCAGTTATCTTCTCTAGCTTCTTGAATGCTTCAATCTTCTTGCCTGCATTCATCTGCATCTTGTCTATCATCTCTGCATTACCATCCTTACCATATGTGATCTGGGTAATGTTGGATAACTGCTCACTAGTTATATCCAGAGACTTCTTCACAGCTTCATAGTACCTCTTTGTGGGAGTTACATATAAAGCATTGAGCTTGTCTATGGCAGCTGTTATCAGTTCATCATCCACCTCAAAGTCACCTCCTGCATCCTCAGAGATCATTTGTAGCTTCTCCTCTTCAGGTAATCTTGAATAGGGACTATCTGGGGCTGTCATCCAGTCTATGTAATTGAAAGCGGGTATAGGGTCTTTCTGACTATCATACACAGCTTTCAACTGGGGTATCCTCAGACATTGATCAGTGATCACTAGTTTCCCATCTACTGCCTCAAATATTCTTATACTAAGCATGCCTGGTTTTTAGATGTTGTTCCAACATGTTCTTCACATCTCTCTGGAAGTTCATAGCTGGGTATACTCTTGTTTCCTTGTGCTGCTTGTTCTCATCAAACACTACGTGGAGGATTTCCATCTCTCCCATCTTAAGGTGCCTATTGTGCTGGAGTAGCATATACATATAGCAGTTAACCTGAAGCTGGTATAGGTTGAAATTGCAGTCATCCAGGTGTTGAACTGGATAGAGGAGCCTTTTTGATCCATTTCTTGGGTGTTTCCATGACTCGAAATCCAACTTTTCATTTGTCTTGTAGTCTTTAATATTGATCTTTCCATTGACTACTTCAACCAAGTCTGCTGTACCACACACCTTATACTTCTTGGACCATATCATCTTCTCCACATAGATCAGGCCTTCCTCTAACTTCATGTCAGCATCAGACTTAATCCCACTATGATCTGTATGGTATCCAACAACATTGGGATAGCCTAGTAACTCCTCTTCCTTCTGCTTATGGTAAGCTGTACCCCTCTCTGCTGCCCTATCTCTCTTGTCTGCCCATTGAGCAAGTAAGGCCTCCTTAGTTGTGCCATCCTTCTTAGCTTTCTTGGTTGCTACTGCATCCCAATCCACCTTCTCCTGAAAACTCTTCAGTAGAGATGTAACTGGGGCATATTCTTTCTCTTCCTCGTCAATGTACTTGTGTGTACTTTCAATAAACTTCATTAGTTGGTTTCTTTTTGAGCACCAGGAGGTAATCGAAACCTCATCCCTGCATTGGAAGTGCAGTATAATCAGCCTTTATACTACTGATGCTAGTGTTGGTTTATTTAAGGTTTGTTGGATTTCTGGAAGAGGTAGAAGGAATTGAACCTTCGCTCAGAGTTTTGCAGACTCCTGCCTTACCCCTTGGCTATACCTCCATTTGTATGTGTTCATATCTTCATGAGTTTTCCTTCTATGGCAGTTGGCACATAGTACTTGGCACTTTCCTACCTCCTCTATTATTTTGTCTTCGCTCTCCCACTGTGTATTGCCTATGGTGAACTGCTTGTCTCTTAGGTGGTCAAACTCTAGTACTAGTATATCACCTTCCCCACAGTGTTCACATTTCTTACCTTCTAGTTCCCTTAGTAGAATCTCTTGTACTCTTTCTCTATTTACCTTATTGCTTACTAAGGACTTAGCTTTTACCTTTTCCTTGTTGCTCTGGTACCATTGCCTTTGATATTCCTTATCACAATCTATGCAGCAAGGTTGAAGACCATCCTTCCTAGATTTGTTAGGTCTGAAGAAGGATGTGTCTTTCTTCTGCTTGCATTTAGGACAATACTTTTCCATTCCTGACTAGACTGGCCCCCAACATGATAATTAGGTGTGGTGCTGTGTACCCATAGCTGTGAGGAACTCCCTCAAGTTCCCAATTATAGGACCTTGTACAGGGCTATCATTATCTGACTGTTCATCATCATCCTCATCAGGGTCCTCACAGTCACATACCCCATATAGCTCCATAAGGAAGCTGTATAGTAGGCTATCAGCCAAGTCCCTAGTAGATTCCCCTGCTGGAGAGTGTAGGATAGTGATCATAAGGTGAATGTCCTCTTTCAATTCTGCCTTGCAGTCATCACATAGATGACCCTCTTCATGTGTGTGATTGTGGAAACTCATAGTATTTTGTTTTAGATGTTTGCAACAAAGGTTGCTCCTGTGTTCTTCTGATGGCCCTCTATAACATAAGTTACTCCCACTCCCTTCTCCTGGAGGCCACTTTTACCAGTGGGATCAAATTCTACCCTCAGTTGTGCTGTCTGCCCAGGTTCAACCCTACTAGGGACTACTATTGGTGTAGTACAGCCACAAGAGGCCCAAGCTGCTAAGTCAAGAGTTGCATGGTGGTTATTCCTGACTTCAAACCAGAACTTTCTGGGTTTGTTATCTATCTTGCCCAAGTCCATCCTACTAGGGCTTATTGTTACTTCTTGTCCCATTAGTCTACTTTAATGGTTATTTGATGTTCTGCCTTATACTGTTCCCAAGTTGGTACATCCATCATACTAGGGTAACATTGCCTTTGAGGGTCCTCACATGCTTCATCTCCATAAAATTTAGCTGGGGTGTCACATCCACAATACAAGCAGGAGCCATTTTTAAGGCATTCCTTGGCCTGTTCTGATCTCCATATAACTTGCTCCTGTTTGTGCTTTTCAAGCAAGCCAAAGGTCTCTGAGAACATCCTGGAGTATCCCTGCAAGAACCTACCTATATTCTTAAGGCTGATCTTAGCCTTGTTTTTTGGCTCTGTCATATTCTGCCCTCCTAGATTGAAATTGTGCCTTAGTGTTTCTGAAGTCCTGTACCATGTCTATAACATGCCTCCATGTTGACACAAAGGGATGGTCAGGGTTATTACTCAAAAGGGTTGCATGCTTACCCAAGAACTTCTTGTGTCTAATAGCAAATGTCCCCACATGATCCAACTCATAAGCTAGGTCATGAGGTACTACCATCTTTTCCATCAAGGACTTGAACACTGTCTCACCAACTGAGGAAACAAGTTCTTGGTCCAATCCATGCCTTAGTGCTGTTACAGTATATATTTCAGATGCCCTTACTATCATATGTTACCCACTAAGTATTGAAACATTACCTTGTCTGAACTTGTTTTAGGTAGGAAGTCCTCATTGATCTTCCTTTCCCCTCTCTTCCTGTAGTACAGTATCCCCATGTTAGTCATCTTGGCTATGGCATTCCTTACAGTCTGCTCACTCTTGTAATAGCCCTTGTCTACACAAGCCTTGAAGAACTCTGGGTTATACCCTACTATGCTAAGCTCAACCAGACTGTTAATGTCTGACTCTGAGAGGTTTAGACCTGTCTGGAAGGACTTAATAAGTAGGTGCAGCCTGAGTGCCTCAGTCTTATCACTTACTGTTATCTTGTCCTTGATTAAGTCTACACTCATATTGTTGGTCTTCAATACAAATATATGGGTCTTAGTTCATATAAACAAAAATAGTTTGACATGCAAACTTTATAGGTTTGCTTATCAAACTATTCTATTGCACGCACTAGTAGAATCGAACTACTTCCTTCAGTTTTGGAGACTGGGTGGCTACCATAGCCTAGCACGTGTTTGGGGTACAAGGAGGGTATTGATCCCTCTTCACTGCTTTCACAGAGCAGTGCATTACCTTTATGCTACAAGCACCATATAAGAAGCCCCTGCTAGGATCGAACTAACTTCATGGAGTCCAAAGCTCCACGCACTACCAATGTGCTAAAGGGCTATTAAGAGGCCAGTCTGAGCATCAAACTCAGTACTCATCTTTACAAGAGACGTATTTTAGTCATATAAACTAACCGGCCTTATGAGGATTTGCCCTCTAATCTTCTTTGTGTTCTGTAGTACCTACCACTTCCCTTATTTCCACTTTTAAATGTGTCCAACTGGCTATCACAATTGGGACATACTAGCCTAAGGTTGTCCCTAGTATTGTTGCCTGGATTTCCATCTATGTGATCTAGTACAAACACCAGTTCCTTACCATTCCATATATTGTCTATACTACAGATGCTACACTTGCAATCCTGTTCCTTCAGTATAAACTTCTTAAAGGACTTAGGAGAGTACTCCTCACCCTGGAAGTCCTCAGGGCTGCTCAAGAACTTTCTATACTGCTCCTTTGATACATGTTCTGCTGAGCAAGATAGACTACAGAATCTATCATTCTTTGTTGGGTTACCACAGTTTTCACAGTCTATGACCCTTCTAGCATCCTTTCTATTTGATTGTTTCATGCGGTACACCTTGGTTTTGATCCAAGCTCCCTAGATTTTCAGTCTAGTGCTTTCACCAGATTAGCTTGTGCACCATAGTTGGGTGAACAGGACTCGAACCTGCAAATTCTACATCCCAAATGTAGGGACCTACCATTGGTCAACCACCCAAAATAAAAAACCCTCCAGGAATGGAGGGTATCAGTGTTTCATTATTACAATCTTTCTTGGAATGTTATGACAACAGATACCCTTCTCCTTTTAGTGGAGTTTGTGTCGTAAAGGTATGTTGCCAAGTCTGTTTCATAATCAAATATACTAACTATTTGGATTCAAACCAAATATTTCCATCAAAACTTCTAACTGCTTTATTGTTCTCACCTCTGTATTGAAATGTCCAGCTAACCTTAGTCCTCTAGGCTTTGCTGTAGAAGTAGTCCCTCTAAGGCATAGACCTATATCCTTCTCCTTATGAATCCACCATGGCATTCCCTGCCACATGTCTGCTCCACTTATGCCTGGTGCATGGTACTTGAATCCCCTATCAACTAGGGCCTGAGGTGTGATGTTGTATTCCATTATACAAATATACAACAAAATGTGCCTCCCTTCAGAATCGAACTGAATAAGCCCAAGGGCAGTGGATTTACAGTCCACAGGTAGTATCCAATCTACCATGGTAGGCATTAAGAGGAGAGTACTAGATTCGAACTAGTGGACCTATTACAGCCCCCACGTTAGCAATGTGGTGCTTTAAGCCTCTCAGCCAACTCTCCTTAGTTTGAGGAAGGTGGGGGAGTTCAACCCCCACGTCTTTTTAGGGACCTAGTGATTTTCAAGATCATGTACCTCTGTCAACTGGGACCTTCCTTGTATGATGATCTGCCTTTTATCATGCGCTACTGTTGACTCCACATAGACTATTCTATCTTCTTTGACTATGTAGATGGCCAGCAGATCACATTCAGACTGATCAAACTTGTATATCTTATTCTCTGTTTTATTGGCTCTTACCCTGCCAACTTCTATCACAAATCCCCCGTCCTTCCTAGGGTCTTTGTTGCAACTCTTGACACTGACTCTCCTTAGCTCTCCATCCCTGTATGCAACCAAGTCAAATGGTGCCTTACCAGATACTTGATTGAATATATGATAGTGCTTAGCTGTTAGATCAGCCATTACTTTTAGCTCCGCTATGGAGCTATAGTAGGTTTTATTATCCATAGTACCCCCAGCCAGATTTGAACTGGCACCCCGAAGGAACAGATTTTAAGTCTGTCGCGTCTACCAATTTCACCATGGAGGTATGTGACAGTGGAGAGACTCGAACTCTCAGAACCTCTTCATCCTAAGTGAAGCGACTTTACCATTTTGCCCACACTGCCATAAAAACAAAAAGCCCCCAGTTTTTAGGCTGAGGGCTAGTATAAGGGTCTCCGAAGAATGACTTAACTCAATACTATCTCAGCCTGTCTATTCAACAGGGAACTTAGGAGATAATATGAGGATAATTGCTTCATTTGTGTTTGTCCTTAGTGCCAGCCTTTACATTGGCTAGCTGTAGATGCTTAGTTAACTGGTCTGCCTTAGTTGAAGGAGTTATTGCTATTGCTGTAAACTCTCCAATGTCAGGTTCATAAAATGCTGTGTACTTTATCTTGTTGTCATATAACTTTCTGTTGAATGCCTCTAGCTCTGCTAGGTTTCTTACTGAAAGACATATTAAGTACCCACTTTCTTTTCTCCACCTTCTAAAGGTCCTGGGATTGTTATAAGCCCATTCTGCTATTGCATGACCTGTCTGTGCTGTCTGATAACCATGACTAAGGTCTCTCCTTACTATAGTTATCAATCTGGATGTTGATGTAATCTAAGCCATTGTGTTTAGTTTAAGTGCGATCCGTGGGACTCAAACCCACATCTTTCCATTTTAGAGATGGACGCTCTATCAATTGAGCTAGGAAGGCATGGTGGGTAGGTGGGGCTTACACCCAACTGACAGCTCTATGCTATTTCTACCCATTTGCAGAGAGAGTTGGGATCACACCAACCTAAAGCTTAGAAGCACCTCTCCATGGAACGGGGGACAGCTTTTATGGCTGTATTAAAGGGTTATAAGAGAACAGGGCTCTCTAAGTATCCCCCGCATGTAATACAAATATAGTGCAGTCCTAGCTATTTTCCAAATATTCTCTAATCTTTTCTCCAAATAGAGCTGGAATATGATCCCTGATTGATACTCCATCTGGATTAGTACCCCATGCAAAGTCCTGATTATTAAGTATCCAGTTCTTCACTCCTAGGTGAAATGCTAAATGAGAAGTGCCTGTCACAACACTGATGAGTCCCTTAGTTGCATTCCTTAGCAGGCTACCTACATAGTTGAAGTCCATATCAAATCTAGTCTCCACATTAGGTCCTACTATGAACTCAGGATCATCATGCACTGTTGTACCAATTACACAGAACTTCTTGTTAGGCATGCTATCCACCAACTGCTTCCATTCACTCTTAGGCAATTTCTGGCTGCTTGGTAGGCTTCTAGCAAAAGGTGATATGATGTAGTCATAAGTTGGAGTATGGACCTCTATGAGCCTTAAATCAGCTTTAGGAGCAACTAGGGGAATCTCCAATCCCACCTGCTCAAAGAATGCTTGTGACATGTACAGATTCTTTGCTGTTGCAATCTGGAATGCAGTAGCTGAGTAGATTGTATGTGACACTTGCCCAGTTGCTATCTCAGTAAATACAATCCCATCTGGGTTGTATATAAGAGGTACTAACTTCAATGCCTCTGGATGAATCTGTACCACTAGCTTGTCCCTTCTACCTAGCTCCTGCATTGCAGGTACTGATCCCAGGAAGTCTCCTATAAGTCCGTCCTTGTTCTGTATGTATGTCATGGTTTCTTTATGTATGCCTGATAATCTGCTGCTTGGTGCACAGGTTCTCCAAACTCCTTCAGTACTTGTTCTACACCTGGACAATTGGGCCACTTATAGTCATCAAACACTATAATACCTCCACTTTCCATCCTTGGCCAAAACCACTCTAGTGATAACTTTGTACCCAGATAAAAGTCTGTATCCAAATGTACTAGCCTGAACTTGTAATCATCCATTCCCTTAGCTGATGTTGGGAATAGTCCCTTGATCAGTACCACGTTTGGACAATCATGCAAGAATTCCTGCACATCCTTCATTGTAGTATCATGAAAGTCACCAGGCTCATGTATCTCACTCTCAATCCATTGCTCCTTAGGTAACCCCTCAAATGTATCAAATCCTAGTACTGCTGTGTCATCAAACAGTTTAGCTAGTACTTTAAGTGATCCTCCCTTATATACTCCTACCTCAGCTACTAATCCTTCTTTAGGAACTAGGGGCCTTAGCAAGGAGAAAGTTGTTAACCTGTCCTGTGTTATCAGTGTATTACTCATCTTCATTCCTTTCTGACATTGATTTCCTTAGATCATAGACTAACTGGGGCTTGTTTCCAGCCCACTTCCATAGTCCATTATGACCCCTCACAATGTCAGTAGAAGGGTCAAATTGATGAAAGTTCATTATGTCCCACCTCTTCTCATATCCCCTTTTCTCACTCTTCCCATGCCAGTAATGATAGCAGATTCCATTGACGTAGCCTATATTTTGTTTAACATGCTCATCTGCTTTGTCCTGCCACTTCTTAAGCTCAGTCCTGAACACCTGTGTCATACCAGGTTTGTAGAATATGTTGACATCTCCCAGTAGTGCATTCAGCATGTGTGTGTCTGCTGATCCTGCTATACAGAAGTCCATTAGTCCTCCTAGTTTCCTGAAAGTATCTACTCTTGCAGCCCAAGCTAACCCTGGATGTCCTCCACATAGATACCCAGGAGGTACTTGGGGATATTGATAGTATCCTAATTTGTTATGGTAGTGTTTCAGTGCACTTGGTGTATGCCACAACTCTTCATACTTTGCATCCATGTATACAACTTGTGAGAAGGGCTGGACTATCTTGTACCTGTGTAGGGCATGAATAGTCTCCTTAACCCAGTCTGGATTAGCAAACCTAACATCAGAATCAAACCATCCAACATACTTGGCATTAGGTACCAAGTGTAATAGATGTTTGAACCCTCTATTAATAGCTGCCTCCTTGTGCCACATCTCTTCCTCAGTCCTTAGTTGCACATTCCAAGAGTTATTGGCCCTAGTTACTCTAAATGGCCTATCCCCTAGTGCTACTTCTACTGTTAGAAGCCTCACATTCTTCTGTGTAGACATGTACTCCCTGAACTCCCTGTACAACTTGTACCTGGACTTGAAATTGAAAGGATTGAATACCACTGTAATCACATAGAGGGTATTGTCAACATCCTCTTCCCCATTGAACCATTTGCAGAAATCCTTAATCAAACTCATATTATAGATTGTGTATTGTTATCCCTGATGTATGTGCTCCAGGTACAGGAGTGAAGTTACAGAAATATCCTGAAGGAGCAGTAATCTTCATCCACAAATCACTAATGTAATCCACTGCACCTGTGCCCACAGGCTCCTGTACACACCACACTTGTTGCAAGTCAGCATGAGTGACCCCATCTCTGAATGCAGTGTCAAATGGTACTGTATATGTGACCACACCTGCAGGTACATCTATCCTCCAAGGCTTGTTAGAGTTTGGAGCTGGATATGTACATCCACCAAAACAACAAGCTATTGGTCCTGTAGTTGGAGGTGTATACATATCATATCCCTGACTGTACCTACACTGTCCTCCACCTACTTGTCCTACAATCACAGACTGACCAAAGTAAATAGTAATGGGGAATGGTGTAGGTTGTTGGAATGTTATTACCATTGAATACTGCCACCTTGGTCCACCACCAGTATTGATCTGTCCATTACTCCTATTAGCTTGTATAGTTGCTGGTATGATGTTACTTGCAGTAGTGAATGTCTGACTTGTGCTAATGCCTTGATTACCAGCTGCACAGTTCCTCCTTACCACAACTACATAATTAGTGCCCTGGGTTAGTCCTGTAAGACTGAATGTTGCCCCAGTTAGTCCTGTATAGACATAGGATGATCCACCATTGATAGAAATATCATATGTGTCCCCAGTTAGAAGAGTTGATGTTATTGTAACTAAGGCAGAAGATTGTGTGATATTGCTAATAGAGAATGTTGGAGCTGTACATGTAGGAGGTGGTATGAATGCAAGTGTTGTTACAGCATGATTTGTGCATGTAACATCCACTGAATTCACACTATCATGCAAAGTCAGATATACTGTGTAACTGGTATTAGTAAGTAAAGATGTGAATGTGTTAGTGAGAGTAGTGTCTGTATATGGAGCAGAGAATACCTTAGTTGCTGCTACTGAAGAATCACTTGTCTTCTTGACAGTGAGAGTAACTGAGGAGACTATCAATCCAAATTCAACAATATTAGACAGGCTAATGTTTGCTGTGATTGAAGCTCCCACATCTGTTCCACCTACTGGATTAGCTACTACAGTGAAAGTAGGGCAGACTATCTTGTCCACACTCTTATCAATCCATGGACTGTCAGCAGATGTACAGTCAGCCCTAGTTACTATCCTGTACTGAGTGTTGTCATCCAGTCCATTGATAGTAGCTGTACCCAGAGTAGAATCAAAAGGTGAACCAGGAGCTTGTATCCAGCCTGTAGAAGGAGGTAAGAAAGTAGTGCCAACCATAGTTAGCTTACCATACCATATTTCATACCCACTTCCATTGGTGGGTACCCAATTTATTGTTGCAGTAGCCATAGTATATCTTTACAAATAAAGATACAAAATTAACTCCATACTTGGGATTAAATTAGTGGACATAGTGGGAGTCGAACCCAAACAATCTCCTTGCAAGGGAGTTGACCTGCCATTGGCATCTAGCCCTAGTTGATAAAGATGAACCTGCCCAGCCCTAAGTACAAAGCCTTGGCATTGGGCCTAGAGAACCTGTATACCTGCATTACCTTAGCCCTGGGTACCTTGAACCTAACTACCCTTCTCCTGTGTTTTATCATCAGGAACAGCCCTGTTATGTGGTCTAAAAGCATCTTTGAATATTGTGTCCCCCTTGTTAATAAATGATCTGTCCATAGTGTGATTAACACAAAACCTTACCTCCCTGTTACTTAGGTCCCATATCTCACCATTGTCTAAGGCCACAGTGAAGATTGTATAATGCTCTTGTGATTCCCTAGTTACAAGAAAGGCAAATCCCTCTATGTTGAACCTAGGAACGAAAACTGGTAGTATAGGGTTCAATTGGAGCATCATAAATCTAGTAGTTTATCCAAGCCTTCTAGTGTTTTGGGCCCTTTATAAGGAACACAGAGTTTAAAATTCTCTGGGTATACCCATCCCTCATCTAGTAGCTTTACTGGGTCTTGTGCAATCACTGTTATGTCTCTGCTATCTTCATTTATCTTCATCCAGTAGTTGCCCTTTTCATATACCCCCTCTCTGTACTTCTCAGCTAGATATGGGCTCTGATAGTACTTCCATCCTGCATCTAGTATTTCTTGTTTCATAGTTGTCACAGTAGGATTTGAACCTACATCCCCCAACTTATCAGATTGGTGCTCAACCATTGAGCTATGTGACATTGCCAAAATGAGTCTCAAGAGCACTCATTACTTTATCTACGTTCATATGATAGAAACCAGAACAGTTTATGCAGTTGATTTCTACCACTTTAAGTTCTCCCTCAGCCAAACATACATCTATCACAAAGGCTTCTGCTGGACAATAAATGTCTGCCATCTTCTGGGCAAAGTCAGTGTAGAAAGTCTCATCATCATAGTTCTGGTATTGTATCCTGTCATGCATCTTATATCTACTTGCAGACACTACTTTACCTCCTATCACCCAGCACCTTACCTCTTGCTGTATCAACTTGAGAGGCGCTAGTAGTACCTTAGTATCCTTACTGAAGCTTCTAACTAAGCCTGCCCTAGTCATATCATCTACCCATTCATTCCATTCCTTAGCATCAAAGACCTGTCCTGTGAATGCCTTAGTATCCTTAGTTGGTCTAGCAAAGAATGAGACTAAACCATCTGGGAGTGGATCAGTAACTCTCATTACCACACCATCATGGTTTAGCATGTTCTCACCATAGTACTTGGAGTAGACCTCAAGGTCATGATTGTCATTGTACATACTACCAGGAGACCATCCGTACTTCTCAGCTATCCTGGATGCACTAACTGATCCCCATAACCATATGTCCTTCCTCTTAGTCTCTACTTCTAATGTGTCTGTGAAAGGTCTGAACTTGATTACTTCATGCTCTATTCCAGCCTTTTCCATCCAGTTCATTATTAGTTCATGATGGGACTCCTTGAAAACATTCTCTTGCAATACGTAGAACATAATGTTAGTTTGTTGACCCTGAGGGATTTGAACCCACTACCTTGATATTATGAGTATCCTGCTCTACCTATTGAGCTAAGGGTCAAAATGAGGAATCTTGATGTTGAATACTCTGGATAGTACAAATGCTATTACTAACACTATCAGTCCAGCTATGATATCTGATCCCACTGGATCATTCCATATCCTGTTGAATGTCTCTTTCATGCAGCCCCAAAGGGATTCAAACCCTCCTGATATTCTCCCGTGACAGGGGAGTGGCCACTTCTAGCAGCCCCTGAGGCTATGGTTGTAGTACTAGGGGGTTTCGATCCCCCTTTATTGCAGTGAAAGTGCAATGTCCTAGCCACTAGACGATAGTACTAATCTACTCTCACTGGAAGGGTTATTACTGAAGTCACCAGCCTATGCCCTAAGCACTCCTTTTATGAGTAGATACTTGTGCTCCAAGTTTTGTTGTGTTACGTTGCGGGGGACAGAATCGAACTGTCAATTAAGACCTTATGAGAGTCTTGTGTTACCGTTACATCCACCCCACAATCTAAATTGTCAAACTCCCAATGACAGTTTGGACATAGTGCCATCAGGTTGTCTATACTATTTATCTCTTCAACTAAGGCTTCATCTGGAAAGTCAGACACAGCCCTTATGTGACATATTTCATAATGCTTATCATATCCACAAGAGTTACATGCTTTTGGCTTCCCTGAGGTCTCATATATCTTCACAGCATGTCTCCTTATGGTTGTTCTAGCTGACTGCCAGTTCTTACACTTGGCAAATATCTGCCCCTTAGTTACTCCTATCAAATATAGGAACTTGGTTGCTATTGTTTGTTCTCTTTGTGTCACAATACAAATGTATGAAGTTTATTCCAAAGAACAAAATATCTGAGGCCAGTCTAGGGATCAAACCTAGGACCTAGAAGTTAACAGCTTCTTGCTACTATCACTGAGCTAACTGGCCTTATAGAACACCTGGGAAGGGTCGAACTTCCAGCCTGCAAATTAGAAGTTTGCAGCTCTACCATTGAGCTACAGGTGCATTAGTACCCCCTGAGAGAATCGAACTCCCTACTCTATCCATGTAAGGGACAAGCTCTACCAATGAGCTAAAGGGGCATCTTTATCCTTTTATAGTACTTCCCTGTGTAGGGACTCTTTTTGAACTTAGACTTTAGTATTCTTGGCACCTTCCTAAGATATACTCTTTCATATCCAAGTTCCCTATCCATCATTTCTTGGAATAGCTCCATACCACCTGCTCCTGTGTGTATTGTTATCATGTGCTGCTACTAGGGCTCGAACCTAGAACTCATTGATTAAGAATCAATTACTCTACCTGTTGAGTTATAACAGCTTGTCCCCCTGTTTGGAATTGAACCAAACCCCAGAGTTTAAAAGACTCTTGCCTACACCTGTTTGCTACAAGGGGATAAAACAAAAACCCCCAGGTAGCTTTTGGCTGCTCTGGGGGTAGTCTTATTGCTTAGGAACCTGTTAACTTGTGTAATCTAGTCTAGCAAATAGCATACCCTCAGAGCTTTTCTTCACCCTGATCTCTCTATTGGCCATATCTATTGCATGTTGTTGCATACCCAAATATACTCCTTCCTTAGTTATCAGCAAAATTTATTTCATTAAGTATCAGAATCCTTCTTAACTCTGACTTGTTCTTCACATGACCCTCAAACACTGTCACACCATTCTGACTGATCTTCACTCTGCTATAAGTTGGATCAAGTAGCCTGTATGTAGTAATAGTGTAAGACCCTCTTTGATACATAGGAGTGTTAGGCATTACTCTTGCAAACCCTAGTTCCATCACATCCTTAGCCTGTAAGTATTTCATCCTTAGACTAAAGCTTGATATGTTGTTCAGATCAAACTCCTCATCTATGATATAGGACATCCACTTGTCTCCTTCATACACATCTACTTCACAACTGAAGAATAATTCTTCTATCCTGGGTGTATAGTATCCAGGCCTATCTATATCCAGAGGGTCTATCTCAGGTTCATGTAAATGCTCCATTACAGTAGTCTTGGGTCTTCCTTAAGAATGTCTTCTGTGTTCTCTACCCTCACTATCAAATCCCTCAAACAATCAGTAGGCTGATCCTGAATCCTATCCAAGCTCCATACTGCTGTCTGCTGCTCATCAAACTCTATTAGGTCCTTCCTAATAGTCAGTCCAATCTCAGGATCAAGGTTACATACCCTCTCCATTAACCCATGCCTATAAGCCTCTAATGCATCCCTGTCAGGAGCATCAGCTGGGGCTAGAAACACAGGAGGACCTGATGGTGCTTCCTTGTATTGATTATCCTTGATCTCCATTGTCTTCAGTTTGTGGGATTTCCTCAGTTGGTTGATTATCAGGCATCTGTGCTTGCTGCACCATGTGTTGTCCAGCCCTTAGCTGATTGAGTTGTACCATAGCCATGTTCTCTTCAAACATGAACTTTGCTATGCCTGCCCTAAGCCTGGCTACCTCATGCTCCTTCTTTAGTGCCTGTGTGTACTGCTCTATTGACATAGGCTTCTGTGGAGTTACTGGCTGTTCACTGTCTACTACCTTACCTGCTAAGGCCTTTTGGTTTGCCCCTTTTATCTGGTCAATAGCTGCAGACTCTAATGTGTCATTTGGGTTGTTCATACTTGTTGATTTGTTTATACACAAATATACACCCCCTAGTTGGTACTTCCAAATAAATAACCCCCTATGTTTGGTTGTATATAAGATACCCCCACCCTTGTTCTAATTGGTATACACGAGTGTAAGTACCTGTATGGTACCAAGTTTATAGTACGTAGAGATGTAAGTACCTTCCCCATCACCAACCCCATGCAGAATCTGGAGTTGGGGGTACCCCCTATACTGTGAGATCAAATCCCATGTGGTGTTTGGAATCACTTTATTTACATCTAAATTTCATTTATCATGGAACAGAACAACACACCAGCAGCAAAACCACTTAGCCTTGTAGAGCAACTCATTGCTAAGAACCTCGAAGCAAGCAAGAATTCCAAGTCTGAGACTGTTGAGATTCAGGTATTATCCATTGGAGGCTGGAAGAGCACCACTGATGGCAGGAAGACTAAGATTGTAGTCACTGACCTTGGTACATTCTTCCCTTTGGAGAGCGCAATCACTAACATTCCAACTCACATTCCTGTTGGAAAGCCAGTCATTGCCAAGGCAGTTCTCACACCTTCCAAGAGTGGTGAGTTCCTGAACATGTCAAGCCTGGAATTCGAAGGGGTTGACAGTAAGACAGCCAACATGATCAGGCTAATGCCTCAAGGCACTGCATTGTTTGCCTTAGCAGTCTAACAACTAAGGCCAATTCTGGTCTCGTATTCTCAGTGTATCACTGAATGTTAGTTAATTACATCACAGAATAGGTCATTGACCCTATTTCTTGGTGTAATTTTTCTCTTATCTCACAACTCAGAGAGAAAATATACCAAGCTCTTATGATTATTGTGCTATGTTCCACGTGAAACACAGTCATCTGATGTATAACTCATTGATTATGAGTGTTTATTTGATCTGCATCAACACCACATCACATCTACAAGTCATCCGTACTTCATCATATTCCTCATACTAATTGATCACATAACTAAATACTCAGTTCTATGGCCACACAAGCAGATATTGACCTAATCAGAATACTAGTATCAAAAGGATTTAATACTACACTAGCTGAGGCCATTGTGTCCAACATAACAGAGGTGATAAATGGTTCAGATAGTCAATTAATAAGACTATTAGGTACATCACTCAGTGAGCTGGCTGATGAGTATCCACAAGGAACAGGCCATTTGAAACAGATACCTGACTAACAGGCGAAATGCCAGAGGCATGAGCCCCAACAGTACAACCACTTAACCAATTAAACCTCAATCATATGAAGTACAAGTCATTACCAGCCAATAGTACACACATGGAGCAATTGAAGGTGTGGAATGAGATGTGGTTAGCCAAGCCTGAAGGCACTATGATAATAGCCAAATGCTCAACTATTACAGGCTTAGCACACTTTGCTGAGTTAGCAATAACTAAGGAGCAAGTTACTGCATTTAGTAATGGAACTAAAGTACAACATGCATTCCCTAATCTAAGCATGGAAGAAAGAGAGTTTCTCCTTAGTGGTATTGTACCTGAAGAATGGAATGAGGCATTTGGTGACACAGAGTAACCTCAACAACCTAAAACTCAACATATTATGTATAACGTATCATTACCAATAGCCATATTGATATGGTCAGCAGCAATATTAGTACTAGGAGCAGTGCTATACATATTGTGTGTCATACTATACTTCGCTGTTATAGTAGAGGTACAAATATGGTGGAGTAAGCTAAAGAGAAAAAGGTATTAATTTCATGCGACCCAATTGCCTCACAATCAACACTATATATATGATTACAGCACTAACATTTGGTCTTGCACTGTTGTTGTCCACACTAGTAGTGGGTAATATCATACTAGTTGCATCAAACAAAGGCAGTGAGTCAAGTAATGTGAGTATTGGAAGACTCACTGCTGCCTGCATTATGTGGGCTGTGTTCTATTACCTAACACACTAACACTCAATCATATGCTCAACAGACTAATATGGACTAAGTGGAGAGTGATAAAGACCATTTGGCCATACAGAGAAGGATATGGTACATTTCGCACAAACAGGTGGACAAAGAGAATAGTAATACTAGACTTAGGACTAACTAGGGAAGAGGCTGTGAGGAGAGCACATGAGCTGAACAGCTAATGCATTCATTAACACACAAATACACCATTTTATGCAAGTCAAGACAAATGACAGAAAGGTCTATGAAACATCACATGTAAGCATAGACACAATAGCTGGGGAAATAAGGTTTGTTGAGAACAAAGACAAGAACAAGCCAATAGCTGACCAGTACATGTGCATAATGCCAATCAGCAATGTAATGTGGATGAGCAATGACAAAAAGCCATCCAAGACCAACATCATTGTGCACAAAGAGATGACAATGCCTGAGAACAAATCAGCTACAACACTAAGTGTGTTGTTGTTCAACAAGGAAATAATGGATAAAATATTCCATTACAGGAGTGATGCTGAGGAAGTGTACCTAATACATGGTAGAGGTCAGGACTTCATATTTGTATACACTGGAGAGAACAGAGATGCTCCTTATGTGAGGATCACAGTGGAATACATTTCTTAGTGCATTGCTTGTCGAATCACAAACACGCAGTGTGAAGGAGCTTTGAATATGCTTGTCTTAGCTCAAAGCTACAAATTATTCTCCACATTTCCAATACCTAAGACTCAGAGGTATTATGTAACATATTGGTATACAATGCATTGACAATTGTCATAGTATTGTCATATTATTGATACACCTGGCAGCTCAACAGAGGGCTAATCATTCATTTGGTTAGCCCTTATCTTTAACAATCAATACACAAGCTAAGTCAATTAGCTATGTTTGTAAGACCACAAAAACACACGAACAAACTTACTTATTCAGAACATGGATAGGGTTTCATAGGATATTGGATTTAAAGCACGGAGGGTGTTTCTACATCCTCCTCTTTGTAATGCACCACAACCTAGAGGTATAGCCAATCCTCCTGATTAACATTCTACATTCAACTGAGGTGTACTGTCTGGTTAATGCCTACTTATAAGAGTGCCTAGAGTCAGACAATTTTAATCAGCTACCCAAGGGTAGGCTATTGTAATATAACTTGGGTTCACATCCTTACAGTGCAATGTAGAAATACATCTAAATGTAACTATAACTGTGAACTACAATAGAGTGCAGAGGGACATAACAATCAAATCATTACTTATGAGATACATACTACTATTGCTACTAATATGTCCAATGATAGTATTTGGACAGAAGGACACAGTATACAAAGACTCAATACCTTGTTTATGTCCTTGTCATTGGCATAGACCAATGGTGCATTACTTCACGTGTTGTGCTAATGGTTATATCCATGAGACAACTAAGGCAGATTCTGTGAGGCTATTAAAGGCTGCCATTGTCACACACAGGAAGGACAGGAGGAAAGAGCTGGATGATGCATATACCTCAGGTGTATTCTCAGAGCCTGCATCAGAATACTATGATCTGAGAGATGAATGGAATAACAATCCAAGTGTAATAACATGTGTATCAGACCATGTACACACACTACAGTACGACTACAGCAAAGACAGTGTGAAATATGTATTTGACACTGATAAGCCCATAAAATACTTCTATAATGAGAGGCCAGTCAGTTTATTGGAGCTGCAGATGTATGATGGAAGAAACATAGCATACATCAAGATATTGAACTCTGAGTTCATATCAACTGACAGACCTGTGATCAAGAAGACTAAGATAGGTGATACACCATTGGGTGTATATGAGGTAAAAGTACCACTCAATGTACTAATCTATAGTAGGGATTACTATCTCACTAAGAATGGTAAGAGAGGCAAAGTCATATACCGCAGTGTTGACTAAACATATTATAACACAAACAAAAAAGCGTAAGCCTACGATACAGGCACAAACATTATGAACCAGTTCCAAATACATGATAAGGATGGCAAGGCCATAGTTATCAATGACTTAGATCACGAGGCATGTGATCTATGGGGTACTAAGATAGACAATGAACCAAGGGGTTCTTATGCTTCACCATATGACAAACCTGGAGTATATGATGCCTACATGAGAGGGGAATACAAATACTCAGGTATAGTGGGAGAAGTGGCATTCTATGCATCCAGAGCCAATTGGTTTGATTATATAGGCTGGAAGATAGCCCAGGGCAATACCACATGGAAAGGCCTCAAAGATGCGCTTCTTGAGGTATACAGGAAGTATGAGATACCTGATGAGGAGGTTAAGAAAGACCCAAGAATATGGGGATTCATTGAGCTTATAGATCATTGGGAATCCAAGGGTTATGTGCCTGTATGCCTCAGTGGTGATGACAGAATCCTCAGCAAGGGTGGTGTGAAGACACAAACTGAGGAGGAAGTGAGAATGGAGGAGAATATGGCTGTGCACATACAATCATACCAGGATGAATGCAAATAACATATTGCCCTAGTTAGATGAACTATTCCCTGAGAAGAATATGAACTAGCTAGGGCATTAATTCAAACAACATGGCTATAGTAATACCACTCAATAAGACTAATTGGGAAGTGTTTGTCAGGGATGCCAAGAAGAAGGGTATTAGTGTAAGATCAAGGTACAAGGGTGTATACATCAAGAAGAATGGTAAGAAGCACTCATTTGTAGCTAGATACCAGGGCTGTAGTGCACCCAAATCCTTTGGTTACTTCTCACTGAGCAGGGAGGGGGAACAGCAGGCATACAATGCCTATTGTGAGTACCTGGCAACTATACCCAAGGAACAGATATCAATACATAAGGGGCGCATAATAAAGAGCAAAATAAGTCCCAATTGAACTTCTTTTTGTGTGTTAAGCCCAATACCCTTATGGTGAGGGCTGCACACCAAACATTAAACCAACTATTATGAAAGAAGTAAGAGAAATAAAGGTAGAGGAGGCACAACAACTACCTAACAGCAGAGATACTGAGGTTAATATCATACCAGTAGATGTACTAAGGAAGGAGGTGTATGAAGCTGTGATGAAGGTTAACCCTAGTGCTCATTATGTGTATGGCACTGATGAAGGAGGACTGTTATTACTGTATGTATACAGTAGTGGTACAAGTAAGTATACCAGGTTAAACATAGTACTATAACACCAAACAAACCAATCATATGTCAGATAAAGAAAAGGGCAGGTTAATAGTAGTTGTGCTTATACTGCTAACCATATGCTCAATGGCATTCAAAGCACCAGCACAGGGGCATTATGGTCCCCTGATCACTGATCATAGATATCCTGGTTATTACAAGAATACCATTGGATATTATACCACAATTGGACACTTCAACAGGGTGGATACAATGCCTGTTATGATGTACTACAGCAATGGTGACAGTACATTTGGTTACAAAAGAACCTGGGTTATGAGTGGTCACTTCTATGATGGTAGGAGAAAGCCATTATTCAGCAAGGGTAAATGGACATTCTTCATAAGAAGACCACCATTCTGGCTGAAAGTAGATCACAAGGTGGTAGGGTATAAGCACTGGTACAATTATTAACCAACCCTAAACCTATTAGACATGAGAAACACAGAGATACTACATAGGGTGTACACACCTGAACAGTGGAACAAGATGATAGAGGAGCAAGGATCACATGCAATGATAAAGCACGCAGTACTAATACTCACCATACATGCTGAGGTAGTACAACAAAGGAAGGTATTGAGGAACAGAATGATATGTAAGTGTGCTGTTGTTATATTAACGCTATTATTAACACTATAAACCTAGAACTATGAATGCTAAGCCAAAAGTACCATGGTACAAGAGTGAAGAGCTGTGGTTAGGGGTACTATTGGTTGGAACACTCGTAGTATTCCTGGCATACATGTATTACTTCAACCATCCACCATTGGATCACAATGACAGAAGATAGTGATTGACTGTAATAGCAGGAACAGACACCCAAGTGGTAAACATTCACTGCGATACCAAATACTGTAAGTTAGAGCCATCAGTAGGCAGTAAATCAGTTCTACAGTCAATCCTTTTACCTTGCTATGAATGATCCTAGGCAGTAGTAGCAGGGTTACACGCACAATGTAGGAGTGTACAATCCTACACAGACAATACGTGGAGACAGCCTGTGATCAACCCACAGGCTTCCACAGAGATACATCCAGTATCAGTGTTGTCTAGGTAATATGATTTAACCTCAGGTGCCAAAGTATTCATCCTCGCATTGGGCAATAAGGGCTATTGGGTCAAACCAACTAGCAACAGCACAATGGCAAGCAGGTAGGTAAAGCCTGTATTTTTAACCTTAAATCTTCTACTATGAAGAGGATAAACACATGGGCTATAATAAGCTCAATCATTATCATCCTTGGTGTACCAGCACTATGCTGGTTCTACAGACCACCATTGGTGCTCAAACACATGCACTTCCCTGATCCTGATGAATGGCCCCTTGTAAAAGATGGGGACACACTCATACTCAATGAGACTGACACATCAGTGGAGGTGGGATTCTTTCATTCATTCAGAGGCTATAAACCTGGTGAAAGGCTTGTAGTATACAAAGAAGACTAAACATATTACTCCCTCTTCAATAGCTCTAAACAGACCCTGTTACATGCTCAGTATGTCCTGAGAACTACATGATTAGCAGGGACAAACTAGGGATAGTCTACATACTTACGAAAGTTGTAAAGGACCACATCAAATGTACAGGAGTCACTAGCTTAACTGCATAGTATGACCTGTGCAATGGCCAAGTATGTCCAGAGTCTCACGAGTCTCTGAGTAATCTATTGCTATTGATTGAGGGAGTATATCTCTTTGATACTCTGATTATATCCAATTGGGTAGTACCAGACTAATACTAATGGTGAGGGTACCAGCAAAACACTGGGTAATTCAAGGGATTAATTATCCTAACCTTGTATAATTGGAGTATCATTAACTTATTGCGTTAGCAAGAAGATGACAGTTAGCATACTAGCTATTGGTAGTTCTCTAGCAGGTATAACTATGCGTGAGGTGGTTTAAGGCATTTCCACCAGCAGTGTCCAAAAATAAAATCCATAGGGAGCAGAGATAAATGAAAGGACTAACTACCCAGGTAAGATATCATATGCTCTCTTTTTAACTTCTTAAGCTCCTATACACCTTATTGATAGATTAAGCCTTGTACCGATGTTATGTATATGCCGTGCATTTAAGTAACAAATACAGGGATGGGTCAATAAGTGGGATAATCCCTGTATAGGAGCTTATTACATCGCGGGATAGAGTAAAGGTTAATTCACTGGGCTCATAACCCAGAAATCTAGGTTCGAATCCTAGTCCCGCAACAATTCATTAACTAATAAACACACATTGTTATGAAATTCAATCTAGTCATCACTAAAGACATTCTCAATGAGGCAAAGGAATGTGAAGGTGAAAGCTGTGCATTAGCACTACCCATCAAGGAAATAGTTCCTTGTCATGTAGGTGAAAGCCACATAACATATGTGGACAAAAGCAATTGCTTCACATTGGCTTCTATACCCACCACTGAGGCTCAGCAAGAGCTGATAGAAAGGTTTGACAGGGGTGAGAGGGAGGAGCTTGAAGGTATGATTATACCTGTGTTTATACCTGATTCAGTGATTGAGCATCACTACGGGGATGCAGTCAAGGCTGTACAGAAAATAGCAGATTGTACATGTATTAAAGCATTTGTATAATGGCCAACATATTTGGATTTGGATCAAATACTGAGGGCAGGCATGGTGCTGGTGATGCTGAAACAGCAAAGCTATACCATGGAGCTATATATGGACAAGCTATGGGCCTACAAGGCAATGCGTGGGCCATCATAACCAAGGACTTAACAAAGCCTAAGCATAGACAACTGAGGTCAGTTCCACTACCTTGGATTGAAGTGCAAGTAAAGGCTATGTTCTATGCTGCACTAACTAAGCACAAGGATGACACATTCAATATGTGTGCAATAGGCTGTGGTAGAGCAGGTTATACACCTGAAGAAATAGCACCTATGTTCAAGGATGCACCACCTAATGTAATACTGCCCCAGTTATTCCTTAATGTACTAAACAAACAATCATGAAAGGTATAGTAAGAGAACATATGCCTGGTGTGTTCACAGTTGAGTACATGACACTAATTGGTGGTCAGGTAAGTAGAAACCAGGCAATACCAGTATCCAAGTCTTTCTTCAATGATGTAAAGGCTAAGGTAGGTATGGAGATAGAATTCATGCCTTGTGAGCATACAGGTGGTGGTACTCTTGCATACCCAATAAACTCTGAGATATGAGAGAGATACAATACTATGACAAGCTGGACCAAACACATAGGGATGATGCAACTATGCTTATAGAGGAGGCACACAAGATGTGTGGTACATATCCTCTTTATACAATAGAGATACCAGTACTTTCCTTAGTTGTACCTAACTGGGCATGTGCATGGAATGAAACTAAGGCTGTACATAGGGAAGCTAGAGTATTAGCCACTGATGGTCAGCTATCCCTAGTTGCATTCCAACAGTATGAGGGCCTGAAGATGCCCTGCAACGTGTACAGGAATGAAGACCTTACTATTGTACTAACTAGGGAACAACATGCAGAGGCTTCTAAACTAGCTACATCCTTAGGATTACCTACCTATAAATACCCAGAACCATGAGTACACTAGACTGGTCAGAACATAAGCCGCTAGTCTTTGAATACAAAGGCAGATGGATAAAGAACTGGTTCTCCAATATAGACCCATGTGAGTTCTATTGTGGTGGTGACTGGCCTTGGCCCTCAGTTGAGAATTATTACCAGGCTATGAAGACTGATAATGAGGAACTAAGGGAAAAGATCAGGCTCATGAGTGCATTTGATGCAAAGAGAATGGGTAAGAGGCTTGATCCTGGGCCTAAATGGAGCCAAATAAAGGACTCTGTAATGAAAAGGGCCCTGGAGCAGAAGTTTATGCAACAGCCCTGGTTTGGGCTTCTAATGGCTACTGGTGACACTCCCATCATAGAGTGGAACAACTGGGGAGATCAGTACTGGGGTGTGGACTATAAAACAGGACATGGCCTCAATAGATTAGGCGTATTACTTATGGAAATACGTGCTGAGTATCAATCATTCAGTAAACAAATGCAACAATAATGGACCAAGTACCTGAAGAGTATGATTCCCCCAGTTACCCAATGGAGGTAGGTAATCCAATGGATTACTGGGACAATTACACATTCTAAATCAAACAATCATGGAGGACAAAATAGACCTTGATGCCACATGCCTTAAGGTATTAGCAAAACTACAGGAGGACAAACCATTATGGACACCCAAGGAATATGCCAAGGCAATGGCAAGGGAGGCTATACATCAAGCCCTAGTGTTAGCTGCTAAGCATGCCAAGGCCACTGCACACCAGAACCATGATGACTATGGTACAGGAGAGATATGGGCAACAGTTGATGAACAATCCATTCTTAATATAAATAACCTCGTTGTATGAGCAAATACTTTGTCTGTGTAAAGGTTAGGTCATGGATAGATGATGAGTATGCACGTAAGTTCTATAACAATGGGGAATACTACCAACTCTATGACACCTATGACGAGGCATGGAATGAGATTCTAACTTCATTCTATGATGACTCTGATACATTAGTCTACAAGACAGATGGCACCAACTTTGAGAAATGCCCAAACAAACATACCATAATTGGATAAACTCATTATATGAATGTACTAGACTTATTGAAGGGTAAGACAGTGTTAGTCAAGACTGATATGGGTGTAGAAGTTCCCCTAGTTGTGGCTGGAATTAAGGAGGAACACAACAGTAGGGATATAGGTCCTTCAACTAGGGAGAATGATTGGTGGCCTGCACAAGAGACCTGGACAACATACACAGTCACATTCACTAATGGACATACTAAAGAGTACAGGTCCCTTAGTGAGATAAAAGTACAGCCATGAAACCATATTTTGCTAAGCTAGTGCCTGTAGAAGGCCCTATAAAGGCTGGGGATAAGTACATCCTTGGTAAGTCTCTTGGTCTTGCTGCCTATGGTAAAGGGTACATAGGTACTGCTGTTATAGACTTTACACCAGAAGCACAAAGAGATCAGGAGGCTAAGATATTGAAGCTATTCCTATGTAGTAGGGATATAAAGGTGGGTGATAAAGCCAAGTGGTCTAAGAGTGATCCATGGGGGGTAATATCTGAAATAGGTGGGAGTCGTGAGAATGGAGATGATTACATAGTAATCAAGGATTATGAAAATGGGCAGAAATTAAATCCTAATGATTGTACTTTTGAATCCTCTTATAAAATAATAGGTCCTATATCTCCTGAAGCTACATGGGTAAAAGAAGGAGATGAGTTTGATGAGAATGAGGTTAGAGAAGTGGCTATAGTGAAGAATGGTAATGGCTTTATGTTCGCTACTCTACCTATACCACAGGAATTCATTACAGGTTATTGCTATCAGTTAAAAGGTCCATGTGGACGTTTCCATTAACACTTAAACCAAATCATATGAGCAGAATACTACATACAGGAGGTGCTCCAGGTGCTGATAAAGCATGGACAGACCTAGCTGAACATTCTAATATTACCGTGAACGTGTGGTCCAAGAATGATCTCAAATCCCAACACCCTACAATACTGCAGCAGATTGACATTTCACTCAGTAAAGCTGCCCTAGTATTAGGTAGACCATCTGAGTTTAGTGGTAAGAATTATGTGAGAAGGGATTGGTTACAGGTTAACATGGGCTCCCAGCAGGTAGTGGCTGTATCCTATATCATAGCCCCTGGGCATAAGGATCACAAGGGTTATGTAAACAAGACTGCATATCCTATAGTATCTGGGGGTACTGGTTGGACTGTACAGTTTGGTATAATGGCTGGGCATGAGGTAAAGGTCTTTGACATGCTAACCAATAAGTGGTATGTATGGAACTATAACTTCCATACATTCAGAGAGTCTGAAGTACCTGAACTGTACAAGCAATTCACTGGTGTAGGTTCAAGGGAACTAACTAGGGAAGGAGAACAGGCTATAAAAGATGTATATACACTCAACTATCCAAAATAATTCAGTTACTGCTCCCTCATAGATGTGGATACCTCAAGCTATTAAGGGTTATGCAAGTGATTGGGGTGAGGGTGAATAGTAGCCCAATTGAGTTGAAAGATACTCATTTAATCCTCTCTATGCTAAAGCCACTATCACTATGGGGGCGCAGTAACACAAAACCAAGATATGACAGACAAGAAACCTAAAGGCATAGAGGAAGGCCCACCTATGTATGTAGAATCTTTACTGAATGTAGCTGATTATGCAGAGCTTAGGAAGAGGTATAATACATACTCAGTCAACTTCACACTATGGCCACCACACACATATAAAGCAGACCTCAAGTGGAGATATAAGATGGGAACACCATTCACTCCTGAAGACATCAAATTAACTAACAAGCAGGCAGCTGAACTGCACCAAAAACTAAGAGAATACCATGGGCATAAAACTGTTTCTCCTACTGTCAATAGCCCTAGTTAGTCTAGGAGCTAAGGCACAATACAAGCTACATGTGCATAACAATGACAAACATGAGCTGATTCTCAAGCTGCAGGATCACAATATTGAGCAGTTGATCCCACCACATGGTGACACTGTTTTTACTGTGGATTCCTTGTATGACAGCCTCAACTACAGTATTGAGTCTGTAAGATGTGTAGAAGGTGTAGGTGCACAGCCTGATAAGAGACTATTACCTCCTGGTGAGTACATGTTCCCAATAGCATGGAACAAGAAGAATAAGGAGTATACAGCTGGGGTTTGGTTATTTGAGCCTACACTATACAAAAACAAGCGCTAATGGCTGAATACATTATACAACTGAAAGCTAGTCACTTCAAAGATGTGATATTTGGAAGCAATTGTGAATGTGCCCTGGCTAGAGCAATAAGAGAGCAATGGGGAGATGATTGGAGAATGGCCTTATCACATGCCTTCTCCAAGAAGTCTGTACGTCCCAAGTTTGTGGTAAAGTTCAGGGAGCATGACCCTAAGGTACCACCTGCATACGAACATGAGGACTTTATACAGGACAGTAAGAAGGCTAAAGAGCATAACTTCGATGGGACTGTAGTAAGGACCATTACATTCAGTGACACCAAACAATACCAATATGGCAACAGAGAAGAAAGCAACTAAGACAAGGGCACCCAAGCCCCTGGTTGCAAACATCACAAACAAACTACCCACATTCAAGTTTGGCCTTGGATGGGTATTGAGGGATGAAGTCACTGGCTTTGAGGGTGTAGTGGTATACAGGTGTGATAATATCACAGGCTGTAACCAGTATGGACTCTCTCCAAACAAGAGGAAGCATGGTACTGAGACCAAACACATTGATGAGGGTAGGTTGACATACACTGGTGATGTGGTGCAGATACCTATCACAGCTGAGGAGATAACTAAGGCTCCAGGTGGTGTGTCCAGGATACCAGTACTTGGACCAATAAGGTAAACCAAAAACTTCATCATATGAATGAGAAAATGGAGCAGTTCAGTGCACACATTGGGGAGATGCAAAAGATGTCAATAGGCTTCTTTAGGTACCACAATGACACTGAGGTACATGTGGTAATAGACATTACTGACACCCATGTGGTAGCAGTGGGCATTAACTCACACCTGTCTACAATGTCCAGCTGTGTACCTAAGAGAATGGGCATACTAACACCATTTGAGCCAGGTGAGAATGTATACACCCTGAGAACTAAGGACCCTGCTAAATTGCAGAAGTACCTTGACAGTACTAGGCATAAGGATAAGGCTGCACTAAGACAAAAAGGTGGTAGCTACATGGCCATCAGTACCTAGATTGGAGGGGGAGAACTTCCCCCTCCTGTCTTTAATAACATAGAACATACACACACTAAAAATAACTACGCGATGGTCTCGTAGTATGTACAATGATAGATGAGAGCAATCTTGATCTTGATTAGGGAGGGTAGGCCATAGCAAGGCCCCCTCCTTTTCTTTAACCAAAACACAGTTCTTATGAAAAGAGTAGCAGGTACATTACTTATTGTCCTCATGGTGTCTTTCGGCCTTAGTGCTCAGCAAAGTGATACCATGTACACTAGGGCTGCAGCACAGTTGCAGAGTACATTGCAGAGCATTAAACTAGCAAATTCAGCAGTGCACTACCTGAGGCATACCAAGAATAGGTCAGCACCTCTGCTTGATTGTGTGAATGTAACACTATTACAAGCTGAGAGTAGCCTGGCTGATGTGAAACTGAAGTATCAAGAAGCATTCATGCAGGTGAAAAGGGAGTATCTAACAACAATATTGGGTCTTAGTACTAAACTAAATGAGTATGAAAAGGGGTGTAATAACACAGATTTTCCATACCCTTGGATATGGACAAACTCTACCAAGCGCCCTGTATTGGATGGGGATAGCCTTCATGGTAGCATTAGGTATTACTTCATTCGTTACTAAAATTATACACTTATGACAAAGAAAAGAGATCATAGGAGTGTGCACTTACCAGAAGCACTAGGGCAATATGTTGAGTTTGTAATATACACTGACATTGTGGACCGCAGTAGGAGGACAGCAAAACTAGCTGACAATGCAATAACAGCAGCTGAGATACAAGGTGATTCTGGTATGGTTGATGATGATGTGACCAAAGCTAGGGTTGATGTATTGAGGATGGCAGCACAACAGTCTAAGAAGAACTTCTTACATTCAAAGAAGATGCTCAATAAAATGGCACCCGCAGTGAGGCAACAACAGGCATTTTGGCATTCACAACCCCTTTGTTTAAACTAATGAGCAGACAGAAGAGAGCAACTAAGGCAGCACCCAGTCCTGATTCACAAAGATCAGTACGCAGGGCAAATCGTGGCTTTGTGTCACTAGAAGTATCCTCCAGGAAGCATAGGAGGGCACTTAGAAGGCTTACTGATAGCCAAATAATTAGTGGAGTACAGTACCCAGCAGGCACTAAGAAAGAGCCTGATGCTGGTAGAGGTATGAAGACACACGTCTTTATGCATACTGCTGGGGGTGCACTCAGGTACCACTAAACCAAACAATCAGCATATGTACAGTACAGAGACCATCTGTCAAGAAATCCCCCAGGAGAGACAAAGGCATCCTAAGGTTGAACCAAACCTGGATCATGCCAAACTCAAGGCCTGGAAAGAAGCAACAAACAAGTGTAAGAACGAGGAAACTGTGCTTATTTACTGTGTGCAACTAGGGGTGGCTACTAGCTTCCTCTGGGCACAAGGTGTTAAGCATGGTAGGGAGGTGTATTCACGCTCCTATATTGTTCACATACCTGAAGAAATTGCTGAGTAAAGAAGCTCTGTGAGAGCAGTTCAGTTGGCACAAGGGAACTCTGGATATCTCCTTAACAGAAGATAGGTTGAAGGAGTTCCCTTTATTACAAACACATAAACAACATTATATGAAACCAGGATCATTAGTCACACCTGTACGCCCTGATGAAGAGAACTTAGCCTTTGCTGCTTTAGCAGGCTTGTTGAGTTTCTTAGTGGAGATGCCAAAGCATGGCACAATATACACAGTAGCACGTGTAGAACCTGTACCAACCCATCCACACCTCACACAGATCACTGTAGAGGAGATACCAGTAGTGTTCCTCGTAAGACGACCTGGCTATGCAGAACCACATAGGGTTGGTGTACCACCAACATTCTATGTAGAAGTAGCTCCACCACAGGAGAATGTACAGTCTGTGGTGAACAAAATAATTGAGACCACCCAAGTATTGGAGCTGGTCTAAAGATACACTAATCAGGTACCAGATACCTGATCCCCCGGTATGTCTATACTGGGGTTCTATTTTATTGAGCACAGGATAGGTGTGTAACAAGGATTTAGCCGTCATGTTCTCTTGCCTTCATCCCTGTGCTCATGTTACTGTAACCTCTATGCAACATGCAATGTATAGAGTGTAGTGTGGAACCACTACTTTCAAGAATCCTAGTAATAGGAGTTGTATGCTATGTAAGACAGCACATTACCCTGCTGTAACATATGAATGTAAATTGGAACAAAGCGTTCTGGATTTAGGGCTGTGAAGAAGGGCATAGTTGGGTAATTGCTATAATGTGAAGGGACCTTGCAGATGGTCACATTGTAGTATATGAGTTTCATTTTCTTATAACTAGGGGTTCCAACCCTAGTAGGCTATCCTAGTGCAGCAAAGGTGCACAGGGTATCCAGGGTTAAACATTCATTGTTATGAAGAGATTCATGATTTCAAACATTGCCAAGACTGTGTATTATGGTGTGATACCAGTGCTTAGTGCCCCAGTTACTACTCATACTACTGATGAGAGACAAGCAATGATATACACAGATAAACAGATGGTTATTGCCAAGGAGGTGTTAGCATCACAAGGCAAATCAGTGAGGATCATACCAATACATAAGAGGAGTTTGACACGCATAGCAGACCTAACACCTTAAACCAAACAAACAACATATGTACTTCCCCAACACAGACAGAGCCCAAATGCTATTAGGCTCATTCCTGGAGAATCTTCAGGATGGTATTACCATTGGCGTAACCAGTGGTTGCTTTGACATATTGCACCCTCTCCATGTGCAATACCTGGAGAAATGCAAGGCTAGCTGTGACATGCTTATTGTAGGCGTGGATAGTGATGCCTTAATGTTTGCCACCAAAGGCAAGTATCCAGTATTCTCTGAACAGGACAGAGGCACAATGGTAGCTGCTCTACATGTAGTGGACATAGCATTTACCATGGAGTCTGTAGATATGTTGCAGGGTATACTGGAATATCTCATGGAACAAACCTCACGCAACACCCCAGTGAAACTGTATAAAGGACTAACATCTTACTATGGTGAGCCTGTAGTCCAAGTGCCTGGAGTTGAATTGGTACAGGTAGCTGATGTGTATCCTGCCAACTCTACTACAGACCTAATCAAGTTCATACAGAACAATTACCAAAAGCTGTAATTATGGCACAGGAGGAACAGTTCAAGACTACAGATGATATTCTGTACAATTCATTCATATGGCCAGGGTCCTCCTCTGACTCAAGGAATGAATCACATAGTGTTAAGAGCCCCAGGATTAAGGGTACTAAGACCATTAATGATAGGCTCAATAGACCCACACCCAAAAGAAAGCTCTCCTATAAGTAGGAGTATTGAAGGAAAAGTGTTCAAGTTTACAAATTGCTACAATGGCAACAGCAAGAAAGAAGAAGGCTCTGGTAATCAAGGAGATAACCAAGGCTACAGGTTTCAGTGTGATCTCTCCTCTGGGTAACAGCTTCACAGTCAACTATGAAGATGGTTGTGTCACAGAAGTTGATGCAAGTGGAGGTGAATTGTGTAGTATGGCTAACAATGTATTGGAGGAAGTTCTCAATATGGATGAGGACAGATTCAATGACCTGGTAGAGACCATTAAAGCAGTCAGGACAAAGGCTCATGACATGGGGTTAGATAGCCTCTAATTTTCACTAATCAAATCATTTTTTATGTGTACAAGACTCAGAAAAGGTACAGGCCTTATAACACCTGGTGTACTGGCACAATACAGAGTATTGTCTGGTATCCTACAAGGCAAGTTTGGATTGGACTTTGGGCAGGGTCCTATACTTAATGCCAGAGAAGAAAGCCTCCATGGGTTCTGGCATAAGAAGGATGCCCAGAGAGGTATTATTGAAGTAGATGAGTTCTATGAGAAGAATGTGGGCTTTGGTATGGATGGGCCTATGAAGGTAGGATGTCTATACATGCCTAGTCACAACTTTGTCATAGTAACTACTGCTGCAAACAATGTGGTACTGCCATACCACCATAGGATGCCTCTCATCATAGGGGATGAGGCAGCATGGCTTAACCATGGGCATGTATTACATGGTGGGCATAACCTTAAAACAATCGCTGCATGATTAAAGGAACCATAGTAAAGAATGGGAAACTAAGACTCATTCTAACTGGGGAGGATGCTCTGGATAAAGAGGCACTCAAATTATTAGATGGAGCAACAGTTATCACAATCAAGGACAATCTGAAGGTCTTTGATTATACAGTAGCTGAAGGCTTGATCTTGGAAGTATCCCCCAGAGAGCAGCAACAGAAGTAAACAACATTTAGAAAGCTGTCAAACAAATGCAATGCAACGCAATGAAGTACTACCAGGCTTATACCTCTGCAAATTGGAGCAGGGGGTAGCCTACTATTTTGTGGGCAAAGACGATTTTGACAGAACTCACACTGAGGCTAACTGTCAGAACTCCAATAGGGTCACTATAGCATACTATAGGGAGATGAGAATATTACATCTCCTCAGTGGTAAAGAGTATCCTGCACAATTCCACAAGATACGCATCGTAGAATGGGATCAATTGCCTAGGTCTTACCAACTTGATGCAATAGCGTCCAATCTACTGATCAGAGAGAAATACTATGAAAGTATTTATGGTCATAAACCTGAGGAAGTGAATAATAACACACTCAAAGACAAGCTCTTTGCTGTAATAGGCGAAGCAACTGGGGCCCTCACATTACTTAAGAGTACTAATAGGATACACTTTGTCATAGAGGCAGACAAAGGAGCAGTAATCCCAGTACTGGAGCCTGTCAAATCGATAGGTGGTAATATACCATCCTATGCAACAATTGGAGGGAAAACCTATAGTCCTGGGGGGTTCATCTCATGTGATAACACTAAGGAAGCCCTTAGTATCTCACCTAGTGAAGCCCAGCTGATGTGGGGCAATCCTAGTGAAAGGACAAAACAAACAATTTCAAATCAGCCTGTAGAGGCACAACAAAACAACACAATGGATTTACTGAGCAACATACCTGGTATGAACCTCAACTTTGGTAAGTTGGAGCCAGGAAGGATAGCCATCTCCATGAATGGAGAACTGGCATTTAAGGACAAACAGGGTAACTATGTTACCATTCAGACAGAAGGCACTGAGAAGACTCGTGTGGATGTAGGCAGCCTGAAGTTTGATGTAGACTTCTACAAGGTCCCTACACAGGACCTGGAAGAAGGAGATGTCATCCTGTTGGATGGAGAACTGCTTATCACTGGCAAAAAGGTCAATGGTGACTACAAGTTCATCAACCCTGTAACTGGGGCAACTACCAACAAGCTACAGAGGAGCAACATTCTTGGTATGTACTTCTATACCAAGATTATATCCCTGTTCAGCATGGTAGGTGGTGAGGCCAATGGCCTGGGTATTAATGGCATTGATCCCCTCATGCTCATGCTGATGAGTGGACAGGGTGGTCAGGTAGGAGTAGGTGCAGGTGGTAATGACATTGGTCAGCTACTGGTACTTAGCCAGCTATCCAAAGCCAAGGGTAATGGTGACCTGTCCAGCATGCTGCCCTTACTCATGATGAGTGGTAATGGTGGATCACTGAATGGAGGTGGTATTGGTCAACTACTGCTCATGCAAGCCATGAGTGGTGGTAATGGCCTCAACCTCTTTGGTGGAGCAAAGAAGAAAGCAGCTGCAAGACCTGCAGCCAAGAATACTACTGCTAAGAAGTCTGCTCCCAAAAGGAAGACTCAAGCAGCTGGTTAGTTAGCAAACAGTCTGGAGACTGCGGATCATTTGAGTTCTTGGGGAGAGGATGGCAAGCCCTCTCCCCACTTTTATGGGGGTGCCAGGTTTAGACAGCTTTGTGTATTGATAGGTAGTTATGCAGGCCCAAGCGTCATGAGGGCCTAAAGTACAGTAATGTACCTAACAAATGAGACGGAACAATATCTGCTAATAAAGTAGGTAAATCAGCATTTATGCTGAAAGCAAGTGTAGCCAAAGCTGGTGACAGCAGAAGCAAAGGGGCTGTAAGAAGCCTTTACACAGGTGTAGCTATAGCTGCCTAATAAGCTAAAGCAAAAGAGTCACTACCTAAAGTAGTGTGGTGATTGTCAATTCTGCCCAGTGCTACGCGATAAGTGAATTGACTATTCTACTGTAGAAGACAAACACAGATAAGCATATAAACTCCTACACATTGATACTGAAGTTGGACAGGGGTTCAACTCCCCTCACCTCCACTTTTAGTTTAAGGGTATAAATTACAGGCCTTGCATGTCTATGTAAGACCTCCTTTATTAAGCCAAACAAAAAACAACATACAATGAAAAAGAATGATGATCTCGACTTCACACAGCAAGACATTGACACTATTCAGGCAGCAGACCCATCAGGGGACAAGCAGCTGGCTAAGGAAATGGGTACAACCCCAGGCTCAATAAGGGCTATGAGGAGATACCTTGGTTCTTCCTACAAACAGGCTGCAGCTAAGCCAGCGCTGAAGACAGTGGACCTGTCTGAACTCACCAACAAGATGCTCATCTCATGTAACGGCACCACCATCATGGTGGACAAGAAAAAGGTGTCTGCAGTTACCATTATGGGTACTGACATCACTATCCACAACATGGAGTAACCTTATTACTGAGGAGGAGGTAGGCTTGGAAGTAGCCATCCTATGATGAGTTGCGAATGGAATGTCTTGAGAAAGGACAGCCTAGTAATAGGTAGTATCTCCAAACAAATGGTGTGGGGGACTTATATTCCATAGATGAATCGTGGTCCATGTATACCATGCTGTCAAACATGGAAGGTTAAGCAGCCTAAGGTTCCATTTCCTTAGGAGATGTGAGGCATGGAATAGTCTCAGAGCATTTGGTGTAACAACACACTCCTCAGTATCTTATACATTAAACCAAACAAATAAAATGAACAACAAAAGAATTGCTCTTTTGATCATTGATGGTCAGAATGATTTCATGGACATTGCTACTCCTGAGTTTACAGCTGCACTGGGAGTACCTGGTGCAACCAAGGACATGGACAGGGTAGTTGCATTCATCCAGAAGAATAGCAAGGAGATAGATCACATCTCCATGAGCCTGGATTCTCACAGACCTCTGGATATTGCACACAGCTGCTGGTGGATGAACGCAGATGGTAGCCCTGTAGCACCATTTACACTCATCACTCCCAAGGACCTGAATGATGGTAAGTACACCCCTCGTATCTCTCCTGCATGGTCAATAGACTATGTGGCTGAACTGGAGAAGCAAGGTGAGTTTACTCACTGCATCTGGCCTAACCATTGCCTCATTGGTTCTGTAGGTGCAGCTCTGTACAAACCACTCCATCTGGCAGTGTGTGAATGGGAATCCAGCAATGGCAAGCCTGTGAACTACGTCACAAAGGGGGACAACCAGTACACAGAACACTTTGGTATCTTCAGGGCAAACATTGAGATACCTAGGGACCCCAAGACACAGTTCAACCAACCACTCATCAAAACACTCATGGAATATGAGAGGGTGTTTCTGGCAGGTGAAGCCAAGAGCCATTGTGTGGTGAATTCACTACGCCAAGCCATCACAGAAGTGCCCCAGTTGGCACCCAAGATATTTGTGATGGAGGACTGTATGTCTGATGTGCCTGGATTGCCGCCTGGATTCTACACTGCAGTGAATGACATCTGGAACAAAGCCAAAGCTGCAGGTGTACAGTTTGTCAAGAGCACAGACAATGTGCTAGCAACTGTCTGAAGAAACCCTGGGGTTAGTCCCAGAAAGTTTCAATGGATTAAGGACCATGATTGGGAATTTGAAACAAGGTTAATTTAGCCAAACAAAAGAAGCAAATGAACACACAAGAATATGACTTTGGTATGATGGGTACAGGTTACACCATCACCAACTTTGATCCAAGCAACGTACAGGAAGATGAGATCATCCTCATGTGTGTTGCCATGGACATATCAGGCTCAGTACAGGGCTTTGAGAAGGAACTCAATGAGGCATTCTCCACATTCACTGAGGAAATGCAGAAGTCTCATGTAGCTCCCAGAATCATGATCAAAGTGCTTGAGTTTGGGGAAAAGGTCTATGAGAAGAGTGGATATGTTCCCATTTCTCAGTTGGACCCCAGGGCAATGCACTTCAAGCCCAGGGATGGTTCCACTGCACTGTTTGCAGGTGCCAAGAAGGCACTGGAATCCACTGTGGAATACAGGGAGCAGCTGGAAAAGACTGGCATCAATGTGAAGGTACTGATCTTTGTCATCACTGATGGTGAGAACAATGTGTCTTCTACTAGGGCCAGTGAAGTAGCCAGTATTCTGGATAACCTGGCCAAGGAAGAAAGGAACATTATGGCCTTTGACACCATACTCTTTGGTGTAGGTAATAATGCTTCTTCATTCACCAAGGCACAGCAGGATATGCACTTCAAGCATCTTGCTGTGGTAGGCCAGAGTGGTAAGGAGATTAGGAAGATGATTGGCTTCATCAGTGCTTCTGTAAGCAAATCTGCCTCTAACCAAACAATTGCATTCTAATGGCAGCTAACCAAGAACCTGGGTGGGTGCTTAAACAACTATCCACAGTTGTGGTTACACTGGGGATAGCTTTCATAGCCTTTATGTTTGGGAGGTATTATGAGAGGCAGAATTGCCCCTACCATAAGGCTAGGGGAGTGATTGAAGATTTACAAAAAACACTTAAATGATCCATGTACTGAACAAGAGGGCAACAACCCATCAGGACTTTTGTGAGGATGCTTACCATTTAGAGCAAAGAGGGCCTTGGGTCATTGCTGCAGTGTTTGATGGGTGTAGTGATGGGATTAGGTCCCACTATGCATCCCAAATGCATGCATATGCCCTTAGGAGGACAATACAGACATCTTGGTTCCTGTGTGAGCAAAGTATGTCCAAGGGATTTAAGAGCCAGGTAGGGGTTCTGGATGACTTGTGTGCTGTCCTATGTACCTATGCAGCGTCCCTAAGAGAAGTAAGTGGACTGACCATCCTTGAATCTCTTTCTACTGTAGTCCTTGCCATATACAACACTGAAACTAAGAGTCTGGCAGTCAAGTTCTTAGGAGATGGTATGTTATATGTGGATGGAGAGTATGAAAGGGTGACTTCAGGAGAGGATAATGCCCCTAGTTACATTGCATACATTGAGGAAGAAGACCCTAGTCCTTCTATATTTGCTGGTAGGCCTGGATTCTTCTATACAGGAGTTAGGAACTGGTCCATATGTACTGATGGGATTGATGCTATTAAGCATGCCCACAGACCATTGGAAGAGTGCATTAGCTTCTTATTGGAGAACAAAGACCAGATGCATATCAACACTATGTTGAATCGCAAGATTACTATAATGAGCAAGGAAGGCATGACACTCAATGATGATCTGACAATCATAAGGTATGACACTATATGATGGTTATGGGAAGATAGCTTTGTCTGTTGATACAAACAAGGAGATCAATAGAGGGGGTGAAGGTACATTGTATGAGCATCCAAAAGATTCCCATCAAGTCATCAAAGTGTATCACCAGAGAGGCAATCTATCCCTACAGACACTGCAGGAGCTTATGGTACTCCCTGACAACTTCATTAAGCCATTGGAGTTGTTTTACGACAAACAAGGTTTTCTTAAAGGTCTGTCTATGAAGTACTTAGATACTCATAAACTGCACCTACTTGCAACTATCTTCTCTAAGCCCACTGCAACTAAGGCAGGGTTCACAGAGAAGGTCAAGCAAGATATATATGCTGGTATGATAGCCAGCATGATCCAGGCACATAAGTTGGGCATTGTGATAGGGGACTTCAACCCCTATAACATATTTGTGTCCAACAAGGCTGAGGTCTATTTCATTGATGTGGACTCATTCCAGACTAAGAGCAGACCACACTCAGGTGTGATGTTGCCTGAGATAAGGGATTGGTTGTACAACCACATTGATGACAAGTCTGATTACTATGCACTTTCAGTTATGGTCTTCCAGATGTTCACTCATCTACACCCTTACAAGGGTATACACAGGAAGGTACAGAAGTTTGAGGACAGAGTGATCAGGAAAATCTCAGTATTATCAAATGATCCTGATTTGGTAATCCCTGCATTCTATGAACCATTTAGTGACAGAAGAGTCACTGACCAGTTCATTAAGATATTCCAGGATGCTGAGAGGTTTGTGCCTAATGTGAGTGGAGGAGTATATACTAATGCTCATGTACCAGTAGGCAAAGTATCCTCATTCATACAGGCTATTAAGGAAGGTGAGCTTACAGTAAGAACAATCAATCTTGATGTGGAAGACTTTGATGCAACAGACAGCTTCTTCTACACAAGGAAAGATACTGATACATTCACAATCTACAGAAGTACAGGCCCAGGTGCATATGCTAAGCACCATGTATCAACTAAGGCTGAAGGATGTATCCTCGGTAATACCAATGTTGTAATAACAAGGTACAGTAAACTCTACAATTGCACCCAACAAGGAGAGGAGGAAGTGAAGAACTTTCTCATCCCATCAGGTTCATTTGGTCACACAAGTAATGGGAAGAGCATATACTTTGATAGTGGAAGTGATTCCTTCATTATTATTGCAGTAGACCAAATCCTCAATGGACACATATCCTCTACAATGGGTTCTATCTACACTAAATCAGTTGTGGTGCAAACTGGCATAGTCCAGACTGTAGTTGGTAGTAAGTTTATCATTGACATCTCGTTGGGTCATATGACAACACTGAGAACAGCTACTAATGCAACTGATGTGTATTTATGCCCTAGTGGTAAATATGGTGTCATTGAGAGTAAATTGGGCAGCCAAGTAGAGCACTTCTTATTTGCTGTCAAGGGTATGAGAGTAGAGTTGGGCCCGAAGCTAAATGGGATGTGTATCATTGCTGAAAGAGGAGACCATCTATACATACCAACAAATGGTGCTATGGATGTATACAGAAAGTCTGACCTTGCAAAGATAGCAACTATAGCATGTAGGTTTGTGACTGAGCAGTCAGTACTCAGAATCTGCAACTCAGGCATATTATGTCTGACTGCAGGTACTCTGTACTTGTTTAACAAAAGTTGAATAAAGGGGAGGGTGAGAATGGTCCTCCCCTTGTTTTTGAAACAATCAAAATCTGAATAAAATGAATGATGGACAAGCAAATGCTACACCTGTAGCTCAGGCCCCAGTTCCTGTTAAGCCAGGGCTGCCAGCCAAACTGACTGCAGAAGAAACTCAGCAGAGGTATGCCTTCATTGGTATGTGTGTGGATAGGAATATCACATATCCTGCCACAAGGACATTTGGGCAAGCATCCCCAATGACTGTGCAGGACCTTTGTGCAGCAAATGTGGCCAGCCTGCAGAAGATGGCATCAGCACTGAAAGGGGCTGCAGCCAATCATGATCCTGAGTTTAGCAACACTGGGGAACTGATGATCAACAAGGTGGAGGCTGAGAAATGGTTGACATTCTTCAGGCTCACCATCAGGAAGAAGAACTGGGATGCCTATGCTCATGACAAGAGAGCAAGGGCTAAGGACCTACACAAGAGTATTGAGGCTGCTCTTACACCACAGGAGCAAAGAGCAAGGGCTGAAGCAGAACTTGCTGGACTGAAGGACTTTGATGATGATGAGGATTAATGTTTTATGCCAAAGAAACTGGTGATATTTAAGAGAATTGAAGTGAAGGGTACTATCAAAAAGATACCACTTCGCAATGTTACAGTCAGTGACTCCTTTGTTGGAATTGGCAAGAAGGGCCAAACAGTTCACTCTGAGTTCCAAAGGCTTGCAGAAGACTTGGAACCAGGCTTCATTGGAATAGGCATTGATGTGATAAGCATATAACTTCTTTTTTGTTTGGTAGTACACTTAGAATAAACACAACAACTTAGATATGGTTTTAAGATATTAGTGACTGTCACCAAACAACAATCAGGGAAACTGGGGAATTCATTAAGTGTTAGTAAGACCCTTCCTTACTTAGAATAACATTACACTGAACCTTGGAGTCCAAATCCAAGTGCCCATAGCAATATGGGTTCCCCAGCTACTCTAAACAAACTGTGTCTATGAAGAATTTGACTGGGCCATTTAGGCCAGAGGAGTTATTGAAGTATGGTGATAAGCTAGAGATAAGTGGTATGTTACTGGCTAATGGACAGGAAGCAGAACTAATGCTTTTTCCAGAGACTGGTCTAGTACCTCTATCCATCATACAACCCACTCATGAAGAGTGGAAGACCCTCTTGTATCAGCTTGATACATTGGGGGTTATGGGACTCAACAAGGTAGTACTTAGAAAGTCTCAAAGAAACATTGAACAAACTATATCCTGGAATGTATTCAGGAGAGACAACTACACTTGTCAGTATTGTGGTAATAACCAAGTACCCTTGACTGTAGACCATATTGTCCTTTGGGAGAAGATGGGTGCTTCAGTTGAAGAGAACCTTATTAGTGCATGCAAGAAGTGTAATAAGACAAGGGGTAATATGGAGTTCCCTGATTGGCTGAAGAGTGAGTATCTTACATTAAGGGTTAATGGTAACTGGGGCATTAGTGCTCATATACACATTAATGACTTGTCTAAGATGTATGATGAGGCACTAAAAGTACCTTTGAGGCAGACTCAAAGACAAAGATAAAGGTTCACACTGTACGTGTACTTTTGGACGGTGGTACTCTGCAAAATGACCTCCAGTCCTAGTCCAGGAGGAGGTGGAATCTCTTTGCCTCACATAGTATTGGGTCGCCACAATAGACTACACTCAATACAGTATGTGCAACTGGAAGCAGGGTGGTGAGACATATACCAGAAAGGCATTGAATGGACGGGCTGACCCACCAGAAGGGTCTAAATGGGGGAAGTTAATCTTGTTAGAGGTTGACCTCTTAGAATACCTTCAAACATTGGTAAAAAGCAAAATTTGGTTTTTGTAATAGTGGGTTCAAATCCCACCTTCCCCCCTACATAGTATCATGCATATCAACAGCTCACTTAGAATACTTTACTTATATCTATAGTCTAAATAAGACGCCAGGCTAGCCCTGGAAGTGGGGGTATCCAATCCCCCTAGGTGTGCCAAAAAAAGAATTAGTGAGCTTATTTTTAACCTTAAAACAACCATTTATGGACTTTGTGACATGGGCCATTCACAGGCATGAGATAACAAATCACATGTATGAGGACTATCTGCCTTATGAGTATCATCTGAGGCTTGCCTTACAAGTAGCTAAGGAGTTCCAACATCTGGTGCCCAAAGCAGAGTTTTGGAGGTACAGGTATGCCATTGCAGGCCATGACCTGTATGAAGATGCAAGAACCAACTACAGTGATGTGATTCAACACATTAGCCTGCTTGAAGGACACACTAATGAAGATGCTATATGGGTAGCTGAAGTCATTCTAGCTGTTACTGAGTATCCTGGTAGGAATAGGAATGAAAGACATCCACCTATATACTGGCAGAACATAAGGGAAACTCCTGGTGCTAAGTTTGTCAAGCTTTGTGACAAGATAGCCAATGTAAGGCATGGTGTCATGTTCAAGAACAGCAAGCTTAGTATGCACATGAGGGAGCACAATCAGTTCCTCAGTGAGATGCAACTAGGGAATGAATACAGGGAAATGCAGGATCATCTAGACCAACTACTGTTTGGACAAGCAAAAACTGTGTCATGAAGATCGTATCTAACTTCAAGGACTACTATGACTTCCTTATTGGTAAATATGGTATTGACCCTAAGGTAGTATATGAGAGAGTATGTGAAACTGAAACACCACAGCACTCATGGGTGAAAAGTGGCATATACAGGCCTGAGTATCTTGACCTACCTGGGTATTACTATTATGGAATAGCTTTTTGTGGAACAACGTACAAGGTGTGTTGTTACAATGGGAAGGTATACATAGGGGATGAAGTCCTAGTGCTAAGAAAGTTTGTGGATAAGGAGAATGCATACAAACTCCCTACTGAGCGTGAGTACCTTACTGGACATAACAAACCAACAGATGTGAATGAGAAGCTAAACTGTCCTGTGGTGCTACTACCTAGGTATACATTTGATGGGGAAGGTACTAAGAATGTAAAGCTAGCAGACTTTCAGTTTGGTAGGTTAGTGCCTCCTGAAGATGCGTACCTTAGGATAGTAGAGTTCTTAACTAGGGAACCTATTATCAAGGATACAAGGACTGACATTGAGAAGGTAGTTAGTCATGGGTTTGACAAGAAGACTTCCTTTAGGAAGATGTAATATTATTGTAGGGGAGGCAAGGGTCAAGGCCCTTCAAGTTGTGGTGTAGCTGGAAGCACGCCCCTACATACTTTCTTAACTCACTTAGAATACATCAAATCTCCTTAATCTGGAGAAGTAGCTCATTTGGTAGAGCAATTGACTTCTAATCAATGGGTAATGGGTTCGACTCCCATCTTAAAAAGTTTAGTGAGTTCCTATTTTAACAAAGCTTATTTATTCACTTTCATAAAAACAGAACAAGTATGAAGAACAACTTGCAATTACCTGACATTGAGAAAGTATCAGCACGCCAACACAAGAAGTGGGTCTCTGACAAAGAGGGACAGGGCCACAAGAGTGTGGATGTAAATGGTGAGAACCTTATGGTGCCCTTTGAGGACCTGAGTGAGGATGCCAAACAGGCCTGTAGGAACAGGACAAACATGTTCTATGAGTCTGTGAATGAAATACATGCTGAGGAGAACACCCAGGAGGAGGCTACTCAGCAGGAGGAACATGCTCATGCTAACGCACAACAGTAAGACATTTTGATTGCTCCTAAAATTCTTTAGTCCTGCTCTTAGGCAAGCACTACAGGACACCCAAAAGGAATGTAGGCTATCCAAGGCAAGCTTGATAAGGGAGATAGTTTGAGAAAACCCTTTCACAAGGGCTGAGCATTAAGTTTTGCTGGACTATTCTACTATTGGAGGTAGACAGGATTAACTCTTTTTAATATGGCAAGCAATCGTTAGCAGCCCTTAGTTTCTACTATGGGGCTCTCTTTTTAACACAGGATATGAAACTATTTAGGTGGATACCAGGCAGACAACAGGGAGTTATCTACTATAAGTGGTGCTTCCTTTACCTCAGAATAGGAAGGGTTGGATTTGATGGGTATATACTCAAGTATCCAGCTAAGACTGTTCTTAGCCCACATACTGATCCAATAGATGGATGGATGTGGAGAATGAATGTTAAACTAAGGGGAAAGGCTAGATTTTTCTGCAAAGGAAGAACCTACTCCTTAGGGGATTTTATGCACATATTCAGACCTGATCTGTATGTGCATAGCCTAGTTGCCTATACGAAGACTATTAAACTCTCCTTGGGTATTGCCAAATTCAATAGATATGTCTATTGTCAGAGGAATGTAGAGGGGAAGTCAAAGTGCCTTAGTCAGTGTGATCACTGCAAAGGCTATTACAAGTTACTGGAGAAATGAGATACATTATTGCGATTGCAATAGCAATCTTTTCAATGTGGATGTGCTTTAGTACAGCTAACCATATCATCCACTGGATAACAGCTGGAATAAGTGAACCTAGTGTTCATGCTGTTATGGTTATATTCTTATGGGTTATTGCCTTTAGTACTGTCTTGTCTCTATCTATATGGATAGGACTGGGTGTTGCTACAGGCTTGATAATGCTATTAGGAGGTAAGAAATGAGAGCATTACATTGGGCTGCCTTAGCTGCTGTAATACTAAACGGGCTGTCTGTTATACTTAACACAATATTACTGGTAATTCAGCATGACAGTGAATATATGTGGTGGGTACTAGCTAGTTCCATTGCCCTCACTGTATCTTATGATGTTTATAAAGACACTGAAAGATGATAGCACTTGCATTATCATGGAATCAGTTTGGAGCAATGGTAGCTAGGGAACATCTTAATGATGAAAATGTTAGCCTAAAGAACAAGGCTTGCTTCATTGAGATAATAGGAGAGCAAGACCTGCTAAGAATGCCCCACTGGTTCCAAAAAGACCATCCAAATGTTCTAAGACTACTATTTGATGATGTTGATGAGCCATTACAGGTGCCTTTATTGGGTCGTGACAAAAGAGAGTACATTTCTGTAGTTCCCATGAGTGAGGAGCAGGGAAAGGCTATTTTGGCCTTTATAGAGCAGAATAGCCATGCAGATGTATGTGTAGTGCATTGTGCTGCTGGGGTCAAAAGAAGTGGTGCAGTTGCTCAATTTATCAATGATTGGGCAGACATTGACTACTTTACTGCAAGGTCTCTCAATCCAAGCACAAAGCCTAATGCAAGAATCCTATCCATACTAAGGAATGTGTACAGAGACAAATACAAGGAGGAAGCAGATGGATACACGTAAGGCAGCAGAAAGTGTAGGCATAGCCCTAGCCATATTGGTTGTAATGGCTTTGATAGCTGGTATAATAGCATGTGCCATATTGTACCTACCTGCATGGGTTTCAATAGCATTATTAATAGTACTATCAATAATAGCTTTATCAGCTACTATATATGAGGATATAAGTGACTGATATACATATGTGGAGGTATGCCAATAGTAGAGCAGGCTATAGGCTGGACCCTGGACTATAGCTGGGAATGTTGCAAGACATTCATGGAGGTTCAAATCCTCCTCTCCACACCTTTTTTCATAAGTAAAGCCCCTTTTGGGGTTACTTAACACCTCGAAGGGTGTTTCTACACCCTTCTTTTAAACTCTTTAGCCCACTTAGAATACATACAAATACCAGTTCGACTCTGGCTCCCCCTGCTCTACAAAGTCCCCATCTCTGGGGCACTTCGTGGCTCGCGCTTCTAAGGATGTTTCAAGTAGGCTTATTTCCATAGGCCTACTATATTTCAACTAGGGGGAGAAGTTCAGTGGTGAGCACTTTTATGTCAAAAAAGAAGAAAAATTAGTGGGTTTCAGTTTATTGTTGTATGTTTGCACAGTACTTGTTGGTGTGGTGGAAATATAGACACACTGCGATTAAATGTCAAAGCGCCGCAAGGCATGGAGGTGTAACCCCTCCCACCAACACAAAAGAGTGAGTGTTAACAAGGTCTGTACTTAATAGTTAGACTAGAGCCCTAGGGCCTAAAGAAGATATGGCCTTTTTTGTAAAAGCTTCAGTGCTACTGTAAAAGTGTAGGGGAATAATACAGCTTGGCCAAGCTCACTCAAGTTCTTTATTTCACTTAGAATACCTCAAAAAATGGGTTCGAATCCTAACCCCCCACATATGTGAGGAGATTTAATGGGGGGTAAGCCTGTGTGGTCAGGCACCTACTTGAAAATAGGCAACTAAACTTAGTGAAATCCCTGGAGAAATGCCCTGGAGTGGTTACAGGCTTGCCTTAAATAAGCAAGGGAGGTAAGTTCGAGTCTTACTTTCTCCACAAATAGTCCTCTTAGAATACTTTAACAAATAATACAGGTTCGAATCCTGTCTATGGAGCAATCCACAGTAGCCAAATGGTTAGGCAATTGATTCTTAATCAATCCAAAAATAAGTTAGAGGACTTAATTTCTTGACTCACTTAGAATCCAACCTAGTTCCTTAAGTGGAACACCAGATTAACAATTAGTGAGTCTCTATATTGGGGGATGGTGAAGTGGTATCACAATTAGTTACTTAGTAGGTACACCTACTTATAATCCATCAACAACAATTATTCCATCATAAGGAATAGTCCTTGGTTCGATTCCAAGTCCCCCAACTGTTCCTACAGTTAATTTTGATAAAGGCCCTACATATCTATGTGGGGCTTTTTCTATTGTAACTGTCAAACTATGTTAGTAGGCAGGTGACTAGGTGTTAGACTAGACACAGCTCACTACCAGTCTTGGAAGGGGATTGTATCTCCCTCCAAGAGCGAGCAATATTGCTCAAAAAACAAGTATTGGCTGAAATGGCCAAGGCTTGGTTCTGCAACAGGTTGTTTTTAAGGACATTATGAGTTCCTCCATTTTCTATGGAGGAACTCCTATTTTGTAGGGGTAGCTCAATTGGTAGAGCACGTAGTATTAGTAGTGTATATTACACTACTTAGAATAACTTATACAATTCCTTTTGGAGGACGTATGTATGTGGTTCGAATCCCATCCCCTACACAAGTGTTAAGTGCAAACGTCTACATAATAACCCTGCAAAGGCCATGTAGCGAGAGACAAGCTTAACACTAACTTCTTCACTCACTTAGAATCAAATCAATGCTTTGCAAAAGCAATCAACTTGTAATTGATCAACATTAGTGAGTATCTATGTCTTTAACCCATTTCGAGAAATGCTAAAAACCAAATGTCAATGAGTGGATCAATTATGGCTGCTAAGACATCAAAGCTTGTGGAGAGTAATCCTTTCTACAAGATGAGTAGTACACTGGACTTGTTTCAACAGGGCAACAAGTTATCAGATACTACAGTCACTCAGCAACAGGTTTACAGGTACCTTGACGCTGCATGGAGTGAATGCAACACTAAGGAGAAGAAAGAGTTGTTCTATGTTCTTGTATTCTCACTAGGGGATATGAGCAATAGGGAACACAATGTCTTCCGTAGGAGAGGTATCAAGACACCTGACACTGGTGGTCAGAGTAAGAGACGTGTGTTTATGTACTGCTTAAAATGGATGCTTGAAAGGGCTCCAGTGCAGTTCTATACTTTCCTACCAATCATAGGAGAGTATTACAATTTGGGGGGTATCATGTTTTACCAGCTGAAGACTGATAGGTACAAAGGTACACTACAGGAAGTTCTGAAGCTGGATGTAGGCATTAACCCTGTCACTGATTACATCACTAAGGTACTAAAGGCAACTACTACCACAGAGAATGAAAAGATGCTGTGGGCCAGGTGGTTACCCCATGTACCAAACAGTAGTAGGATACGCAAGTATGTTATTACTGACAAGAACATCAAGGCATTCAAGAAGAATGAGAAGTATGCTGATGCCAAGGTGGGTGATTCCATCACAGTGAAGAAAGAGAAGAAAGAGCACACAAAGCAGAAGGATGCTTGGGTGATTGATTTCATCAAGGCATTGTCTGCCAAGATGGACTGGAAGATCACCAAGATGAAGGGTGGTTTGCATTTCGAGGGTTACAGGCAGTTTAGGAAAACCTACCTGTCTGAAACTGAGGCTGTTAAGTTTAGTGCACATCTGGATGATCCCAGGAGTGTAACATTCATGGACAAGACTCAGTTTATGGATTGGTTAGACACATTGCCTTCTGAGGCAAGGTATAGGGTAGCCTGCAGGATATGTAGCAAGGACAAAGCAGGAACACTTTCACCCAGGGATAAGTGGAAACTTAAGTCTGGGGAGAACTGTGGTGCTGTGTACATCCAATGGCTGGCAGACAAGCAGAAGGCCCAAACCAAGCTTGCATCACTCACAACTGAGGAAAAGGAGAAGATGACCACTAAGGAACTTCAGCAAGTCCAAAAGGCTGCTAAGGTGAATGTAGCTGGGGATGTTCTCATTGACCTCATTGCAGAGATTGCAAGCAGGAAACTTACTCCTGCAGAAATGGATGTCAAGGCATTTAGCCTGCTTGAGAAGATTATACTACAGGTACCTGTACTTGTAGCATCTGACATCTCAGGGTCTATGGCTATGAGAGCTGTTAGTCACAAGGGTAGTGAATTCAGTGCCAATGCACTTTGTCAGCTAGCCACTACAGTATTCTTGCTGAAGAACCCTGATGCTGAAGCAGGAGAATTCCTGGTAAGGTTTGGTTCCTCAGCTGATGTTGTAGCTGCAGGTACTAAGTCAGAGACCAATGGGAGAAACAAGTTTATGTCAACTAAGGTCACAACTGTTGATGTACTAGTTGATAGGACTAAGCCATTCTCATGGAATCTCAGTAATATATCCAAGTACATTGGTACTCCACATGGTAGTACCAACTTTAGTGCAATACCTGATGCACTAAAGATATGGGTAGATGAAGAGCCTGCATTCTCATCACAGAGGATTGATATGATCAACAGGTACAAGGTCATACTGGCCATGTCTGATGGTGAGTTCAATAGCTCTTATAGTCCAACATCAAGCTTCCTTGAGTTCCAGAACAAGATGAGGCAATGGTTTGGATGGGAAGGTGTTACTGTTATATGGGATGTCAAGGAGGGCTCTGTAGGAGATGGGAAGAAGTTCCAGGATATTCCCAATATCATGTACTTTGGAGGATGTAATATGGGTGTCTTGAATCAGGTGTTCACCAACATCCATGATCTGGACATCATTGATGCATTCTTGCCATTGAAGACTCTGCATGCCTCAAACAGGTACCAACCTGTAAAGGAGTTAGTCTTATAATACTAGGTAGGGGAGAACTCCCACATGTTTGCTGACAGCTTTCTTTGTGGAAGGGAGAGCTGCTTCTCTCCACACTCCCCTATCTTTTTCTGAAGAAGATTCTCCACTACATTGTACAATACTATTATGGCCGTCCTGAAAGCATACAAAACCAAAGGTGGTGGCACTTTGCTGGTGCATACAGATGGTAAGAGGACCTATGTTCCCACCTTAGCATATAGGGAAAAGAGAAAAGACTACTTAAGAACTAGAGCATTTAGGGGAAAACCTGATACAAAGGAGAACTGTTTCAGGCTGCTAGACTCTATTCATAAGCTTTTGGTGGCTCACAGAAGAAGACTGGAGGTTAACATCCAGGAATCCTAATGGGCTACTCATTATAAGGGCATGTAAACATTTATTAACTTAAAAACGCATCAAAATGCAAACAACACAATCAATGCCTCAGACACAGGTCAGAGTACTGAACCTGCCTGAGGGAGCCAAAGTGGCTAATTCAGAACCCATCACCCCTGTATTGGTCAGTAGGATCAGGACAGTGGGAGCAGACAAGCAAACTTTGGAGCTTCAGCTGGAACAGCTGTTTCCACAACCCCTGGGTAACCAGAGTGGGCTGCTTGCAGTGACAATGGCTGGACACAGTGCATTCAATACAGGTCCCAGGAAAAGGGTTACCTGGATGAATTACAGCACTATGAAGGCCATTGGAGATGGGTTCATCAAGACCTGGGAAGAGGTTGGAGAGGCTGTCACTGTAATTGAAGGTGTGAAGTATCAGGGATGGCTCACTTTTGATGGTGAGCCTGGTCAGCCTGGTGGCCCACTGCTTTACAGGTTCATTGACCTCAAGGGCAAAGAACTGAAGAGCAAGATTGTAGAGGAGGACAGCTTTGTAGGCCGCACATGGGTCAACAAGGACAAGACACCTGGGGAACAGAGGCCCAAGACTGCTGGTAATGGTGGTGATCTGCTGATCTACACTGACACCAAGGGTGTGGAGCACAAAATCTATGCTAACAGGCACCTGTCTGTTGAAGGTATGGATGATCCCAAGACAGGCAAGATGTGGGATGAAGATATCATCATTACTCATAACAACACTATAACAGGTTCCTCTGTACGTGCTGCTATGGCTAAAGCTGGTATTAGTGTCCCAACACTGCCTGGATCACCTGCTGGTGTGCCTGCACAGGAAGGCTTGCAGAACAGAAGGCCTGGTTATACCAGCAACCTGCTGAGACCAAGGCCTGAACCTACAAGGACTGCACCTACAGCTGAGGCAAATGAGGTGGATGAAGAAACCAAGGCTCAGAGAGCCAGGGAAGCAGGTGAAAGGTCTATTGAAGCACAGCCTCAATCATAGTCCTGTCTCTGCTTTGTAATATAGAGGAGGAGGGTCCCAGCCTTCCTCCTCATTTTTAAATCAATCGTTATGTCATTCAAGGACTTTTTCATAAAGAGTGATACACCACCACCAGACAAAAAGATAACCACTGTTAAGCCTACAACAGGACCTAGTGGTAGTGGGGTTAGTATGATGGGAGCCACGTCAGCTGGAGTGCATACAGTTCCCCAGTTAGATCAGAACTCCACTAGTGAGTTCAACAAGTATCTAATGAAGTTAATGGATGATGCTAATCTACCAGGACCAGATTATTATGAGTTTGCCAAAGCACTCCAAGCACTTGCTGCTGTTCCACTCACTGAACAACAGAAGTATATGAGTGTATTTGCTGGGTTCCAAGCACAAGGAGTTACAGCAGAGTCCCTAGTTGATGCTGCAGGTAAGTATATTGCCATACTAGGGCAGAAGAAAAGTAGTGAGTTTGATGCCTCAGTTAGTACTGCAGCACAATCCATAAAGAACATGGAGAGTGCTATAGAGAGGTTGAGGCTTGAAAATGAAGAGCTTACCAACAAACTGAGTGCCAATGCCCAGCAAATGGCCAAACTAAATGGTGATGTCATTGCTAATAAGGGCAAGCTGGAAATCAAGAAAACAACATTTGAAGTGTCCTACAAGAACTTCATTGAGAAGATCATGCAGGATAGAGAGAACATTCAAAAATACCTGATAAATGGAACAACTACCCAGTAGTGGAGGGAGGCCCCCAGTTATAGAGAAGGCAATAAGATATGCAATTCCATTAGGTATAGGAGCTGCAATCTTCTTCTTTTGGGGGTTAATAGTACCCTTTGTAGAGCAGACATTGAAGAGTACACTATGGACTATTGTATATGGAGCACCCATAGCATTGATAGTCCTTACTGCATTCTTCAATCCTAAGTTCTTTGTAATGACTTACAAGAACATTATACATAAGTTCATCAGCTTCTTCATTAAGTTAGACCCTCTCTCATACATGGATAGGTATGTGGAGATACTACAGGAGAAACTAGCAAACCTGAATAAGATTAAAGTACAGCTTAAAGGTAGGAAGGTAGAGACTGAGAGGAAGCTAAAGGAGCTGAATGCACAAGTGGAGGAAAATCTCAAAAAAGGTGCTGCAGCTAAGCAATTGAAGGACCTTAGTACAGCCTCTTTGTGTGGTAGTAGAGCTGCAGGTGCACAACAAAGCATTAGGTTGTACACTCCCAACTATGAGAGGATGACTAAGAGCCTTGAATTCCTGGACCTATTAGCTGATAACTGGGGTATGTCTATCATTAAACTCAAGGAAGAAGTAGCAAGGAAAAGAGAAGAGTATGTCATGCTAAGGGATCAGGCTAGGGCACTTAATCAAGCTGAAGCATTCCTTAGTGGTGATACTGAAGAAGGCAGGATATACCAGGAATCACTGAAGGCATTGGAGGAAAGTGTCACACACAAGATTGCCTACATTGAAGACTTTGAAAAGAGAAGTAAGGACATTATGGCAGGAATTAAGGTGGAGAACCAAATGCAACATGATGAAGGACTCAACATGTTGGATAGTTACATGAGGGATGGCAAACTGATGCTTCCTGATGACTATTCAAAGCCTGTGCCTCAGTTCAACTTCAACAAGATACCTGAAGCAGAAGTAGTTCAATCAAACTTTAAACTCTTAGACTAATGGTACTAGGTCTATTTGTGTTTTCCAGCCTTGAATCCATCATATATGGAGTAGCATGTTTTCTACTAGGCTGGTTTGCACACAAAAAGCTATCCAATCTATTCAAAAAGAAGTCATAACCAAACAACAAACCAAACAAAAATGAGCAAAGCATCAAGATTTTTCAATAACCTACAGCCAGGAGGCAAAGTACTACTGTTGATAGTACTGGTAGGACTGTTCTTCCTAGGTAAATGGGGGTATACAAAGGCTTTCCCCCCAGCTGCCAAACAGGACAAGATTGTGACTAAGGCCTCCTCCACCCTACCTCCACTGGCATATGACAAGAATGCCAATGCTCCTACAAGGCCTATACCTGATTTTGGCAATGCAGTAGCCATCAATGGCCCTGAGGTAAGAGGAGAACTAATGGGATGGAATGCCCAGATGGGCCTCATGTATGCTGTAGGTGGTACAAGTACTGCCAAAGGTAGCATAGCAGAGGAGCTGGGATTAAATATTAAACTTAGTGTTCAGAATAACACTAGCAAACAAGGGGAGGACTTATATGCATTTGCTCAAGCACTTAGTAAAGGTGAGAGTAATCCTGCTACTGGTACTCATTTCATTGCTTGGATGGGAGATGGTGTCCCGTCTTATTTTGCAGGGCTTGAGGCCAGACTTAAAAAGGATTTTGGTCCTGAGTATGTGCCTACTGTTGTTACTTTTGGAGGTGCATCTTATGGTGAAGACAAGTGGCTCATCAAGAAGAAATATGAAAAAGACGCAAGAGGATCAGTCAATGTAGGGGTTATCAGGGATGGTGACTGGAATGTTGCTGTAATAAAAAGCCAACTCAATGGATGGGATGTCAACAATGATAACACCACATATGACAGGACTAAGGTCAATTTCATACCAGCTCCTAATGATGACTACATGGAGGCTGCAAAAGCATATGTGGCAGGACAGCAAGTCAAGCTGGCACTTGTGGAGAATGGCCATAGAACTGGAAAAGATACCACAGTGGGCATTACAGGAGTTGTCACATGGTTCCCAGGAGACCTTTATGCTGTTCAAAAGAAGGGTGGTCTGGTCTCAATTGCCTCCACTAAGGACTTTGCAGCCCAGATGCCTAACGCCATCATCTTCATAAAGAAGTGGGCACAGGATAATAGGGAGATTATGGAGAAGTTCTGTACTATGGTAGGCAAAGGTGGTGACCAGGTAAAGAGCCATGATGATGCACTAAGGTTTGCAGCTAAGGTAGCTGATGCTGTATATCAGGATCAGGTAATGCATGAGGAAGATTGGTACAAAGGATACCTGAGCTATGACTTCACTGATGATGATGGTAATGTTGTCAACATTGGTGGTAGTAGGGTATTTAATCTTGCTGATGCCGCCAATTATACTGGTGCTGATGGTACTAAGGATAATTACAAGGCGGTATATAATACCTTTGGTAAGATATGTACTGAGGCATACCCTGAAGTAATACCTTCTTTTCCTGACTATAATAGTGTAACAGACTGGTCCTTCCTCAAGGCTGCATATAGCAAGAACAAAGGAACAGCTGGTAGTGTATCTAAGGTAGACTTTAGTAGAGCAACTAAGGGTACCACTGCTGCTGATGCTTCCTATAGTATAAACTTCCAGACAGGTTCAGCTGTTATCAGTCCTTCTTCCTATGCAATACTAGACAAGATTGCAGACAAGCTGACTGTAGCATCTGATCTATTCATTGAGGTTAGTGGGCATACTGATAATACAGGTGATCCTGCTAAGAACAAGGACTTGTCTGATGCAAGAGCTAAAGCTGTATCTGTGTACCTCATAGGCAAGAATGAGGAATTCTCTCCCAGGACCACTTCTACAGGGTTTGGTAGTGACAGACCACTTGATCCATCTGCTGACCAGAATAGTCCTACAACTAGGGCTAAGAACAGAAGGGTGGAAATCAAGCTGTTGAGAGCAAAGTAGTGTCATTCATTCTTTAATAGGGCTCCAGTAAAGACTGATTGGGGCTGGAGCCCACTTTTTCTATCACATGACAAGAGAAGAGATTGACAAAATCCTTAGTGAGCTTAAGTGGGAAGTATGGCCTTACAGACCATATGGTGGACAACAAGTCAACACTTATCCAAGAGGAGTGAAGGTGTACCACCCAGACCTAAGTGTGCAGGTGTGTATGAGTGAGATGAGAACTCAGATGGATAACCAAAAAGTAGCTAGGGAAATGTTTGAGCTGTTTCTTCTCAATGTAAAGTAACTACTATGGAAACTGATACCCATCAATCCTTGGAATCTACTATTCCAGGTATACACTCAGCACTTAAGGTATTCACTCTGCAGGGGTTGTTAGGTAGTTGGCATGCAGTGTGCTGGATGTATTGTCACAATGGTAGGTCTATAGCTTCCTTCACCATTAAAACCTGGAAAAGTGTACAAAAAATTAATAACACCCAATGCATCACTGAACAGAAAGGAAGGAATCCTGCTAGTGGCCTGCCAGCTATTAGTGGTGATGCTATTGTGGGATTTCACTAACAATACGCTGTTCCCAAGACCTTTAGAAATAGCTAGGGCCCTAGTTGATCTGATACTTCATAAAGGAGTGTTTAGAGAGTTTCTTAAATCAATTGGACTATGTACTCAAGCAATGTTTTATGCAGCCCTTGTAAGCCTCGTACTTTGCTATGCATCAGTTCTACCACTCTTCACCTCACTAGCATTACTAGGAACAAAGCTAAGGTTCTTACCAACCGTTGGATTAACATTCTTGTTCCTAAAGATAGCAGGGGGAGACGTGGATTCCCAGAAGGTCTACTTATTGGTGTTTGGCATAAGTGTGTTTTTCATGACTTCTATACTAAATATAATAAGTGGGACTACACAAGACGAGCTAAACTATGCCAGAACACTAAGGTTCTCAGAATGGAGGGTAGTGTGGGAAGTGATCATATTAGGTAAACTAGGGGAAGTGCTTGAGGCTATAAGGCAAAACTTTGCTATGGCTTGGATGATGATAGCAATGGTGGAGAACCTATGCAAGAGTGATGGAGGTATTGGTGTGATTATTAGTGATCAGAACAAGTACTTCAAGTTCGACTATGTGTGGGCTATTCAATTACTGATTTTGTTAACTGGCATATGTATGGATATACTACTACGTAAGGTACGTGAGTGGCTATTACCATACACAATGCTAACAATAAAGAAGAGATGATCTGTCTACTAATTGGCTTATTTCTATTACTTCTCTTCTGGAGTAAACCAGAAGGGGATTGGCGTGACTTTGACTAATTACCATGAATATAATAGCAAACCACCATGAAGAGATTGGATGTTCCTACCATAGGGTGTTACTACCAGCAACATACATGGGGAACATGAACCTGAGTGTATTTACATGGACACAACAGCATACTCCAACTGATGACAGACTTAGATGGGCTAACATAGTGTGGTTCAATAGAGTACCAACATTCTCTATTGATGCATTATTAAAAAAGAGGGAGGAATTTGGATTCAAGATCGTAGTTGATGTGGATGACCATTGGGTGCTTTATCCCCATCATGAAATGGCTGCAGTATGGGCAAGGAATAAGACACATGAACAGATTCAAAGGTGCATATCAATAGCTGATGCTGTTATTGTAACAAATGACAGGTTAAAGGTAGCTGTTGAGGCACTTAACAAGAATGTGTATGTGATTCCTAACGGATTGCCATACAACAGTGGACAGTTCAACCTAAGCAGGATTCCAGACACTAAAGTTAGGTTCATGTATACAGGGGGAAGCTCACACTTTCACGACTTGAAGACCATAGCAAGTGTCTTTAAGAAGTTAGGTAGTGATGCTGAGTTCAGGGCTAAGGGTACAATCATACTAGCAGGGTATAACCAGCAGTTTGGAACAGGTAGGATTGACAATGTATCTGAAAAGATGCTGAAGATAATAAAGCCTGCAGGTAACTATGAAGTGTTCCCAATTAGACCTGTAGCCTCATACATGGAGTGTTACACCTATGCTGATGTTTCCTTAGCACCCTTGGAAGATTCCACATTCAATGCCCACAAGTCTGATCTAAAGATATTGGAAGCAGGATGTAAATGCATTCCTATAATAGCATCAAATGTAGAACCATATTCAGTGTCTTTTTACAAGGGCACTGCAGGCGTGACTCTATGCAACACACCAGATGAGTGGTTCAATGCTATCAAATCAATGTTGCGTAATCCTACATCAACCTATGCAGGAACGCTACTTGGGGAGAAGGTAAGGGCTTACAGCTCCCTAGGTATTACGAATAGATTGAGAGAGAGAGTGTTTAACAAGCTTTATGAGTAAGAAGACAAGTACTGCTGTTGAGGCAGTTGTTGGTTCAGCAAGTAAGAAATTGTCCACTGTAGTGGAAGAGATGAACAAAATATCCCAAGTACTTACTGGACTCAGTGGTAAGTCTGAGGACCTTTCAGATGAGATTGCCCAGAAAGAGGCAAGGATCAAGGCCCTGGATGTGGAATACACTGAAAAGCTCAGGGCCCATGATGTGGAGTTTGGTTTGAAAGTAAAGGAGAGTGCTCTGAAGACAGCTGAAGAGATTCTTGCTTTACAGAATTTAGTGTCAGTTCCTAAGCAAGAACTGGAGAACCTGCAGAAGGGGTTCACAGACCTTCAGACTAGTTTTGATGACAGGGTAAAGTCTGAAATAGGCAAAGCTACTGGCATAGCAAAATCTCAGTTTGAGGCTGAAAAAAGACTGCTTGAGGCACAGTTTGCAACGAAGGAAGCGGAAAACAAAGCCTCCATTATCAACCTCAATGCACAGGTGGTTACTCTTACTACTCAGGCAACTGAATGGAAGAAGCAACTTGAATCTGAGCGTGAAGCCTCTGTAAAGAGAGCACAGGCAGGTTCAGTTGGTACCATCAATGTGGGTACTCCAAATGGGCGTTGATTAAATCCTAAACACAAGGGGGAGCAATCCCCCTTTTTAACTTGAAACTCATGATGAAGAAGGTGAAGAAGGCTATTGAAACTCTGGTCTTTGCTAGTAGATGGGTACTCATAGGCATGATTATTAGGCTGTTTGTAGTACTGATATACATAGTAGTGAAGGCCTGTGTGCATAGACATCTTGGAACTGATGACATTGTATGGTCACTAGAGGCAGTGGATGAAGCTATGGTTGCCAACCTAATCAAATCTATCATCACAGGCTCTTATAACTCATTCATTAGCAAGGACCATGGGTATAAGAATGAGAATGTATCTAGTGGAATATTAAAGGTCAAGATGGGGTCTTCTTTAGTTGGCATATCATCTATATATCTGTTAAAGACCTTCCTTGAACTAAGGCAGGAGAACATCCCTTGGGATGAGCTATGGAAGTACTTGATAATCCACCTAGCATTCCTGCTAGGAACACTGGTACTTGCATGGGTAGAGCTTTTGCACAACAAATCGGAATACTATGACAAGAAAGCTGAGTCTCTTGAGACTCATAGTCCCACTCATACTCCTAACCTGCGTAAGGTTAGCCAGTTGTACTAGTCCACCTAAGGTGGTTAAGATGCATGAATATAGACTGACAGACAGCATCAATAATAGAGCTGGCTACCTGTATGTATTCAGTGTCAAGAATAAGGCAATTGAGGAGTTCTTCTCACTCCTCAGTGATGTTCAGTTGGATGATCTTACTGGACTATCATGGACCAAATCCACATTCAATCCTGGTCTTTCTCCAGTAGGAGGATACAAGTTGATAAGTGAGGATGAATTTGATCTTGAAGAAGAAGACCTACCAGCTGATATACAAGAAGATGTGGACACTGCAGACACTGATGGAGAGAGTAGTGATGGTGGAGATGCAGGTAGTAGTAGTGATGGAGGTGGATCAGATGGTGGAGGAGATGGAGGGGATTAGTTTAATCAAAACAAACCAATAGATGAAAAAGTTAGCACTGTTAGCACTGCTGATTCCAGCATTGTCCTTTGGACAGACAATTCCCCTAGTTGATGGACCATACTCAGTGGATGCTAGGACAAAGACTGCTCTGGGTATTACAAAGGGAGTAATTGATTGGCTGAACACACAGCCATATCCAACTGGTAGAACAAGGACTGTGAGGAGTACATTTCAGACCATCTACACACCCAGAACATACAAGGGATGGGTGATGGAGAGGGAAATGCAAATAGCAAATAGTCCTTCCTACTGGGAACCAATAGGTTACAGCAGGAGGAAAACCTTGCTGTTCAGAAAGAAGTATAGTCTGTGGGAGATATACAACCCTATATACAAAAAGTAACATATGCTGCTTGACAAGCACGAAAGGAATTACAGGAGATACCTAGCACTCACTGAAGAGTACAATGAGCTTCTTCAGGCTGAAAGGAACTTGCCTTGGGTACCAGTGGAAAAACCATATCAAGATGGTTGGACCATTAACATAGAACTAAGGGATGACATCAAGAGGAGAGCTGATGCCCCCATTCTACAAGCAGCACTAGATGTTGTTGCACAAAAGGGTAGACTCAGGAATCCAAAGTATGTAACCCTTGTTAGAAGGATGAGTAAGCTTTCTGATGTATTGAGATACATGTCTCCTCCAAGCCAGAGGAGTCCATTATGGAAGACCTGGAAGTCCATTGGACAGGCCCCTTCACTGAGGAGAATATACCAGAAAGAATATGACAAGCTAACACCCCAGTTACAAGCTCTGTTCTATAAGGTAATCGATCCTAGGGAAAGCCACTATCGTAACACATGGTATGAGTTAGGTTCTCCTGCATACTATCTGGTTGTCAAGGTTAAACCTGCTATTGTTACACATGTAAGAGACATTGACTCTGCAATGATGAAGAGAATGGCAGAGTTGAGGGATATGCTCCATGATAAGTGGGGTATGTATTATAGCAGGCGCAGTGGTAGAGAAAAGGCTGAAATAGACAAGCACAAGATGCACCACAAGCGTGCAAATACCAGGGCCCTAAGAAGCATTCTTAAGGGCGAAAAGGAAGATTTTGAACCTAAAATAAAGCACAAACTATGAACATAGACGATGGACTTGACCACTACAAAGGGTATCATGGTAGCATAGAGTATAGCCCTGAAGACAATGCTTACCATGGTAGAATAAGTGGCATAAAGGACTTAGTGTCCTATGAGTCTCCTAATCTGTCAGGTTTGGAGCAAGCATTCAGGGATGCTGTAGATGATTACATTGAAACTAAAAAGCAACTACTATGACTTATTCAACTGAGAAACCTCTCCTAAGCCTGGAGAATGTCTCACTTAAGTACGGAGACAAAATGATCCTCAGGGATATTAATATCCAACTGAAGGACTTAGTAAGGCCTGGTCAAACAACTGGGCAAGTCTGTACTATAGTGGGCAAATCTGGGATAGGTAAATCTCAGTTGTTCAAGCTCATAGCAGGCTTACAGAAACCAACCACAGGTACAATAAGGATAGGTGTTGAACAGAGGGAGACTGAAGCAGGACTAATAGGCATGGTAGCTCAGAACTATCCTCTGTTCAATCACCATTCACTAATGAAGAATCTTCTCTTAGTAACTAAGGAGAAGGACAAGATTGAATTCTATCTTAATGAGTTCAACCTGGGTGAACACAGAGACAAGTACCCCTCTCAACTAAGTGGTGGACAAAGGCAAAGAGCAGCTATTATACAGCAACTACTGTGTAGTGAGCATTTCATCCTACTAGATGAGCCATTTAGTGGGCTAGACCCACTAGCCACAGCTAAGTTATGTGAGAACATTATTAAGGTAGCTAACTTAGATGAGATGAACACCATACTCATATCTTCACATGTATTGGAACCTTCTCTAGCCGTTAGTGATAGTGTATGGATACTGGGGAATGAGAAAGAGACTTACACAAGTCCAACAGGTAGTGTGGTACCAGGTGCTACAATAAGGTTTGTGGAAGACCTAGCAGCACAGGACTTAGCTTGGAGATCAGATATTCAGACTGATCCTAGGTTTGTAGCATTATGTCAGAAGGTTAGAGATTCATTTAAAGTGATATGATGGGTACTATGATAAGCACTGTAATAAATGTTGGCCTAAATCAAATAAAGGTCAATATAGTATCACAGGAAGTTAATGCTATAGGGAAGTTTCTCAAGGAAGCAACAGTGCAGGTTAACAACACCTATTTATTCCTGAATAGAGATCAACTACTATCATTGAAAGAAGAACTGGTGAAAGCTTTCAACACTGAATCAAGATATACATAGTGGACAAAAAAGAACTTGAAGGCATTCTGTCAACTCCCTGGCTTGATGTATTAGACCAATTCATTGAGTCTAGGGAGTTTGACAGGATTATTGACTTCATCAAAAAGGAGAAGGCACATGGGAACAAAATAGTGCCTCGTACAGACAGGATATTCACTGCCCTGAACAAGTGTGCCCCTGATAAAATAAAGGTCGTAATGGGGCTGCAAGACCCTTATAATAGCATTGAGCCTGATGGACTGGCAATGTCTTGCAGTCTAACAGGCAAATTACAGCCTTCATTGAAGGAGGTTTACAGGGAAATAAGGAGGACTGTATTCCTGAATGGAGAAACAACTTGTGCTTGGGATAACCTGCCAAGCCTGGAGAAATGGGCAGAACAAGGAGTATTTCTCATAAATGCCTCACTTACAGTTAGATGGAAGGAACCCAATAGCCACAAAGGACTATGGACCAGGTTCATAGATGAGGTGTTCCATGAAGGGGTGAACAAGTCCCCACATCCAATTGTATACATATTGCTGGGTAAAGAAGCCCAGGAACAGTTTAGCAAGTATGCTAGACTAGGAGACATCATACTGACTGCAAGTCATCCAGCCTCAGTTGCCTATTCTGGAGGTATATGGGATTGTCAGGATGTGTTTAAAAGAGCAAATAGGTACTTAGAAATGCTTGAGTTAGAACCAATTAAGTGGTGATATGATACCCAAGAAGAAACAACCTAAGGAAGGTAAGAGCTTGGCTGATAGGGGTATATTTGTTAGACCACAGGGTAATCTCCTCATGAAGACTGCTAACAGCGGCCAAGGTAGAAGTCTGGAGGAAAGCATCATGGACAACTTCACTGCATTCTATGAAGAGATATGGAATGAAAGAGAGCATGTATGCTTTGAAACTGGTAAACCTTTAACTGGGGAACCACTTACACTCTACTTTCATCACATATTGCCCAAGGCCAAGTATCCACTATATGCTCTGCAGAAGTGGAACATTGTACTATTGCATCCTGATGCACATAGTCAAGTAGAGACATTTATAGACAAATGTCCAAGAGTGAAGGCATTAACTGAACACTTAAAGATAGTGTATGGCTGAGGAATATGATAGTACTAAGGACACTAAGGAGCATATAGAGGCTGTAAGAGTCTATCTGTATAAGGCTCAATTAGAGCTAATGACTAGGGGACTAATGCACGATGCATCTAAGCTACAAAGTCCTGAGAAAGAGTACTTTGATAGGGAAACTCCATTACTTAAAGGATTGGAGTACAATAGTGATGCATATAGGGAAGGTGTTAAGAGATTAAAGCCTGCCTTGGATCATCATTATGCACATAATAGCCACCATCCCCAATTCTATGGGGAAAAGGGTGTGAGTGGCATGAATCTGTTTGATCTTGTAGAGATGTTCTTTGATTGGAAAGCAGCTGGGGAGAGGACCAAAGAGGGGAACATTTACAAGAGCATTGAGATCAATAAGGGAAGGAAGAATTTGAACATGTCTGAGCAGGTAGCAGAAATATTTGTTAACACTGCTAAGTACCTGGGTTATGAGCAAGTGGGAAGTGAAGGGGTTAGCAACAGTTAGCAATTATGGACTGCTGGAAATGCTACCAAAGGACAAAGTTCAGTTTGCTGCTGAGATTAAAGTCTTATCAACTAAAGGAGATGTTGTCAGACTGATAGCCACTGCATATGATCCAAAGAAGGAGGAAGAAGAACAAAGAACACTTAGGCAAAACAGGTACTACCACAAGCTATTGGATATAATCTGTGACCATACTGGTGATTACCACAAGGATATGCACAGAGAATTGAAGATAAAGATATTGGGTAGGCCTTACATATATAAGGATAGAGAAGTGATTGAAGTACCATCAACTAGGGACCTCACCACTAAGACATTTGGTGACTATCTTGAGAGGGTGTTCCAGTTTGCATCTGAAGAGCTTGGATTAGTGTTACCAGAACCAAATATAATATAATGAGTAAGGTAAGATGGCCCCAGTTACCAGAAGATTTAGTGTTTGATGCATTCTATGAAGAAGACCTAATATTGGACTTCATTAACTCATTAGATGCTCCCACTAAGAAGATATACCTCAATGCCCTTGACTCAAGTGCAGAGGAGGATGTTGTGGTGTATTCAAGGACACCTGTACCTTCAGTGCACATAGTATTGCTGAAGTTCATTGCAATGGAAGACAGAGGCTTAGTGTTACTTCTGAGCAGGAATGAGAGCAATATCTATTCATACTTTGAAAGATTGAAGGAACAAAACCCTAAGCATGCAGATGAGATTGACCACAAGTTGAGTATCATCCATGAAGAGGTTAGAGTATCAAATGAAATGTTGAAATAACCAAACAGAAATAACATGAAACATGAAAAGTTCAAACTACTTCACACTGTAGAAGGTGGAGAGATAGAAGGTGATCCTGAGATACAGGATTTCCTCAACTCAGGCATCACTCCTAAGAGTGTATCTATCAATCATGGTCTTGTAACTGATACTGTGATCATAGGATACACTGAGGAAAGCACTGAGCACAACTACCAACTACTGTACAGGAAAGTACAGATGGAATCCACTGTTACAACTGAGGAGGTAGAAAAAGCCCTTGAAGATGAGGCTGCAAGTGTAGGTGGCATTATATGCCAGGATGTAACTGTGGAGGACTATGGACTTTCAATTGTGTTTCTAACAACTTTATAACTATGAACAAAAGAGAGCTAGTACAAGCAGCTGCTGTTGAGCACATTAGAAGATGTGATTATACTGGAGCACTAGTAATAGCTCCAAGGGTAGGCAAAAGTAAGATAGTAGTTGATGCTATAGGAGAGAAGTTCTTTCGTGCAGAGCATGGAGGATGGGGTGGAGCTGAGGGAATATTCATTGCAGCTCCATACAGACCTATAGCAAGCAACTGGCACAAAGAGCTACTCAAATGGGGTGGTATACATTGTGATGCTACTACTTTATGTTTCCCTAGTTTGAAGAAAATAGCAACAAGGCCTAAGTTGTTGGTTGTGGATGAGTGGCATGAACTATCTGCTAATCAGATGGATGCCATTAAGAAGCTTGATCCTGAGAGGTTGCTGTTAGTCACTGGTACTGCAAATGAGTATTCAAGGGCCCATCTTAAGTTCAAGCTGGGTATTGAAGTGGGATTTGAATATGCAATAGAAGAGGCTATCAGAGATGGTATTATAGCCAACTTCCATGTGTATATAGTGAAAGTACCATTGAATGAAAGTGTCAAGTGCCATAAGGTAAATGGAGTACCTGCTACTGAAAGACAGTCATATGACTATCACACTGCACTATTTGATGATCTAAGGATCAAGGAACAAGCAAATCCAGGACTGAAGGCAGCAAAGGAAGCAGCAGCAAGGAGAAGGTCTGAACTGCTTTATGGAGTGAGGAGTAAATTCAAGGTAGCAAAGAGAATAGCAAATGAGGTAAATGAGAGGCTACTGATATTTACTGCCAGAACTGCAATGGCAGACAAACTGTCTCCCTATAGTTACCACAGCAAGAACAAAAAGGCATACCTGCAGGTGGGAGAAGAAAAAGCTAAGAACAATTTGGACAGATTCATTGATGAAGAGATTAATACTCTGGCAGTTGTAAAGATGACTGATATGGGGATAACATTCCCTGATCTGAAGACAGAATTGGTACACCAATTGCAATCTAATAGTGAGGACTCTCTTCAGAAGTTTTTAAGAGCATGTAACCTGGAAGACGAGAAAAAAGCCAAGATCATTATCACAGTGTGTAAGGACACAATGGATGAAGCTTGGGCAATGGAGGCTATGAAAGGAGTACCTAGTGAGAAAATAACATGGTTGGAGCTTGGAGGATTAGAAGGGTTGTTGAATGAGTTTTAAAACCCAAAGATGGTACATGGAACAGGTTATATTGGTCTTTGACAAAGGAGTACTGGACCAACTAGTTACAAAAGGTATTAAGGTAGAGGAGTATGCCATACTAGCATTATTTAGTGCAAGTAGAGAGCTACTCCTCACCTATCTCAGAGGCAATGCAGACCAGAAGATTGTCATGCTGCAGCCTCTTGTTAGGAAGCAACTATTGGACTTGAGGGAAGCTGATAACTTCAGCTTGGATGATTATAGCATCAGTGATGTTGGTGCTAAGATACTTTCACTAATAGGAACTGGGGCTCAGTTAGTTGTGGAGAATAGGGTAGATGATGTGAGTGTGCTTGTACAGAAGTACCTGGAATTATTTCCAAAAGGAGTGAAGAATGGGGGGAACAAACCATTGCGTAGTAATGCAACAGATGTTACTAACAAGATGATGAAGTTCATGAACAAGTACAGGCATAGTGAGGAGACTATTCTCAAGGCAACTGAGGCCATGTTAGACAGGTGTAGAGGTGTGTATACTTATTGTCACACTGCGGAGTACTTCATACTAAAGGATGGAAGTAGTGCCCTAGCTACAGAATGTGATCTTGTGAAGAATGGAGGAAGTGAGAATGAACTCATTAATCCATTTGAAAAGAGAATGTAATGCAGCAAGACAGATCACCATTTGAGGTACTGCTTGAGTTGATGAAGGCCAATAAGGCTACAAGGGATGCTGGTGGATATAACAGTATTCCATTTGGTATACCTTCATTAGACAAGCATGTACCTGGTATTATACCAGGAGTACAGTATGAAGTGACTGCTAGTAGTGGTATTGGTAAGACACAACTGGCAAAGTTTCTATTTGTGAGCCAACCTTACAAGTTCATTAAGGAGCACCCAGAGACTGGACTAAAGATAAAGATACTGTACTTTGCTTTAGAGGAGTCTATTCAGGAGTACATGTTGACACTGGCATGTGCTAGGTTGAAGGAAGTGTATGGGATTGTAGTACAACCAATGCATCTGATATCTATGGGTCAGTATCATCTATCACAGGAGATACTGGACAAAGTAGAGGAGTGTACAGAGTACTTCAGGGAACTGAGGGAATCTATTGAGGTTATTGACTACATATCCAACCCTTTTGGCATATACAAGTATGCCAGGGCTTATGCTAGGGCTAATGGTAGGTTCTACTTCAAGGGAGTTGAGGTGTTCCCCACTGAAGGGAGTGATGTGATCTTTGACACTTATGTGGCTAATGATCCCAAGTTGATAGTGATAGGTGTAGTAGATCACATGAGCTTGTTACAGTCAGAAGCAACATTGGACACTAACACTACATGGGGAGCAATGTCCAAGTTCTCATCTGAGTACTGTAGGAAGATGTTGACTAAGCACTACAAGATGGCTTGGGTTAACATTCACCAGCAAGCTGCAGACAAAGAGAAGCTTCAATTCACAAGTAGTGGACAGAACATTGAGCAAAAGATAAAGCCCTCCCTTGATGGTTTAGGTGATTGTAAAGTCACTGCAAGGGATGCCTTAGTTGTACTAGGACTATTTAGTCCAGAAAGGTACCAAATTAAGAAGGAACTAGGGTATGATATTGGTATCCTGCAGGATAACTATAGAACCCTGAGTATCTTGAAGAACAGGTTTGGAACTCCTAACCTTGAATGTGGATTGTACTTTAATGGTGCTATAAACATGTTTAGGGAGCTTCCTGCACCTCAGTCTGAAGAAATGAAGAATATCTACGAAGAGATTAAAAGGGGCACATATTCTTAAGACATGAGTGCAAATAGTGTACTGATAGTGGGAGAAGCTGGCAGTGGCAAAAGTACATCTGCCAGAACACTTCCTCCTGCTGAGACCTTTTATTTCAATGTAACTGGAAAGCCATTACCCTATAAGGGATGGAAGACCAATTATACTGAATGGACCAGGGATAATCCCAAGGGTAACTTACTGAACACTGCAGACAGTGCATTGATCTTACAGGCAATGGATTTTATCAATAGCAAAAGGCCTGAGATCAAGTATATCATAGTGGATGATAACCAGTATATAGCAGCAGATTATCTGATGAACAAGGCTAAGGAGACTGGGTTTGCTAAGTTCACTGATGTAGCCCAGATGATCTACAAGATTGGCACTAAGGCCAAGAGCATGAGGGATGATCTGTTTATATTTATACTGAATCACCAGGAAGAGACTGTTGATGCAGATGGTGAAAAGACAGTCAGAGCTAAGACTGCAGGTAAGATGATTACCAACACCATTACTTACGAAGGATTGTTCAGCATTGTGCTATTCACCTATAAGAAGGATACTAAGGAAGGTATCCAGTATGGGTTTATAACCAATGGTGATCCCAAGACTACTGCAAAGAGTCCCATGGGAATGTTTGAAGGAAAGGAAATACAGAATGATCTATTGAAGGTTGCAGAAGCTATTAAAGAGTTCCAAAGTTAAGTTCAAATGAGTTTCAAGATCACTAAGGCACAAATTGATGCCTACATCAACAATGGGTTTACTGTCGCAAAGATGGCAGAAGACCTTACAAGTCAGAGTGGAGTTAAATGTTCAGCAGCTGTAGTTAGAAGGGCTGCTAAGACCTATGGTATTAATCTGCGTAACAAGATTATGCCTAGCCATTTTGTGCTGGAGGACCTGGATGAAGTTGCAACAAATCCTGTATCCAATGCAGCAAGTACAGTACCTGTACAAACTGTAGCAGAAGAACCCACAGTTCAACTGTAGTAGAAGAGAATCAAAAGAAAACTAAACAGAGTATTAATGTCTTTTGGATTTGGTAATGTTAATCCTAAGTCAGACAAAGTCTACCTTAGGGAAGCTGGTATCCATGAAAATGCAAAGTTTCTTGGACTTGGCTATGATGCCACTGAGCAGTATGAGTATTTTGACATTGAGATTGAGACTGCTGATGGTAAGTATTTCAGGGAGAGGACATTTGGTCCTAACAAAGAGAAGGTATATCCCAAGGACAAGTACCAGAACAGGAAGAAAATAGGTACTGAGACCAAGGATGAAGCCTTTGAGAGAGTGCAACAGGAGATCAACACTAAGTTGTTCTATCTGGCTGCATGTTTCTGTGAAAAGGATGCACTGGTACACAAGGTTGCTAAGGTTAAAACCCTTAAGGAACTGGTAGAAGCAGTTAAGTCTGCAATTGGTGAGCCCACCAATACTATCAACTTCCTCACAATCTGGAAGAACAGTGACGCCAAGCAGAAATCCAACCTTATCATAGCTGATAGGGTTAAATGGTGTGAAAAGCATACTGAGGGACGTAAGGCAGCTATTCAGCTGAGTAAGTACCAAATCACCAATAACACGGTGGAGAAGTACCCCTATGTAGCTAACAACGAAGTAGAAAATAATGACTCACTGGTACCACAGGAGCCTGTTGGAGATGTGAGTGACCTACCATTTTAATAATAGGGGGAGGTAACACTCCCCCTTCTTTTTCTCATGTCAGGCTATGGATTGAATAATATCTATCAGGAGCTAGATGCGGAACATATATTACAAGAGGTTGATGAATCTGTATTGTGGAGACACTACCTTGGGTATGATTATGAGCTGAAGAAGAACTATGTATCCCCCTTGAGAAGTGGTGATAGCAGTCCTTCCTTTAATCTATACAAGGATATAAGGAATAGGATCAAATTCAAAGACTTTGGAGCAGGAGGTAATCATGGGGATATATTTGACTTCCTATGCATAACAAGAGGCTTAGACCATAGAGGAGCCCTAGTTATGATAAATGTAGACTTCAAACTGGGGCTTGGTAACCCCCATGAACAAAAGTATACAGGCTATAAACCAATTGGTATCAGAGCAGAGAAACAATTGGAAAGGTTCAAGGAGAGGTTTGTAACACAAACTGGAGCCCTGATAAGAGCACACTCAAGGGCATATACTGATAGAGATTTGGAATACTGGTTGCAGTATGGAATAACAAAGGAGACACTTGATCTGTACAATGTGCATTGCATTAGACTAGTTGAGATGAAGTTGCCCATCAATGGTATCCTTCAGTGGGTGACTAAATATACTCATACAGACAGCAATCCATGTTATGGTTACTACTTCCCAGTATCCAAACACATAAAATGCTATTTCCCTCTAGCTACTGGCGAACAGATAAGGTTTGTAGGTAATGTCAATAACTATGAAGACATCCAGGGTTACTATCAATGTAACGTCAAGAAGGATAAGAGTAATAAACTCCTGATCCTAACAAAGTCCATGAAGGACTGCATGTGCCTTAGAGAGCTGGGGTATGAAGCAATGGCTATACATGGAGAAGGGCAATACTTCCTCAAAGACTTCATAAGGCATATAAAGAAGTACTATCCCAGGATCATATCATTGTATGATAGGGATAAGACAGGTGTAGGTGGTGCAAGGTTCCTATGGAAGAACTATAGGATAGCACCCTATTTTATACCTAAACTCCTCACCAACTGCAAGGACATTTCAGATGTGTACAAGCAGTATGGTAGAGTGAAAGCAGAAGAGCTGATGAAAGAAGTTTGTGGCTTTTGATATATTTCACTAATGATTAGGACTATCACAGTAGCATCTACTACACGTAGTGGTGCAAAGGAGCTTCGTACTGAAGCTACAACTTGGGGACAACTTAAGGATTCCCTGAGAGCAGATTTTGGTGACCTCGACAAGATGAGGGCTGTAGTAAGGGAAAGTAGGGTAGACTTGGCAGCTGATGATGCACAGCTACCTGAAGAATCATTCACATTGCTCTTGACTCCCAAGCAGATCAAGGCTGGTACCAAGGATGTGGATGTCATTGCTGTACTGCGTGATGTACAGGACAAGTTCGTTGAGAGCATTGAGGAAATCATAGAAGGAATCAAAGAAGGTGATTATGATAAGGTGTCTAGCAACACAGAGAAGGTTTCTAAGCCTATCTCCAATGACCTTGCAAGGGAATTGGAAGCTCTGAGGTCTGGACAGTTCTAACATATAAGGGGGAGAGGGGCAACCCTTTCTCCCTTTTTAAATTAAAGACCATGGCAAGTCAAAGGATTGAGGGCATATCTGGGGCCATAGGCAGGGGTTTAACTGAGGCCCTAGCTCCTCTTAGGACAGCAGCTGAGGTTGATGAAGACAACATACTTGATGTTGATGATGTAAGGGGTAAGATACAACATCTGTATGACACAGATAGAGTGTTATACGACTATTACACAGCATTCCATTCAACATTGATGGGTAATTACAGGAAGGCTGAGTATGAAACTAAGGCAGAGGGAAGCTTGAAGGTCTATAGAGAATGGAGAGAAAAGTCAGTGGAAGCTTTCAAAGCACTGCTGGAACATCATTTTCCAGATAGATGGGATGTTCAGGATATTGGTGTAGCCAGCTTTGAAAAAGCAGATAGGACGCTGGAATGCCTTTCCAGGGGTAAGTGGGATGTGAACATGGCTAGTGACTCAAGGCTCAGTGGGACTCTGTACCAGGTGGTTATCCTTTTTCCCGAGTTTGTGATAACTAATAGTAGAAGGCAGGAGCATACAATCAAGGACCTGTACATAAAGTTTCAACTTGACCATAAGTTGAGTATGAAGAATTTATGTGGATGGCGAGGCACAAAGAGTATACAGGAGTATAGAAGGGCATATAGTCATTCTCACATGAGGACTGGTAATGGCTGGTCAGCATTTTGTTTAGGTAGTACCAGCTTTGAAACCCTAGTTGGTGAGTTAGGATTCAGTATGTTTGATGAAATGAAGTATGAGTTGTTCATGCAGACCCTACCTGATTACCTTAGATGGGAATCACTAGAAGGAGGGCCACATATAACAATACAACAAGCCTTTCATGAGTCAAGTAACAGTGCCAGAGCACCTGAAATACACTCTAGCACCAGGCAATCTATCATATCCAGGTTCATATCAGGTAGGCCAAAGATCACCTACAATGTGACTATAGATAAGTCAGGCGTCATCAATGTTAGTATTGTTACTGATATATCATTTATAGAGCAGTTAACTAAGAATACTCCTGATACACTGCACTATCCAATGAACACTGTCACTCTGTCTTCCGCGTATCCCTCAGAAGATAACATGACTGATACAGAGCTAGCACGCACTAATGCATCGTTTAGTCCAGAACTGCTCTTTAAGGGCAACTGGGTAAAACTGAGAATAGAAAAACAAGAGAAGGACACAGAAGAAAATAAGATAGAGAAGTATGCTGATAGTAGATTAATATCTTGGGCAGTCATAGAGCTTAAGGCTATGCTAACAGACTACATATACAACAGTTTTTGGTATGGAACCAGTAAAAAAGTTGGAGAAGCTAGATAAGTTTGAACTCACTAATAAAGGGAAGTTAATACTATCCCACAATTTGCAAGCTGAGATAGACCTCCTTCACAAGAAGGTAGGTAATATAGAGTGGATAGGTGTCCTGTTCTACACTAAAGTAGCAGGAGACATTGGTAACCCAAGTACACTAGTCCTGAAGGCAGATAGGCTCTTCTTAATGGATATAGGCACTGCAGGTCACACTGAGGCTACAATGGATGCAGAAGAGGTTCTTAATATGTATGATCAGATACCTGATTGTATGAACCTCAAGCAAGGCCTCATTCATACCCACCATAATATGGCAGCATTCTTTAGTGGAGAGGACTGGGATGAGCTACAAATCAACACTCCCGTTCACCACTACTACTTGTCTCTCATAGTTAATCACGCAGGTACATATGTAGCTAAGGTTGCATATGTTGCAGACAGCTTACATGAGTTCAAGTACAGGAATAGTAACAATGAGGATGAAACATCCCGCGTCAACAAGAAGCTAATGATGGTAATTGACCTTGACATAATCAGGGAGACTGCAGACATTGCTCCTTATTTTGTTGATAGGTACAATTATGTCAAAGAGAAGGTAGATGCTGCAAAGAAGACCACCTATCATTGGAATGGTGCTCCATACCAGGGGCCCTATCACACATGGCCACAAAATCAGCCTAGGGAGGTAGCTGCACCCACATCAAAAAAGGAAGACCAAGGGGAGGTAGGTCAAGAAAGCACCTTTCCCCTCCACCCAGCAAACCCAGGAAAGGGAAAAAAGGAATACTACAGAAAGCCAAGTGATACCCTCACCTACAAACAAGCAAGAGAAATCTGTCTTGATTGGCTCAATGAAGGGCTCAGGCTGGAAGTTGATACAAAGGATAAGTTCTTTACTTCACTCCCAGAAGGCTTGACATGGTTCTCAGAGTACTTCCATAAGAAGAGGAACACTGAGCACTACACAAGGTGGATTACCTACATGCAACAACTGTTGGTGGATGTAAGTGCTGAGTACCAACCCTCAGTTACTGCTCAAAGGGTTGGCATACAGATGAGTGAATTGGCTGCTGTGATGGCATCAGTGGATGCCTCAGCTATTGCAACTGACCTTGCAACACTAGCTAAAGCACATCCTACGTACCTATCCTTACTTAGAAAATTAGAGAAGGAACCTAAGAAAAAAGGCAATAAAGTAACATTTGTAGACCCATGGGGCAGGGAGATAGAATAGACCACGTAAGGTCAAGGTTTGCAGATGCACCTTGGCTTAAATACTTTAAGCACAAACCAGTCACTGTAATTGGTTCTGGAGGCATAGGTAGCTGGGTAACCATGTGTTTGACTAGGATAGGTGCCACAGTATACCTTTATGATAGTGATCTTGTTGAGACACACAACCTTGGAGGGCAGATGCTACGTGCAAGAGCTATAGGTTCATATAAGGTGCATGAAGTGGAAAACCTATGTAGGGAGTTGAGTGGAAATGATGCAGTTGTAATGGCAATGGATGAGATGTTTGAGGAAGACAGTGCTGTTACAGAAATAGTGATACTTGCTGTAGACAACATGGCAGCAAGAAAACTAGCCTTTGAGAAGTGGCTTGATGATAAGCAAAATGGGTTCGATCCCATAAACATGCTACTCATTGATGGCAGACTACTAGCAGAAGACTACCAGGTCTATGTAGTCACTCCAGCAACAGCTGAGAGGTATAGAGCAACACTGTTCTCAGATAGTGAAGTAGAGAAGGAGAACTGTTCTCTTAAAGCAACCACTCATTGCAGCTTAGGCATAGCATCTGAGATAATAGGATGTCTCACCAATTGGACTGCAAACAGGCAGTCACAACTGGATGGTACTCCTCTAGTAAGGGATGTTCCCTTTAGCATAGTGAAATCCATTCCAAATTACTTGTATGATTTAACTTTTGACAATGGAAACCAAGGAAGTAAAGAAGAAGAAGGGGCTTATAAACGAGCAGTTCTTCCAACACCAGCTGAGTTACCATTCTGAGAACAGTAGGAAACCCATTGATATACTCACAAACTGGTCTATTGGAACACTTGGCTATGTTCCACTGTATGACCTGGCATTTCGTGTAAATAGTTCATTCTCACCTGGTGAGGTATTATCTATTGACAGGCCATTAAATGAGTTTGATAAGAAGTATGGAGTGAAAGGGTGGAGATCACACCCAGAGTTTGCAGGAATGGTAACTAAGGCTATAAAGGAAGGACATTACAATGTTCCACTACTACTAGGTGTGGGTGATGAACAGAATGATATTAAGAGTACACTCTCCCATCTAGTGGGTAGAGTAACTGGCATGTGTACTGGTAGGATCAACATCCGGAACATTGATACATGTAGTATCCCTGGAGTAGGGGGAATGGAAGGAATGTTCTCTGACATATGTGTAACAACAAACTGGGTAATGCACAAGATGAGAAGAACATCTAAGGAGGAACACAGGCCTGTATACCTAGCCAACTACATGTTCCTTGCTTCCATACCAGATGCAGTTAGTGTACACAAAGCTGTGGAAGAAAAGACATTCAAGCCACTATTCGGAGTGATGGTAAAGGCAGAAAATGTAGCTGATGTTAAGGCTTTTGTACTCACTAACACAGCCATACCTTCTAGTATGGTTGAGTTGTGGGAAGATGAGTCTGTGGAGGAACAGGGGAGTAAACTAAAGCCACACTTCAGGAAGCACTTGAAAAGTAAACTGGCAGCTTCTGGTGTTACTATCAAGACTTTCAAAGACCTTGGTAAGGAGATCATAAGAACACTCAAGGCTCCTAAGTTTCCCACTATTACTGCAAGGGAAGAGTGGTTACAGCATGTGCTGGAAGGTGCTTATGATGTAAAGGAAGGGAAGATGATTGTGGGAGGAGACTTGAAACTCTCCCCAGTAGGCAACAAGGCAATACAGGAGTTTGGAGAAGAGGTGAAGGCATTGATCACCACATAAAATAAAAGGGGTATATTTGCGGATATACCCCTTTTTACATATGAGACAAATACTAAGGCAGATTGTAATACCTGACTATCCAGACAAGGTCCTTATTAGTAAGGCTAGGAGAGCAGTGTATTATGTTAAGGAAGGCTCCTCAGTTAGAGGAAAGACAGACATACCCAAGTCCTATAAGAATAGGAAGAAGTATTACTTTGATGATGATGGTGTGCTAAGGAATGTGAAGACAGAGGCACCAGTTCTAGCCAATTCAAGGACCGCTGGAACACCCAGGTATTGGGTGGTTAACTTCCAGCAGATATGGAATGGATCAATAGCAAAACATGGAAGAAGTAGCAGAGTAGACAAGTTGAAAGAAGAACTATCCAAAAGTATAGTGGGGCATAACCCCAGCATACTAAGGCCAATCAACCCTAGTGAGTATCCAGTAGCAATGGAGATATTCATATATGACACTGAATTCCCTGTGGATGTGTCTAATAGGGGAGTGTTATACACTAAGATCATTGAGGACCTTCTGGTAACTTGGGGAATCCTACAAGATGATAGTGCACAGTATGTCAATGATTCAGGAAGGGTTAAGTACATCAAAATTGCAGATAAGAAGGATAAGAAGATGATTATCAACATTTTATCTTCAGATAATGACCCAACCAGTTGATTACAGGAATGTGAGGGCATTTAGTCAGTCCTCACTCAAATTACTAGACTTTAATCCACAAGTATTCTACAACCAGGAATACAGGTGGGTTATGGGTGAAATTGAAAGACCACAGGATGATCCTACTGATGCTATGGTACTAGGCACCATAGTAGACGCATTACTGACACAACCTGCTGAACTGGATAGACAGTTCATCTTTGTGAAAGAAGTCCCTAGTGGGCAGCTAAAGCAGTTTATAGACACTTTCTACAACCTAGAGCAGATTGCCATAGAAGATGGAACTGTTTTAGATCATGGGTCTACTAGACTACTAGCTAAGGAAGCTTATGATGAAGTAGGCTTTAAAAGAGACAAGTTTGAAACTGTAGTGGCAAGATTTGAATCTGAGGGACTTGTGTATTACAATGCACTAAGGAACTCCTCAGGTAAGAGGATTGTTCTACAGGAAGTGAAGGATAAGGCTAAGGCCTTAGTTAAGATGCTAGAGGATGATGAGTACACAGGTCCTATAATCAAGCAGAAGAGTGTGCATCCATTTGATGTGGCATTCATTGGTGATCATATAGAAGTGTTTGATCAGTTAGCTATTTATTGGGAAGAACATGGACTTAAGTTCAAGGCACTTCTGGATAAAGTAGTAGTCAACCACACTAAGAAGACTGTACAACCTTATGACATAAAGACTACAGGAAGCAGTGACTTTGGAGATGCATTTGGTAACTACAGGTATGACCTGCAAGGTGCATTCTATACTGATGCCTTGCATCACTTTATGGACCAACAAGGATGGAAGGAGTACACCATTAAAGCCTTTGTATTCATAGTGGCATTCACTAATGAGAAAGGTATAGGGCCTCAGTTGTGGCAGATGGGTACCTATGACTACTACGCAGGTAGGTATGGCATGAGCAGACCAAAGCTGAAGGAAGTGAAAGGATACCAAGCACTTGTTAGTGATTTGCTATGGCATATCAAGGAGAACAGGTGGAAATACCCAAGGGAGGTATATTTGAAGAATGGTTTAAGGGAACTAAATTACTATGTAGATGCGCCAGTTAGGAGTTAAGACAGACAATGTCTCAACAGTATTCCTATTTCCTTGTCTAGGTATTAGACAGGAATTGGTAGGGCAATTCTCGGAGTTTGGATTTGTAACCACTTACTTGTATTGGGATAAGCATGAATACCCCTTCAATGTTATGTTCTTACTGTTCCAACCCTCAGAATTTACACTAGGGTTTCACAATTTTGTGCAGGCTATGGAGAAGAGCATCAACTTTGTTGAGACAATAGATGTAGCAAATAAAGTAGTACTTGTATACAAGGTACCTGCTAAGTTTGGTACTGACTACCTATTGTTCCTCAATGGGGCTTATTCTCTCACTAGTCCTGACTTTAAGGCTTGTTTCAAGCTGAAGGATTATAAGATGGATGCTAGTGGAAAGTTTATAAGAACATCCACTGGATCATATGAAACAGAATATACTGCCTATTGGCACATATTCAATAAGACTGAATACTGGAGAAACCAGTTACTGGAAAGGCTAGGAGAAGACACTAGAATACCAGAAGGATCAGAACTCTATGAGAAGTGTGATATAAACAAGGAAACATTGACTTTATGAATGAAAGGATGGAAGACCTATACACAGGCAAGATGACCATAAGACAAATAAGAGCTTCTCTGTATCCTAGCTTTGACATGAAGAGGGCATGGGAAGGAGTATTAGCCTTAGGAGGACCTGGTACTATCTTAGATAAGAACTACATGGTGTGTACATCAGCTGCATTCTGGTCTTGTCTTATGACTTGGGTACAGGGAGAGATGCACATAGTACATCATAGTGCATTCCATCAATCAATGGAAGAATATCTGAGAAAGTATCCTCTGACTATGCTAATACAGGATGTATGATTCATTACATGTCCAGGCAGCCAGACATGTATTGTGAGAAGGATGGACCTATCATACCTTGCACAATAGATGATGTCTGTAATTGGCTGGACACACACTTTGAATTTGGCTCTGATACTGAGACTGAAGGTGAGATGAACTTTAGTAATAAGGTCATCATGCTTCAGTTGGGTGATGCAGATACACAATTCGTCATTGACACTAGGGGACAGGATGTATCAAGACTCAAGAAATACTACGAGTCTCCTAAGTGGCTAAAAATATTCCACAATGCAAAATTTGATGTCAACTTCCTTAGATTCACCTTTGGATGGAGAACAGAAAGAGTCTATGACACCTTTCTGGCAGAATGTTGCCTCACAAATGGTATTGAGGGGAGGACCCTTGGACTTGCAGGACTTACAGCCAAGTATTGCAATGGAGCTATGCTTGATAAGACAGAAAGGGGAAGATTTGTTGGCTTGGGGTCTAAGCCATTCACCCATTCAAGCATTGTCTATGGTGCGAGGGATGTTGAATTCCTGTTTTGCATCAAGGAGAAGCAGGAGAAAGAGATACATACTCTCTGTGTGGAAGATGTGGTTGAGCTTGAGTGCAGAGTAGTACTTACACTAGCTGATATTGAATACAATGGTATGCAGCTTGATGTGGATAAATGGTTAGAGCTTGCATCTAAGGCTGAGAGTAAAATGAAGGAGCTAGAACAGAAGCTTGATGCTATGGTTCTACTTGACCCCAGACTAAAGAAATTTAGTAAGAGGTTTGTACAACAGGATATGTTTGGTGGATACCAGAAGCCTACAGACATTAAATGGACTAGTCCTGTACAAGTACTAAAGGTACTACAAGCAGTAGGAGTAACTGAGGAGTCAAGCTCAGAGAAGGAAATATTGAAGTATCAGAATAGGATTCCCCTAGTTAAGATGTTCCTTGATTACAAACATGAACAGAAACTAACTACTACTTATGGAGAAGATTTCCTTGGCTACATTAACAAGCGAACTGGAAGAATCCATACTAACTTTTGGCAAATACTTGATACGCACAGAGTCTCATCAAGTGAGCCAAACCTACAACAAATCCCAGCTAGAAAAGAGTATCTTGCTTGTTTCACAGCTCCAAGAGGTTATAAGATTGTTGGGGCAGACTTTAGTGGACAAGAGTTAAGGCTTATTGCAGAAGGATCACAAGACCCATTGTGGTTAGATGCATTCAATAATGGTAGGGATTTACATGGAGAACTAGCTGCACTAATCTTTGGTATACCACTTAGTGAAGTAAAGAGTAAGCCTGAGTTTGTGTATGTGGGTGCAACTAAGGTATATCTTAGGGGTAAAAGCCCTAGGGATGTTACTAAGACCATCAACTTCATGTTGGCCTATGGAGGTAGCAAGTACAAACTCAGTGATACACTAGGCATAACAGTGGATGAAGCTGATGCTATCATTACTAAGTACTTTTCCTTAGTGCCTAAGGTGAAGGACTTCCTTGAAGCTTGTGCACAGTATGGTGTAAGGAACAAGTTCATTAGGTCCTACAAACCCTATAGCATCGTAAGACAGTTCCACAATGCTAACATGAATGATAAGAAGGAAAGAGGAGAGATTGAAAGGGCTAGTAAGAACACACCCATCCAAGGTACTGGAGCAATGATGTGTAAGTTAGCCTTAGTTAGACTAAGAGAGAAGATAGGAGAAGCTCCCTATGATGTGCAGATGTTCCTGCAAGTGCATGATGCAATATTCTGTTATGTAGAGGAAAGTTATGCAGAAGGGTGGGGGCAAATACAGAAGGAAGTGATGGAAGAAGCTGGAAGAATATGGTTGAAGTCAATTCCATGTATATCAGATGTTGGTGTACATGATCACTGGTCTAAATAATAATTTATGGCCTTCTCTAATGCAGATATAATAACCCAGTCTGGTACTACTACTCCCTTTAACATATCAAGTAACTCACTACCTTGGGCTATGCTTGATAAAAATGCCACAGTTACAACGGCAGGTAATATATATGAGGACTATATTGAGACAATGGCAAAGAGGATGAGTGTGGGTACTATGAGGGAAGTGGAGAGCAAAATGGTTAAGGATATATACAGTGTAATGCAACCAGTGCACATGACGCACAATGAACAGCTTGAGGGTAAGAAGCAGACTGCTATTAATGATCACATAAATAGCACAAGTGGAGAGCTGAAGAAGGTGTACACTTACATTAAGAACCATTACTCCACCTTAACAAGAAGGGTAATTGAGGACGTAGCTAGCATTCCCATACTAAGTAAGAAGGAACTGAGTACAGGAAGTGCACTCATGTCAGAGATAAACAAGGAGCTTAAACTCATTAACCAAAGTGGTTGTAAAAGTATTGAAGAAGTAGAAGATAAGCTGAAGGGAGTACTAGCTAAAAAGTATGAGTTGTGATAGCATTGGGGGATATTCATGGAAACTTTAGGGTTATCAACCAGTATGAATTCCCTAAGGGAACTAACATAATACAGGTTGGAGACTTTGGTCTGGGGTTTGACAAGAAGGATGAACAAACCATGGACTATTGGAATAAGTCCTGGGAGGCCAGAGGATACCACATCTATGCCATCAGAGGAAACCATGATGACCCTAAATGGTGGGATGGAAGGCATGATGGAAGATGGTCTAATATACACCTTGTGCAGGACTATGCTGTACTACACTTAGAAGGCAAGAACATTCTTTGTGTAGGAGGTGCTGTCAGTGTAGATAGAATAAGGAGGTTTGAGGGCAGGGATTATTGGAAGGATGAAGTGTTCATAATGGATGTGGACAAGTTGGCATCTGCATTGGAGGGCACCAAGATTGACATAGTTGTGACACACACAGCTCCACAATTCTGTTATCCTCCAACTAAGGGACCACTAGTGTCTCACTTCAGTGAGCGTGATGTTAACCTGATGTCAGACCTGAAGTATGAAAGAGCACTTGTAGACACTATGTTCCACTATATGGTGCAAAGGGATAATAAACCTGGGAAGTGGGTTTATGGTCACTTCCATGATGATAATGTGGAATACATTGAGGATGTGAAGTTTGTATTACTGGGAATTGGAGAAATAACTAACCTATAAAGTTAGAGGGAATAGCTTGGAGAAGATGGCAGAAAGGAGTAGATTGTTCTCTAAAGCAAGCAGTAATGGATAAAGGGTTGGAAATTTTGTCAGAGTTGACAGTGTTCAGTAAGTATGCCAAGTATATCCCAGAACTACAGAGGAGGGAGACTTGGTATGAGATAGTAATGAGGTACAAGGATATGATGGTAAAGCAGTACCCTAAGCTGATTAAGGAGATCAGTGAGAATATAAACTTCATACTGAGTAAAAAGGTGCTACCATCCATGAGGGCACTACAATTTGCAGGTCCTGCAATTGAGAGAACTCCTAGCAGGATATATAACTGTTGCTTCTTCCCAATAGATAGTCTTCATTCATTCAGTGAAGCTATGTTCCTACTACTAGGTGGAACAGGTATTGGATATAGTGTTCAGTTTCATCATGTTGACAAACTACCTGAGATTAGAATACCTACTAAAACAAGAAGGTACCTGGTAGGTGATTCTATTGAAGGTTGGGCTGATGCTGTAAAAGCATTGATGAAAGCCTATTTAGATGGTGGGCCCCTTCCACTCTTTGATTTGAGGGATATTAGACCTAAAGGGGCGAGGCTTGTGACTGCTGGTGGTAAAGCACCTGGTCCTGAGCCACTTAAAGAGTGTCTGTTTAAAGTACAGCAGATACTAGACAGGAAGAAGAATGGAGAAAAGTTGAGTCCCATTGAGTGCCATGACATACTCTGTCACATTGCAAATGCAGTGCTGGCAGGAGGCATTAGAAGAGCAGCTATGATTGCCCTATTCTCATTTGATGATGAGGAGATGCTGACATGTAAGTATGGTAGTTGGTGGGAATTGAATGAGCAAAGAGGCAGGGCTAACAATAGTGCTGTCATAGTAAGGAGTAGGATTGAAGAGGAAGAATTCTTTGAACTGTGGAAAAAGATTGAATTAAGTGGGAGTGGAGAACCTGGTTTTTATCTCAGTAACAACTCAGATTGGGGAACAAATCCCTGTTGTGAGATTGGACTAAGACCATACCAGTTTTGTAATCTCTGTGAAATAAATGTGTCTGATATAGAGGATGAGACAGACCTGATTGAGAGAGTAGGAGCTGCAGCCTTCTTTGGAACCCTTCAGGCTGGATTTACAGACTTCCATTATCTCAGACCTATCTGGAAGAAGACAACAGAAAAGGATGCTCTATTAGGTATAGGAATGACTGGTATTGCATCTGGAGAAATACTCAAGTATGACCTGAAGAAGATGGCCCTGATTGCCAAGAAGATGAATGAGTACATGTCTAACCAGATAGGCATTAATCAGGCAGCTAGGGTTACTTGTGTAAAGCCTTCAGGTACAACCAGTTGTGTATTAGGTACTTCATCTGGCATACATGCATGGCATGACAGATACTATCTTAGAACATTGAGATTCAATAGGAATGAAGACATTGCGTCCTATTTGATTGTCAATCATCCTGAGTTAGTAGAGGATGACCAACTAAGGCCACATGACACCATATGTGTGAGAATTCCTATTGCAGCACCTGAAGGAGCAATTCTAAGAACTGAAAGTGCTATTGACTTACTTGAAAGAGTAAAGAAGATCAGTACTGAATGGGTTAGAGCAGGGCATAGATATGGAGATAATACACATAATGTTAGTGCTACTGTATCTATCAATGGAAAGGCTGTATACTCTAGTAACCTACCATATGAGAGTAAGAATGAGTGGGAAGTAGTTGGAGAATGGATGTGGAACAATAAGGAAGTGTATAATGGCCTTAGTGTTCTCCCATACGATAATGGCACCTATGTACAAGCACCATTTGAAAGTATTACTAAAGAAGAATATGAAGAGAAAGCGAAGCACCTTACCAGCATTGATCTAACTAAGGTAGTAGAACTAGATGATACTACTGACTTAAAGGGAGAGCTAGCTTGTGCTGGTGGTGCATGTGAAGTGAAATAGCTTAGTAGGCAATGTTCTATCCTGGGTGAGGAATGAACTACAAGGGGACTGGAGAAATCTGGTCCCCTTTTTATTTTAGTAACATGATAAGTTTATTGTTAGTACTAAGGTTAACCTTAGATAGTATGTCCCCATGTGTTGATTGGGGACATGTAAGAGCTGGCTGGGGCACAAGGTGCATCTGTCCTAACCCTACATTCAATGTGATTGTAAAGAGCAAAAGCTCACTTGTACCAGACTATGTAGTGGAGTACTACAGAACAGATGATGAGTTCCCCAAGAGTAAAGAACCTATCAGTGTGGACATCTGTGATAGTGTTGTTATATACAGGAACAAGAAGTACAAGCTAAAGGAAAGGAGGTGGCATGGACATTAAAGCAACAGTATCCACCAACCACTACTGCGATACAAAAATGGGGTACAATAGAGCAGGAGAGTATGTGCTGAGTGGCATGAGCACTTATGAAGTAGGTGGATTAACTAAGCTAGAGCATATGATGCTTGAGTTAACTAAGGCACTACTTATGAGTAATAAGTACTATTCTGGTGCACCTACTACTGAGGTAGTCAATAGGGCCCAGGAACTATTTGAAACATTGAAGCAAAGAATAGAAGACATTGAACAAAAAGGTTTACTTTCAGACGACAAACATGAACGTATTGGTGTCAAGCAGCATTGATTGGAAAAGGATCAGGTTAGACAATGACTACCTGGTTGATTATCTTAAGTCTGGTGGACTCACTGAGTACCGCCATATATTTGGTGTTAAAGCAGGTAAAGTCCTGCTTGAATATCTACTGAGTCTTAGTAATGAGCCTAGTAGGTTACAGGAAGAAAAGGTTAGAGGCCACCTTGCAAAGATATCTGCAAGAGAATTCTGTTATGCAGGGGGCTACTCTACTGTACACATTGATAGTAATGGACACCTGATGAACTTTCATAACAGGCTGAAGGCCATGTTAATGTCTGGTGTTACATTTACTATTAATGTACATACTGGAATTGATCCACACATACGCAATGTGTTTAGGGCTGGAGAAACTAAATGGGTGCCTATGCCTGTAGAAAGGTTTGTGCCTCCTGTGAAGAAGGAGCCTGAGTATGTGATGAAGTACCCTTACAGAATTATTGCACTCATTATGGCTTATGATGGAGGTACACTGGAAGCCCAGACTGATAATAGTATCAGAGGCAAAGGTAAGATAACCAACAAGCAAGCTACTGAGTGGTGTAAGAAGAATGATAACCCATTACTCTTTACATGTGTTGGGAATAGGAAAGGAACATGGTTCCATAGAATCTCTGATAAGTTCCTGTCACCAGCAGAATGGCAAGCGCTCAGGTATATCACTGCCAGAGTGAATCCAAATGACTCCTCAGTGTTCTTCACTATGCTGAAGAGTAATGAACCCCTGGATGCCTCTCATCCTATTACAAGCCTTAGGAACGCATTTACAGGCTCTGTAGCTTGGAATGATAAAAGGGCTTCCTCAAGGATGAGAATGGTTATACAGGCCTGGAATGCCTTCAGAAAGGGTGAAAAGGGTCAGATTGCCTGGGACATGATCTCAGATTATCCAAAAGCAGAATAATGAAATACAAACACAAAAAAACAGGGAGGGTGGTAACACTCTCCCTAAACCCACAACTAGGGTACTATTACGCAGAAAATGGTGATAAGGTCCCTAGTTGGGTGGTAGAAGATGGTGAAGGTTGGGACAAGCTGGATGCAGTAATATTCACTACTGATGATGGAGTAGACATCTATGACAAGGACCAGGAGTTGTACTGTTACAATGAACAGTCAGGAACCACTGGCAACACCAGGTACATAGGTACACACGTGGCACAGTCAGGTGCACCTAGGTATGGATGGAAGTACTTCTCAACTAAGGAAGCCAGACTTAGTTACATGGCGAGTAAGAAACCAGTACTTACAGTGGAAGACATACTACTTGAGGTCATGAAGTGGTATGGCAAGATGGATGGTAGTACTATGAAGCAAAGACTGATGGAACGAATAACCATAAAACTGAAGAATAATGATAGCAATCTTTGAATTTGGAACCTTATGGTTCTGGCTGTTAATTGTAGCAGCTAGCATCACAGTGATAACAGCACAGGAAATAGCAGACTACCCTGGTAGCTGGTCAACCTTCTGGGTTATAGTCACCTTTGCGCTTGTATATTGGTGTGGAGCTGGCAGAAATGTAGACCAATTTTGGGTAGGAATAGTTCACAATCCAGTGAGGACTGTGGTATACTTTTTGTTGTATGCAGTGATTGGTACACTATGGTCCTTCTATAAATGGAAAGATATAGTGGAGGCTAGTATTCAGCAATATCAGGAGTACAAGGGGAAGTTTGAGGCACACCCTAACAGTTATAGTGCTCCAACCTTGGGTAGGTTTAGGCCAAAGGTTAGTGACCACAAAGCTGAATTATTCAACTGGATATTCTACTGGCCTTTCTCCTTTGCGTGGTTCATAATCCATAAACCTATTGAGAAACTCTTTAAGTTTATCATGGAAAGAACAAAGAAGGTTTATGAGGGGATCACAGATAGGTTGTTTGCCGTGGTAGAAGAGCCAAAACAACAATAACATGATCTGGTTTACTAGTGACCTGCACTTAGGTCACAAGAACATAGCAGGCCCTAGTGTATCTAACTGGAAAGATGGATACAGGGACTTTGATAGTGTGGAACAGATGGATAATGAGATACTAGGACAGATCAATTCCCTAGTTGCTCCTGAGGATACACTATACATATTGGGAGATATCTCCTTCAAGGGCAATGATACCATCAAGAACTATAGGAACAGGATAGCCTGTCAGGACATTATCTACATCAGGGGTAACCATGATAAGAGAAGTTCTATAGTAGCTGCATTTGGACATTGCCATGAAGCACTTGAAGTGGATATAGAAGGGGTGAGGTTCTGCCTTAGTCACTATGCACACAGAGTGTGGAATAAGAGTCACCATGGCTCTATACATCTATATGGACACTCACATGGAAGACTTGAATATGAACCCTGGGGTAAGAGTATGGACGTAGGAGTTGATGCTGCTTATGCCATGTATGAGGAGTACAGACCCTTTGCACTAGAAGAGATATTGAAGATCATGGGGAAGAGAACACCTAAGTTAATTGATCATCATGGAACAAGTAGGGACAAAGCAGGAAAGTCAAGGCAAAACTAAGATGATTGACTGTAACTATGCTGTCAGTATAGTCTCACGAAGGATGAAGGTGGATGAGCAAGGATTACTCAAAGAACACCTTATAAATACTGTGGATAAAGCTATTGAGGGATTCCAGACCAAGTATGAAGGTGGGGTGATAACTCATGTACAGGCTGATGGCTATAGCATGATAGTATATGGCAGAAGGCTAGAGACTCCTACTGAAAAGAAGAGCAGGCTAGCCCAAGAGAAGAGAGTAAGGGAATTCAAAAAGAACAATGAAGAAAGAGAGAAGGAACAGGATATGCAGACTTATAAAAGAATAAAGAAGAAGTACAATCTCTAACTTCATTTAGACTTCAATGAATTTCAAGGAGTATGAAGATGTGGCAATGATAAGTGCCATATACAATGGTGGTGATAAAATAGTGTACCCAGCACTAGGCTTAGGTAATGAAGCTGGGGAAGTACAGGGTAAGATCAAAAAGGTACTTAGGGACAAAGGTGGTGTGTTTGATGCAGATAGTAAAGTTGCTATCATAGATGAGTGTGGTGATGTCCTATGGTACCTTGCAGCCTTACTAAAAGACCTTGACTCCAGCTTAGAAGTAGCTGCTAGCTACAATATGAAGAAGCTTATAAGCAGGAGAGAAAGGGGTGTTATTGGTGGATCAGGAGATAACAGGTAATTATGAGAGACGATAACAAAGCTACATTGGGCAATCCCAATTCGAATGTGACAGGTGGAACAGTCCACATTGTGCACATTCTTGATGCCTCCTCTTCCATGGCCTATGGGGGCAAGTATATAAATGCATTAGTTGGAGTCAATGAGGACATTGAAATCCAAGCTAAGACACCACAGGATGGTGTAACTACTACTATGACAGTCATAGAGTTCAGTTCTGACAATCCTAAAGGCTTGACTACAAGGCATTACTTCATGTCTCCTGTAGTAGCCTGCTCTGCTATCAGAGGTAGAGGTGCACATGGTAATACTCCACTGTTTCAGACAGTTGGAGAGACTATTGAAGAGATAGTGAAGGCTAAACATCTATCAGACAAAGTACTGCTGAAGATATTTACTGATGGTGAGGAGAACAGCTCAAAGGGTCTCTACCAGAGGGATGGTGGTGTTTGGGGACCCCCTAAGTCTGAGGCACTTACCAAGCTCATTAAACAGGTGGAGGATCATCATAACTTCACTGTGACCTTTATGAGCACTAAGGAGGAACTGAGGACCATGGAAGCAATGGGATTCATGCCTGACAACATGTTAGCACATGATAACACTGCTAGTGGCATCAAAATGTCCTATGATAGGTCTAACCTTGCTACTACCAGGTACAGGAAAGCATTATCTGATGGTGAATCCCAGAAACAACTCAAAGCTGGATTCTTCAAAAGACTTGATAAAGAGGAAAACAAATAAACATGGCAACAAGTACAGCCCCAAAGAAGACTACTAAGGTAGTCATTAATGAGATAGCAGTAGGAGATGTATTCTCTGAAGTATCTCATTATACATTCATTGAGAAAGATGCGAAGGGTGAACTCAAACTACTGCATCATGAGTCCAACCAAACAGTAACCCTTGACCCTAGTTATGTTGAGGTGCTTCTGTGCAGTGCTAACCAGTATCACAAGACAGTGACTGTTGGTAAGGAAGACAAGCTGTGGAATGACAAGAGGATACAGGAGTGGATTGCTGCCCAGAAGATTGGATATGATCCAAAGGATATGCCTAAGTTGGGGGATATTCATACACCAGGCATTAGGACTATCTGGGAGAACATCCATTCTGCCCAAGTGTTTGCTGTGACATTCCAAAAGCAGGATGAGAGCCTTACCAAGAAGGAATTAGAGGCTCTTAGGGACACTCAAATCAAGAATGCACTGGAAGCTATATCCAAAGCACAAAAGGGTAAAACAGGGGTTGCAGCAGCTGCTGAAGCTGAGCTAAGGAAGGTACAGGAGAATCCCGTTACAGGCACAAAACCTGGTGAGATGAGAACCCTGATTGGCTACAAGCTGCAGTTTACATCCAGGGATGGAAGATATCAGTGCATGGATATGCAGAAGAAGGCACCAAGGCCTGTAAACATCAACACAATTGAAGCTATTGTGTTCGATGGAGTCAAGTACATATTAGAATAATTGACTATGGAAGACAAGACATTTTATGCCTTCACTCCTTATGTGGAGAAGATGACTGAAAGGGAGTTAATACAGTATGGTTACTCCCAATCAGAGATTGACAGTTTTACCAACTCCAGGGCTACTGTTGCCATGAAAGGAGTAGGCAATAGCATATGGTATGGGGTATCCATCTGTAACCTGGATGAGGACAACTTCAACAAGAGCATTGGTAAGAGTCTAGCTGAGACTAGGATGAATGAAGGCTATGGACACTTCCCCATATCTACTGCTATGCAAAGCAGGTATGAAGGAAAGGGGGTTGAGATGATGCTATGTTACCTGAACTCAGTAACAAACTCTGTGTTCCGCAATATGAGGAAAACACAGAGGAAGATCACTGAAAGGGCATGGTTGAAGCCTAAGTTAGTTGCACATAGAGATACTAACACTGCATTTATGGCCCCATAAAACAAAAGGGAGGAACAAGTGTCCTCCCTTTCTTATTAGGTCAGTGCAGTAGATGGGGGTTTAACCCATGCAGTGCCATTGAAGTACTCCAACTTCTGAGATGTGCTGTTGTATCTTACTGGAAGAGTAGTCTTGCCAGTGTCACAACAGTTGTCATAGTAGGCTACATTCAGGTAGCTAAGCAATGATTGTCTTAGCCACTTAAGCAGATCAAATCCATTGTCTGCATTAGGGGTGTTCATGTTATAGACCATCCCTTTCTTGATAAACCACTTTGTTATTGACATGGTTGAGTAATCCTCTTATACTGGAGGAAGAACAGTTTATTTCTTAATAATCAAGGGGCATATTGCGCATTGCCCACTTAGGACACATAGCTGACACATTATGCTGCTTTTTTGAAGGGTTTGAACTTCTCTTCTGCATGCCTCTGGAAGTCAGATTGAGTTCCTGCATAAGGCATAATATAGGGTATACTGCAGCCCTGTTGTCCACAGTTAGCAGTAACTAAGGGGATAACCCCTTTCTGGGTATTTTTTTTATCCATGGCTCGGTGTGAGTTTAGTGTGAGTTGTAATATAGGTTAGCCTCTCTTGTTCTTCTCTTGACTTGCCAGTCACTTGTGGTTAGCTCTCCATTCACCCTAACTTTAGTCCACTTCATGAACTCTTGTCTAATGCTGAGATCATTTGGGTTGACCTTCAGTTTCTTAAGTAGAGTTGAACCTGAGAATGCACCTGTCCCTATGTTGTACACAAAGGAGACAAGTGCATCAAATTGATTCTGGGTGAGATTTAGCCCTAGTGAGGAGATAGCCCATTCTACCCCTGCTATTGCATTTGTAGCATAGAATATAGCCTTGTCATGCTTGACACATTCATCAGTCATCTTCACTCTAGTTCCATCTGGATACCTTGTTGTGCCTATTCCTATTGTGGGAACACCTGCACTGTCCTTGTAGGGACAAGATACAAAGCCCTCAAAGTATTCCAAAAGACTAAAGAATGAAGAACTGACTTTCATAATTATTTCCTAATTGCAGGAGTAGTTACTGTTGGAGTCTCTGATGCCCCTGTTGTGAATGGTAAAGCTTCTGAAGTAGTTCTAGCTGCACCTGAAGTTGATACTGCTGTAGTTACAGGTAGAGAAGAAATGAATAGAGATACAAGACCTGCTATTGCAGCTATCTTACTCTGTAATACACTGAGTGCTGGAGGTAAGGTAATGTTAACTGATTCTAGCAGTCCTGGTAAACCAGTTACTACAGTTACTATTACTGAGATCACCTGTATCACTTTGAAGAAGACAGGAGTCTTTGAGAACAACCTAGCTACTAACTCAGCTAGGAATTTGATTACACTGTTTGAATCTTGTGTTACTGCCATTGTATGAGGGTTGTTTTTGTTAAAATACGCGGTAGCCTGCTGTAATAGCTACACCTTTATAAAAGGACTTACCATTGAATAGTAGGGAAGGCCCTGCAACTAGGGTCCACTTCCTTTCCTTAGGCTTGTAGTAGTAGGATTGAATTGATCCAGTTACTAAGTAAGGGTTGTCTTGTGCTATGTTCACCACTACAGTCTTAGGCTGCCACCATGTGCCTTTCTGTCCTATTATAATGGAAGTCTTATTGTAGAACTGCTCAGTGTTGAATCTGATGGAATCCTTAGTTACTTGACCTGCTAGTAGATGCCACTTAGTACTATCCCTGAACACCAGGTCAATGTACCTTATTGAGTCCCTGACTATAGTGTCTCTTTGTAGGGCTATCACCCTATCTTTGTATACTATTGTGTCCTTGTACCTTATTAGGTATTGAGGGATTACCTTAGTTAGTTTCTCTGTAATCCTCTCTAAACTATCCTGTAGAGATTCAATGGTCTCTTTAGACTGCACAATAAGTAGCTCCTGTTGTTTGACCTTCAGGGAGTCCTGTGTGTATGTATGCACAGGAGCACTAGCTGTATCTGGAGGTACTATGGTGCTATTTGTACTCCTGCATCCTTTGGACAGTAGTATTATCAATCCCCCAGTCAGAAGGACTGATAAGGATATCCACAGAATAGACTTTGTTGACATTAGCTTTTGCTTTATGTGCTATGTTCTTCATTTCCTCTTGCTGAAGAACTATAGTATCCTTCTTAGCCTTTATCCTACTTAGAGTTGAATCCAACTCCTTCATCTTACTGACCACAGAACTATTGAAGATAAGGCGATCATCAATAGTAGTCCCGTATTGGGGAGCTGTGTATGCTAGTTTGTTAGGTGTCCCTAGTATGAGGATAGCCATACACAAGTATGCAAGAACATAGGTCTTAATGGTTCCTACCATGAGTCAAGAGTTTTTTGGTTGTGCTTATTACATTTTTGTTAATGTGAACAGTACTATCCACAATCCTTTCAGTTCTCTTAGACTTATCCAATAACACCCTCATGAATTCCTCCACCCTCCTATTAGCATCCTGTATCAGCTTCATCTTCTCAGAGCCACAGCTATCATCTCTTCTTAGCAGCTCATTTCTGAAGGCTAAGTTAAGAGCATCCTTCTGCCTCTCCTTAATTTGATTCTGTACAAACAGGGAGCTTACAGCTATCATAAGCATAGCCATAGCAAGTTGTCCCTTTTCAAGGCCCAATAACCATTTGATAGTCTTCATGTTATGTTATAGGCCCTGGTTTCTTAAGTTTCCTCTTCTGGTTCAGGGGCCTTTGAATTTTCCTGAACAAAGAGTTGGAGTAACTGGATTAGGGGAAGACCAAACTTCCCTGGAATCTCTAGTAAGGCAGTCTCTAACTTAGAGACTTGATCTGCACTAAGTGTCATTGTTTTCATTGTTGGTTGTTTGTTCATCTAAATATACTGAAAAATTGTGATTACTTGGAAGATTTCTTAGGGGGTTCCAGTGGGGTCAATTTAGCCATTATAGCCTGAATATAGGCCTCAAGTTCAGCTCCACTATACCTACCACTAGTTCTTACAAGGCTGAATAACTGGGCTATATCTGCCTCTGTAAGCACCAGAACATATTGTTTGGGCTTCACTGTATCCACACTTTTGGTGGAATCCTTCTGGCCAAATGCACAAGCACTAACCAGAAGGAGTGCTGATAGTATTAATGATTTCATAGCCCAAAGGTAAGGATTACTGTTTAATTATCCTACCTGACCTGTAATAAACCCTTACACTGTCTATGCCATCCACAAAAGGATATACTGTCAGTGTATCAGCAACTGGGGCAAATACTGTTCCCTTGACAGTTGTAGCACCAAACCCATATATATAAGTACCTGGTACTAATCCTTTTACATAGGTCTGCGTAGCTGTGGGAGTACTTAGTACTGAAGTATTGGGACCACTCTTCTGTGCCCATGTGTAACTCTTAACACCATCACTGGCTGTCACAAGTCCATAAATCAGTACACTATCCTTACCTGCTGCAGATAGTGTGTAGGTTTGTCTACAGTTAGCCTGAATTGTACAGGACTGTTGGGCCCTAGTTAGTATAAAGCTTAGTATAGCTAGGGAAAATAAGATTGCTTTTTTCATATTAGTTGTTTGAAAGTCTACCTGGAATTGGGTTTGTTAACAGACATCCACAAGTAGTAGATGCTGAGTTTACCTGTACTTGTACATCTGCAGTACTTATATTGGAAGCATCATCTGTTACAGTTAGCCTGAATACATAAGTACCTGCTACCAAGCCAGTTACAGTTGTTGTTAAGGAATTAGGTGTTGTAATACTAGGTGTATTTGGTCCACTTACTCTTGACCATACAGTAGAAGAGATTGTGTGCCCACCCTGTCCACTAGCTGTACCACTAAGTGTTAGTG